CGCAGTGGCTTGTGTTTCGGCTCGGAGCGGTTTCCCCATCGCCAGACGTTGCAGATCCTCTCGGCCGCCGCGCGCCCGTCTGAACTGCTTCGCACCAGGCGCAGCTCGGGCACCAGCTGGGCGATCTCCTCGAGCATCGGCCGGATGTCCTCACCGAGCCGAGCACACGCGATCGAGACGTCCTCGCCCAGGACGAGGAACTGTAGCGCGGAGATAGCCCGCGTCCTCCTGCACGCGCGCGAGCCGGTCGCCTTCTCTCGCAGGTCTGCGCTGACCAGGTCGTTCGAACGGCGCAGGTTCTCGCCCACGCCGAGCCACATGGACGCCCCCCAGAACTCGACGAAGCCGTCCTCGATCGCGTTGTGCACCAGCTTGAGCATCGGCCGATCGATCGCGTCGAGCACCTTTGGATCGGATCGCGCGAGGTGGCACATCTCGTGATCGCAATCGGCGCGGAGATGCAGAAGCGCCGTGTCATCGACCTCCTCCGGCAGCGGACGGACGTGCATCACGCGAGAGTGGAGATCGGCGTACGGGGTCTCGGCATCGTAGACGACCGTCACCCCTTCGCTCAGCAGCCCGGTGACGACAGACTGCTGCGCGTCCATCAGCGCGCGGCGGTCTACCACTTCGTGCCGTAGATCCGGTTGAGCGTCTCGGGCATCTTGGCCGCGTCCTCGGGGATCGCTCGGTTGAGGACCGCGAACTCCCAGGCGCGCCTGGGCGTGTGACCGCGCGCGAGGTTGCGAGCCACCGCCAGCGTGCGCCGCAGTGTGCACGTGAACATGATCTCGTCGCCCTCACGGAGCGAGGCCCGGAACGCGTTGGCCGCCGCCACGATCCGCTTCGCCTGGACCTCGCTGATCCCGGTCCGGCCGCAGAGGATGGTCACCTCGTCATCGGGCTCGGGGTAGGTCACCCGGATCGTGACCTCCCACCGGTCAAGGAACGCCTCGTCCTGGTGAGACCGGCCGTGGTAGAGCCCACGGTCGTCGCCGCGTCCCTCGGTGTTCTGCGTGCCGACGATCCGCAGCTCGGGATGACGCTGCACGATCGCGTCCTTCCCCTTGCGCACGATGTGCATCTCCTCGCCGTCGAGGAGGCGGTAGACCGAGTACATGGCCTCGGCCGGCGCGGCGTCCACTTCATCAAACAAGAGCCCGTCCCCGTGCTGACTGGCCAGCACCGGGTTAGTCGGCGAGAACTTGGTGGCCTGCTTGCCGTTCTCCACGATCAGATCGAAGTCGCCCTCCAGATCGTTCGCGTTGAGCCTGGGCGTACAGGAGACGACGCGGAGGAGCTGGCCGCGCTCCTTGAAGATCTCCTTCACCGCTCGGCTCTTGCCGGAGCCAGCCGGTCCGATCAAGAGCACGGTCGCCCCCTCGTCCACGAACGCCTTGAGATCGGCGTACCACGCGGGCTTGAGGTAGAAGTCCGGGTCAGCCTTGCCGTTCTTCTTCGGCAGCGCTGGCCGCGCCGGCCTCATCGCGAGCACCTTGTTCACCATCCCGTCCTGTCCGACGAAGAACGAGACACCACGGGAGGCGGCCTCCTTGACGAACGCCGGGTGCGCGATGATCTCGGCTCCAGATAGCGGCAGTCGCTCGGTGACCAACAACTTCTCCTCGAAGCCATCTCCTAGCCCGCTCGCCATGGTGACCAACTCGGAGGCAAGATCCGGCGCGATAACGGTTCGCGCATTCCTGGCCAGCATGTTGTCCAGAGGACCGTTGGTGGGAGGCGGTTCTGGAGGAGGATCCAGCGGCGTGAGACCTCCCCGGCTCTTCAGCGCCCTGATCACCTCTGAGGCTTTGGATCGCGACATCTTGTCTCTCCTACCACTTGATCTCGCCCAGGATGATCTCCGCCGTCTCGAAGGCGTAGACGATCTCCTCGTCGGACATGCTTCCCGGGTCAGAGAACTCCCTGTACTCCTCACCGGTCTCCTCGTCCTCCCAGACGCGCACCGGGCACCGCATCAGCTTTAGCATGAGCGCGTCGTCGAGCAGGTAGTGGATCTTCTCAGCCATCCGGCGCCCTGCCGAGTCGCCGTCCGCGAAGATGTAGACGACCGGCGGCCAGGCGCCGCGCACGATGCGCCGGTGGTCCGACGAGAAGCCCTCGCCCATGGTCGCGGCCACGTTGACGCCGCGATCGTGCAGGGCCATCCAGGTGCGCACCGCATCCAGCGGCCCCTCGACCAGCACGACCGGTAGCTGCTTCACCTTCCAAGTGTGGACGCCATAGAGATAGCGGGTCTTGTTGAGGCCCAAGTAGTTGTGGTACTTGGTGACCTCGATCCCACGGTTCGCGGCCCGGCACTGCGCCGCCGGCGTGATCCTGCCGGTCATGCCCACCAGCGCACCGTCGCTCCGCCGAACCGGGAAGACGAGCCGTCCCTGCTGCTCGTCGTAGCCAAGGTCCCAGACGGCGGCGGCCTCTGTGTCGACCCCTCGCTCGATCGCGTACCTCGGGATCCTCCTGGCGAACGGCGCGAACACGGACTCCTCGAGCACGTCACGTTCGACCTCGCGCGGCGGCAGCGGCGTCGGATTGCGCTCCTCGCTCTGTTGGATCTCGAGCTGCTCCCTCATCCGCCGGGCACGCGCCTCCGGGTTGTCCTGCTCGGTCTTGGCGATCTCCTCCAGCAACGCGAGCAGGTGCTCGGGAGGGCTCGGTGACGAGAGGATCGCCTTCTGGAGCAGCCCGAAAAAGGTGCCGTTGTAGCCGCAGTTCCCGCTGAAGCACTTGGCGTAGCTCAAGCCGTCCGGGTCAACCGATACCGAGCAGCCCTTGTTGCGGTCGTCGGGATCGCCGTGCGTGATGGGAGCAAGTGGGCAGGCTATCGAGATGTTCGGACCGCGCTTGGTGTTGCGGACACGGCCGTGGCGCAGGCCAAGTGCGTGGCAGACGTTGGCGATACCATCAGCGTCCACTAGAAGGGAATCCCTCCCTCCTCTGGCGACGGCGGCGCCTCACCGCCGGGTCCAAGGGGCTCATCGGTGTCAGCGCCCTCGTTATCTGCTTCGAGTGTTTCTGGCGCGGACGCCACTTGCGCCTCCGGCACCGAACCATCCGGCAGTCCGCTGACAATCGGCGTCGGCTCGGCATCTGGGTCAGGCGCAGCACCTACGCCGCCGCCCCCTTCCCCATTAGCACCAGCAGCCGACTTGTTGTCGTCCATGATCTTGATCTGGCTGAAGTCCATCGTGGCTAGGTTGAACGCGATCTGGATGTCCACACCACGGAACTCGCGCGACTCCATGGCCCGGAACACTCGCTTGCCGATGCGCTCGTGGTCCTCATCCATGAAGATCCCGCGCATCGCGTCGGCCCAGTCGCCGATCGCCTTCGCGTAGGCCGCATCGTCGGCGTCGGCCTCCAGCGCGTGCTTGGACTTGGTCCCACGGAACTGGGTAGTCGCCAGGACAGGCACGTTCATCTCGGAGCAGAGGTCGAGTTTGATCTCGGCGCAGTTCTGGATCGTGCGCTCCCACATTCCCATCCGGCGGTCACGGCCGAGGATATACATCCCGTCGATCGCGACGGCCTTGGGGTTCAACTCGGCGACCTTGTCGCAGATGTCGGACACATCGCGAACGACATCGGCGCAGGCGATGTGGATGTCCTTCCGCGTCGGGTCGGGAGTCATGATCGACTTGACGTGGTCCTGGAGCCGGCGCTCCTCCTCGCTGGTGAGCTTCCCGGATCGGAACCCCTGGTAGTTCAGCAGCAGGTCGATCGCTGCCAGCCGGCGGTAGATCTGCTTCTTGGGCATCTCCATCGACACGACCAGGAGACACTTGCCGGGCTTCAGGTCTTTCTTCGACCGTAGAATGTGCATGAACCAGACGAGCATCAGCCAGGTGTTGTGCGTGATGATGTCGCCGGCGAGGAAGCACTCGGTTCCGGGCACGGCGATGTCGAGGCACGGGCGCGGCCCAATCTCCTCGATCTTCACGATCTCGTCCCACTGGATGTTCTCGTCCAGCACCCACACCAGCGGCGAGTCGTAGACCTCGCAGAAGGCGGAGAACACGCGCCGGCGAATCCGCCCGCTCTTGCTGTCGAACACATGCCCCTTCTGGAACTTGAACCCGTAGCCCAGCTCCTCACCGACCTCCGGCAGCAGGTCGGGTCGGGCGTCCATCTCGGCGCAGATCTCGTCGCGCAGCTCCTCGTTGCGAATCCAGCCGATGCGCGAACGGCCCTGGAACTTGACCTGCTCCAGCGCCTCAGCCTTCGGTCCGACCAGCTGGACGTGCCGCTTGAACCGCTCGATCCGCTCACGGTGGACGATGACCTCGTAGTAGTCGCGAGGCCCGTCCTCGGTCTCGCGCGGCATGGTGCGCAGGTGGCTGGTAACCCCAAAGCGCAGCAGAAGGTGCTGGATCTGCTCGGCCATCTTCTGCGAACCGGTCGAGTAGCTGACCTGCCCGCGCTTGCCCACGCAGCCGTCGCACGACCAGAGGCGCCCGATGAACAAGCCGAGCTGCGCGGTCGGGAGCGAGAAGATGCCAGGTGGAATCGTCTTGTCGATGTCCTTCTTACCGAGCAGGTTGTTGTTCCGCAGCAGCTCGACGATGCCGTTACGGCCGCCGTGCTCGGTCGTGACGTAGTAGTCACCATCTCCGCGCGGCGAGAGCTTGTGCCCGCTCCGCGCCAGCGTCTCCGACATCTCGGCGACGATCTCTGGCACCGAGCTGGTGAAGCTGGGCGTCGAGGGCTTCGTGCAACCGCCTTCGGCGATCATGTAGGCCAGAACGATCAGCGTCTCCGGTGCCGCCGGAGCCGCCTCTGTCGGCTCCGGGATGACGGCCGCCGCGCCAGTGTGCTGCCCGACCTCCAGCTCCACGGCCGGAACCCAGCCACGCGGCGCCAGGAACGGATGGTCCTTGGACGTGTCGAGCGTGCGCCCGGAGCGCCAGGTCAGGCGCAGGCAGTCCTTGGTCCCGGAGTCCAGGTAGTCGGACGGCCGAGCCACCGCAATGGGACCGCGCTTCTCCCACGTCAGCACGAACGCGCGGTCTGCGACGACCTCGCGCAGCGTCGTCTCCATGCCGGTGCGCGGATCGTACATCGGCGTGTAGTCCGGGATGCTTTTCCCGACCTTGCGCTTGGCCAACAGAACCGTCAGCTCGCCGGGCTGGAGACCGAGGCTGTACTTGTCCACGTCCAGCCAGGGGGACGACAGCCCGAGCAGCTCGCCGGCGTTGTCGCGTGCCCTCTCGTAGTCGCCGAGAGTCTCTTGCGCTAGCGCCGGGTCGGCATACGACGCGACCTTGCCCAAGCTCCAGGCGGTCTCGCGAACCAGCTGAGACATCTTCTTCCTGGCCTCGAACGGGTCGGTCACGATCAGCGTGGCGATCTCCCCGAACGGATCCTTCATCGCGTTCTGGAGAGCGCGCCTCTGGATCTGGCCGGCGAAGACGTCAACGTCGAACGGCTCAATCGAAGAGTCCGGTACGATCAGCGAGACACCGGTCTTGGCCTTGATCTCGATCACGGTCGGCAGACGGCCGCTGCGGACGAACTGGCCCATGAACGCGAAGACCTTTTGGTCCTCGTCCAGTACGTGCTCCGGTTCGACACCGTGCTCGCGCGCACGAAAGTAGGCGGCGGTGTCGTTGGCCTGGAGAATGCCGTAGAGCATCGCTCGGTCGAGCGTGATCTCGTCCATCAGATCTCCACCTCTGGCCGCCAAGTGGGCTCAGACACCTCGATCGCCGTATAGTGACCTTTCATCAGCTTGGCCAGCGCCGGGACACGTACGATCAGCTCGGGCAACTCGAGATTTGCCGTGATCCAGGTGACCAGCTTCTCGTTCGACCGAGCACGCAAGATGTCTCGGAACGATCGGTCGTCCCAGAACGACGCCTTCTCACTCTCGCTCCCCAGGTCATCTATCACGACCAGCTGGGCCTGGCCGCGTAGAAGTGGAAGAATCGGCTCCCCGTCGTCAGTAGTCGGCCGGTCGATCGCGATCCTGGGAATATCGGATGCGTCCACGAAGTAGCACCGGCACGCTCCGCGCGACATCGCCTCTTTGAGCAGTTGACCGGCGATGCAGGTCTTCCCGGTCCCGTGAGCACCATGCAGGATCAGCCCGCGCCCGGCCGCCTCGTGCTTATGCAGGTTGACGACGTAGCGAAGGATGCGCTCCTTATACGGCGCCGAGTCCGGGATCAGCCGCAGCTCTGCCTCCCACGCTGTGAGCGGAACATTCGCCCGCTTCCTGGCGCCGGGCCAGTAGACGTTCTCGTACGGCTCGGCCTCCAGCGTGTCACGGAACGGCATCTACTCGAACCTCGGGCTCAGCATGTAGCGGTTGAAGAACTCGTCGGTCGCCTCGCGAAACAGCACCGGCTCCTCCGGGCCTCCCACACCGAGGACGACGAACTTCGCCGCCATGGCCTTGAGCGCTGGAATCATCAGACCAGGGTCGAGAGAGAGCGCGATGTCCTCCCAGGTCCAGGGGACCTCGAGCGCGGCTGTGATCTTCCCATCCACCCCGGACGCAGCGATCATCTCGAGCCGGTTCGTGGTCAACGTGAACTTGTAGCGCGTGAGCCCTACCACCTTGAGGAGCTTGCTCTGCTCGAGCATCTCGAGAAGCGGCTTGCGCTCGATGTCCATGCTCCTGGGTAGCTTCTCGGGGACGTGGTCCTCGTACTCCGGGAACTGGCCGGCCATCAGCCGAAACGACAGCTCGCCGCGCGGCCCGCGTAACCTCAGCTGGTTCACCACCAACTGGAACTCGACGACGTCTTCCTTCGCCGGAGCGATCCACTCGACGATCTTCGGCGGAACCGGCGGTAGGATCGCGCTCCGCTCGAGGCCGTCTGGGTTGCCCGCCTTGTGACGAACGACCGCGATCCCCATCCCATTCGTCGCGGCCATCTCGATCTCGTCCTTGCGGATCTTCACGGATACGCCCGCGAGGGCTCGCGCGACGAAGTCCGACTGGACCGAAAACACCGCCCGTGACAGGAGCCCGGTCAGCGCCGACCCGGTTATCGTGACGGACGACGCCTTCTCCGAGAAGCGCGGGATGTTGGGCAGGTCTTCTGGCGGCTCGACCGGCAGGTTCACCAGGGTATTGCCGAACCGGCAGACCGCCTTCTGGGTCTTGCCGTTCCAGGTGATGTCCAGGATGTCCTTCCCGGCCTCCCGGATCGTGCGCAGAAGGTTCACCGACGGCAGGAAGACCGCGCCGTCCTCGGTCTCGCACTCGTCGGAGAACTCCAGCCGGATCGTCTCGTTGAGGTTGGTCGCCGACAAGGTAACCACGCCGCGCTCGACGTCGATGCGCGTGCACTCGAGCTGCGGACGCTTGTTGTTCTTCGGCACGATGCCGGCCGTCGCGTCCACGAACGGCTTGAGGTACGAAGCCTGCGTCTTGAGTCTCACGAAGCTCGTTCTACCCGTCGCTCAGCTGGGGACGGGCTAGGAGACTCCGGTGCCACCACCATGAGGGCACCGGAGACGGTTCAGATCGGGATGATCTCCTCTCCGCGCGCCACGGCAGCCTGCTGCGCCAGGGTGAGGCCGTTCTCGTCGATCGGGGCCGGCGGCAGCGGCACGACGAACTTGTCGTGGTAGGCCGATCGTGGGTACTTGCCCGTCACGTATCCGGTCTTGGTGTAGCCGGCGAGCTGCTCCGCGATCTTGTAGATCACCTCTGGAGTCGGAATCGGCTCGTCCTTCGTCTGCCACGCCTTCACGCTGCCCTGGAGCGCGCGCCAGTCCCAGATCGCGACGCGCATTACCCGCTCGAGCAGGCCGGGATCGGGAAACGCCTTCAGCAGGTTGAGCCCGGCCCCGGTCTTCTTGCCCGCGATCCCGGGGTCGATCGGCTCGAACTGGGAGTCGCGCTCCTGCATCAGCTCGTTCCACTTCAGGTAGACGTCGCGGCCGTCTTGTGGAGGCCAGACCATGGGATGGCCTCGACGCTTCGACTTCGGTGTCGCCGGCTCTGGCTCGGCCTTCTTGATGTCGGGGCGGCCATCGACCTCGCCCGGCGAGAGTCCAGCCTCCCGCTTCTTGGCGCGAGCGTTCTCCTTGGCCCTCTCGACGGAGTCATCAGGCAGCGGAGTCTTAACTCCTTTGGTTTTCGTGTCCGATGTAACTCCTTTATTTACACCCCCAACCTCCGGCTTGGCCTCTTCCTCGGCCAAGGCCGGCTCTGCCGGCGGAAGCGCTCCCGAAGGGAGCGCCCCCTTCTCCGAAGGGGTTGTTCCTTTCTTCTGTTCCTTCTGGGGTGCCACATCTGGCCCCCCGGGGGGTGCCACATCTGGCACCCCCTCCCCAGTGACAACTCTGTCATGCGGGGCCACTTCTGTCACCCCACGCTTGGTTCTGCGGAGCTGGAGGACGTACCTCGGGTAGGCGAACTGGCCCCCCGGCTGCTCGATCGAGCGGTCGATCCATCCGGCCTTCACCAGCCGGTTCAGCCTCCGCTTCAGCGTCCGCTTGCTGACCTTCAGCTCCTCGGCGAGTCGGGCGCGGTTCATCCAGACGCGGCCGTCCTTGCCCCCCCACAGCTGGAGCTTCCAGAAGATCCTTGCCTCGGTGTCGTTGACGTCATCGTCGAACGCTATCGCGTTCGGCAGCCACGAGTTGGGCCACTTCTTGAGGCGCGCCTGGTAGGTGGCGGCGTCTGAGGGCTTGCTCATGCCCCTGCCTCCCCGCGCTCGTGCAGAATGAGGAGGGAGTAGCCGTTCTCGTCGTCGCCCTCGCGGACCAGCCACCCCGCCTCCTCGAGCGCGGCGATCCTCCGCTGGAGCGTGCGCTTGCTCACGCCCCACATCTCGGCCAGTTCGCCGCGCGTCCTCGGGGGGTCGCCGACGATCGACTGGAGCAGGCAGTAAGCGACTACGTCGTTGTTACTTAGCTTCTCCGAGATCGCGTCGGCCAGCAGGCCCGCTGGCACGTGGGACCAGTCCCACTCGGGGAGCCGGATCGCGTACTCGGCGCTCTCGTCGTCATCGGCCACCGGGCACCTCCTACTGGAGGTTCTACCGTCGTCCGGCCGATCGTCCTTGGTAGAACTGTGGCAGAGTCCTACAACATCAGCACTTGGCGTCTGATGCTCATCGTGGTACTCTGGAATAGGCACGGGGCCTCCGGGTCTTGTGCCGATCTCGGGGCGCGGCAGCTCCTCGGGTTGGTAGAGCGACATGCTAGGAGCCCGGTCGGCGGTCGGCCGGGCTTCGGCGCATCTATGGTAGCTCGCGGGTCCGTCACCCATCGAGCACGAAACCATATCTGCGATCGGCGCCACCATCGTGGTGGCACTCGCCTGGGAAACGTCAGACGCTACAGCTCTGTGCGTCCTATCAGGTTGCGGCTGCTACTCGTCCTGGTGCTGGACTTGTTCCTGGCGCTCGAGGTAGCGGTCGAACGCGGCCTCGGTCTTCTCCCGGACCTCGTCGTCGTCCCCGGGCCACTGCGCCTGGATCTGCTGCTGCGCCTGCTGCACGATCTTCTCGCGACGCTCGCGCAGCGATGTCAAGAGGGCGGCCTTGGTCGGCCCGCTTCTCATTCCAGAGTCGCCGGTGAACACCCGCGCCTCCTGGTAGTGGGACCTGGCCGCCTCGGAGACAGCCGTCTGCACGGCCATGACCTTCAGCGCGTCATGCAGCCTGGTGACGAGCACCCGCAGTGCGGTCAGCTCGGCGGCCCGCGCCTGGTCCATCTGCTGGATCCGCTCGTCGGCGCCCTTGAAGAGCTTGTCGAGCCGACCGACCAGCACGCCCAGCTGGTCCAGCTCCGCGACGGCCGCCTCGACCTCCTGGTTCGTCGCCTGCACCTGCCGGATGCCTTCCTCGGCCCGGTCGGTGAAGTAGTAGGTCGCGAGCGGTGTAGCGACGAGCAACGCGATCGGGATGAGGCCGCGCATGATGATCCGATCGATCAGCGACGTGTGCGCCTTGTCGGCCTTCGTCTCTGAATCCCGCTCCTTCGCCTCCGCCTCCTTCAGCTTCGCCTGCGCGAGGATCAGCTCGGCCTGCGCTCGGATGACGTCGGCGTTGGGCTCACCAACCGGCACAACCGGCATCTCACCCTTGTCCTTGTCTGGCTTGATGTTGACTGGCTGGTTCCCGTTTACGTCGGCATCGGACATGGTTTTCCTCGTCGTTTTTTGTCGAGATCCTGTATAACAGAAGTGTGAGCCGACTACGACCGTAGCCCCGCCACCCACTACATCGTCGCGCGCGCCGACCTGCCGCGCGGCGTCCTCTGCGCCCAGGTCACGCACGCGGCCGGCGAGAGCGCAGATCCCCTTCCTCCCCGTGGTACCCACGCCGTTGTTCTCGGCGTCCGCGACGAGGATGCGCTTCTCCGAGATCGACATGACGAAGCTGGACGTGAAGAAGATCAAGTCCGAGATCAACATGGTGGCCGCCGCGCTGCGCGAGTACCGTGCGCGGTTCAAGCAGTCGCAGCGCGAGAACGGCGGCGGCGCCGGCCGCATCTGCCCGAGCGAGGAGACGATCGCGAAGGACCCGGACTTCTGGAAGCACTATGACGGCGGGCGCGGCTGGTGGAGGTGGAGCTGGCTCGAGACCGACTACACCCGTTTGTGCGCGCTGCGGGCACACATGCGAGGAAAACTCCACTTCTGTCCGCGCACGAAGGAGGAGACAGCCGGCGATCTGGGGATCCTGTGGCCCATCACACAGGAAGCCCAGGCCGACTGGGTCGAGGAGATCGCCGAGGGCTACAAGCTGTCGGAGGAGCCGGGTAAAACGGCAGCATGAGGGACAAGCGGCTCCGACCCCGAGGAGAGGAGCTGCTATACCACTGTCCCGCCCCTCGAGCGTTTCGGGGGGTCCTGCGCCCGTAGCTTAGTGGCCGAGCAGCACGACGGTAGACCGTGCGGACGGGGGTTCGAATCCCTCCGGGCGCGTATGAGCGAGGAGCGACCTTTCGACATCTCCGAGCTGTCTTGGAGCAGGCTATCACCAATCATGCGGCGCCGGCTACGCGACGGCGAGCGCGGGCTCAACGCATCTCGGGAGAATGGGGACGTCGAGGTCATCGCTGACGGTGTTCGCGCGCTTCAGTCCACCGACTCGGTCGGTACGCCGGCCGAGAACAAGAGCGTGATGCGCGCCCACGACGAGATGATGGACTACCTACGAGAGAGCGGGTACTGGTGACGATCCTCTCGAGCCCATGGCCTCAGCTGGATGATGTCTCTCTAGGATTCCACCCGGGCGAGCTGATCCTCCTGGCCGGCCAGACGAAGCGAGGCCGGACCTGGGTGCTTCTCACGATGGCGAACGCGGCAGCCCAGGCGTTGCAAGACGAGCGCGTGCTGATCTTCCCGACCACCACGCCGGCGCGAGATGTGCACATACGCCTCTACGCGCTCCGCACGAAGCAGTCCTACAACATCGTCAGGCAGAGCGCTGTCGATCACCTGGCCGAGGTCGGGGAGAGGGATGACCGACTGCGCATCATGTCGTTCGATCCGTGCAAACACTCTCCTACGTTCGAGGAGCTGACCAAGCGGTCGGGCGACGGTTACGCGGGACTGTTCGTGGACGACATGATGTTCGCGTGCAGCCGTTACAAGGACTACAGGCGCAGGGAGATACGATACGCGGCTGAGCTGAAGGAGCTGGCGATCCGCCGCAGTATCCCGGTCATCGCGACGGTGCACTCCAGCAACAACGGCTATGCCGTCCCACAGGGCCTGTCAGATCACGCCGACGTCGTCCTTCGTCTGGATCCGTTCAACTCACTCTCGCAGAAGCCTGGGCCGCGCAAGGTCATCGTGGACGCAGCCCGTGGGTTTCGGAGCGGCTTCGACATCTCGATCAAGTTCGATCCGGCGGCCGGAGAGTACGGCGGGCCGTAGCGCGTCCATCTCGTAGAATCGCGGCATGGACTCGTCACGTCGAAAGGCGCTCGAAGACTACTGCCAGCGCAAGCCGTCCGTACCTCTTGAGAACAGGATGCACCTCACCATGGCGCACGCCTTGCGGTGCCGGTGCCAGAAGTGCAATCGGATCATCACCTGGGAAGACGCGGACTCGATTGGGATCATCACCGGCGAGTGCTGCAAGCTCGTCTACCGGCTATACCCGTTCTCGGTCATGGTCCGTGTCGAGGACAGCCGACCGGAGGCCCTGCTCCCGCCGACCCGGGAAGACAGTCTCTTTCCGGCGATCGACGCCGACATCATGAAGCTCGCGGAGCGCCCGCTCGATGCGGCACCGCCCCCGGCGTCGAGGGATCAGGCACCAGATCCAGCGTGTTCAGCTGGAGCGTATTCCGACGATCCCAGTCTTCCACGCGCTTCTTGATCTCTGGGTCCTCGATTGCCGCGAGCCTCTCAACAGCGGACGGTTCAAGCCGCCGGCTCGCCTCGACAGCGACGCCAATCGCCGAACCTCCGCCGATCGAGTGACCAGCCACGGTCCCATCAACTCTCGCGAAGAGCATCTCGCCGGCGTCGATGCACCCGTTGGCCGGCAGCTCGACCTCGCCGCCGTCATTCAGTCGGATTCGGACGCTCTGCATCCTTGTCCTTCCTCGGTTGAGCGAGCATCGTCTGGTGCGGGTCCTGCACCCGCGTCTGCCCGTCCCACTCCGGGTTGTCCCGCTCCACCTTCCTGAGCAGGGCTCGGCCCATGATCGAGCGAGCGATGTCGCGAACCGCGTCGCCGGCCCCCTCGCCGAAGTGCTCCTCCATCTCCTCGATCGACTTGAGCAGCTCTTGAGCCTTCTCCGGCTTGCCGTCGGCCAGGTCACGCGCCCACTCCGGCTCGGGGAGCTGCTCGCCGAGCCTGAGCGGTCGCCGCTTCTTGGGCCTGCTCACGCCTCATCATCCTTGTCTCGCACCAGGTCGGCCAGCTCTTCGACCGCGCTGGGGGGAAGAGGCTGCGGCCAGATGTGAACCGTGTTGCTCGCACCGCCGGATCCACCAGCTCCGCCGCTTCCGCCTCCTGCGGTGATGCTCGGAGTCGGCTTACCGTTACCGCCGATCCCCGTCGTGATGCTGCCGCTGAAGACGATGGCCGAACAGCCGCCTCTACCGCTCCATCCGCCGGAGCCGCCAGAGATGACCGTGTGGCTGTTAGTTCTCGTCATCGTCCGCTACTCCCACAGTGATCTCAGATCGGCCAGCATCTCGTCGAAACTGGCCCTCGCCTTGTCGTAGTCCTCCACCTTCTTCTTCGCGTCGGGATCTACAACAGCCGCGAGCTTCTCGACGACGGACGGCTCGGCCGGCAGACCGGCGGTTCGGAGCTTCCTCGGCTTCGCGATCACCTCCTCAGAGCGGATGTTCAGCTCGATCGCAGGCAGATCGTCCCAGTCATCGGGCAGGCCGTCTGGTCTCATGGGCATCCCTCGGAGAGGAAGCCCAGGCGGTCTACGGCGGACATCTGGGCGCGCTTGATCTCCTTGTCGATCTCGGCCTTCATGAGGCCGGCCGCGCCCGCGATGATCTCTTCCTCGACCGACGACGCTGTCGGCCCCGGACCGGGATCGTCCTCGCCGCGCGAGATGGCAGCGAGCCGATCGACGGCCGAGCGCTCCATCGACGGGAAGATGCCGAAGTCTCGCAGGAAGTCTTGTTGAGCCTCGACCGAGTGCTTGGCCCGGAAGCTACGCCTGGTCATGGCCCACTTGTTCGATCAGCGCTCTCAGCCTCTTCTTGTTCGTGGCTGTTGTGATGAACACCTCTGCGTGCATCCGCTCGATGCTCTCCTTGGTCTCCTCGGTCACGTACCGGAAGCAGTCGAGCAGTGTCCGCTGCTGTTCGTTCCCTTCGTCGTAGGTCTTGGAGATCTTCTCGACGTCGTCCTTCCGCTCTCCGGTGCCGCGCGAGCTGACGCCGACGCCGACTGACGTGTGCAGCCAGTGGTTGAAGCTGCGCTTCCGCCGGCGGAGGATCTGCTCCTCCGGCGTGCAGGACAGGTCGCCCAGCTCGGCGATGAGATCGCGGGCCTCTCCTTCTCCCCAGTCGTCGGCCGCGCTCATATCGGCATCTCCCATACCGGCATCTCCCATACCTTGTTCAGGGATGCCTTTGTCATAGCGTGATCGTCGTACTTCTTGATCTTCTTCGCCAGTTCGCCTTCGGGCTCTGCCAGCGCGGCGAGTCGATCGACGGCCGATGGCTCCCACATACCGTAGCGCGGCCGGTAGAAGGCGACGCCACCGATCGGCGGCGTCATCGGCTGGACCGACACGATCGGCTCGTACAGCGGATCGTGTATCCGGGACCGCCGGATCATCGCCAGCCCAGCCTTCACCCACGGTGGCGGGTCACCGCCCTGGACTCGGATCTCCTTCGCGAGCTGCCGCTCGAAGCTCTCGATGATCTCGCGTGTCGCCTCCATCACGGCGCTCATCGGACCACATCTCCGAGTAGATCGATGACCGCTGGTCCGTCCGGTATCGCGCCGATGTTCAGGTCAACGGTGATGATCTCCATGCCGCGAACCAGCTGACCGTGGCGTGTTCCGAAGGCTCGAATAACACCGTGCACCGGGTAAGTGCGCCCAATCTCCACGAACGTCCTGGCCATCCGTCCTTGCTCGTTGTCCACGAACTCCAGGTCGGTTTCAAGCTGCCCGTCCGCCTTCACACGCAGGCCGGTGACGATATGCGAGGCGGTGGTCAGCCGCATCCGGCCCGTCGCCTCTGGGCTGCTCAGCTCGCCGATCATGCGTCGACCTTCGATCTTCTCCTGCACGCGCGCGATGGCCGCCCTCAGCTCGCTGGCCGTGGTGTGAATCGGGGCTACGGGCAGAGTGTAGATGGTCATTCCTCTCCAGACGTTCTACCCCGGCCCCGGTGTCTACTACTCGATGGGCGGCGGCTCCCAGGTTCCGGCCTTCACCTCGTTCACCCACGCCAGCGCATCTTCGTAGGAGACCATGCGGCCGAGGAGGTTCTTGTAACCCTTCAGGACGAGAGCGATCTCCTCGGACCGTCGCCACGGCATCCCGATGATCTCGTAGTACCATCCCAGCTGTTCCTCGGCCCACATGAACGACTTGTCGGTGCCATAGCGCGCGATCCACAGCAGGACGCCCATCGCGAACTGCCGCTTTGAGTGCTCCTGCTCATGGCGCAGCCTGGCGCGATAGGAGGCGCTGCCGGGCGGGTTCTTCGTGAGCCACTTCTCGATCGATTCGACGTACACGTGGTTGCCGACCGTGGTGATCTGGTTCTCGCCGCCGAGCATGTCCGGCCGCTCGGCCATCACGACGAGCGGCTTCCATTCCTCGTCGAGGTCCATGGTCTCGTAGCCCATGGCGTCAGCCGCCTTGTCCACCATGACGCATCCGCTGGGTAGAACGAGGACCAGCGCCAGAAGCACGAGCTGGGAAATTCGAGTCATCATCGTCCCTCCATTCGTGTATTCTGCCGCCCACAAGGAGGAAACACCAGATGGCAGAGCTTGAGTTGCCCCCAGGGGCGAAGGTCGAGGAGACGAAGCCCGCGCCGGCCGAGGAGAAGCAGGAGACGGACTGGACGGAGACGCCGTTCCCGATCGAGCTGTTCAGCAACAACATCGTGATCAAGCGCGACGACGTGGACGAGATGACCGAGGGCGGGATCATCCTCCCCGAGACCGCGCGCCAGGGCCAGTACCGCACGATGGTCGGCACCGTGATCGCGGTCGGCCCGGGGTTCATGAAGGGCGACGGGTCGTGCATCCCGATGCGTGTCGCGGTCGGCGACCGGGTCGTCTTCCGCAAGTTCCAGGCGATGGTCGAGCTGACGGTCGACGGATTCGACTACCACCTCCTCGACGAGAACGGCCTGCTCGGCAAGGTTCGCGAGGGCGGCGTCACGAAGGTCCGCTGATGGGCCGTGTCCTATACGACTCGAGCGACCAGCATCTTTGGCCGGCCGAGGTGTCGGACGCGCTCAATGAGCCGCTCACCCTGACGTGCGAGCGGTGCGGAGACCACTGGGTACTCGAGCGCTACATCGACGAGAGCGGCTTCATGCGCGTCCGTCATCTGGCGGTTCCCGGGAAGACGTGCCACCCGACGATCGAGATCGAGCCTGTCGTCTTCCTCGACGTGGACGGTGTCTACGCCGACTTCGTGAGCGCCGGACTGCGCGCACACGGGTCAGCGCTGACCCCCAACGACATCACGCGCTACGACATGGCCGGGATCATGGGGATCAGTGGGACGGAGTTCTGGGAGCCGCTCGATGCAGCCGGCCCGGAGTTCTGGCGAGACCTCGAGCTGTTCCCGTGGTCGGTGCGGCTCTACGCCGAGCTGAAAGCGCTCCCAGCTGACGTCGTCTTCCTCACGCAGCCAAGCTGGAGTTGGACGACGCTCGCCGGGAAGAAGATGTTCTTCGACAAGCACTTCGGCCGGAGCTTCATGAACTTCATCCCGACCGGCCGGAAGGAGCTGCTCGCACATCACCCGCGTTCGGTACTGATCGACGACTCGCCGGAGAACGTCGAGAAGTTCGAGGCGGCCGGCGGCAAGGCGATCCTGTTCCCTCAGCCGTGGAACGGGACGACGGTACCGGAGGACGAGGACATCGTAGGCTTCATCGTCGATCAAGCGAGGCGGGCGCTCGGACCGTGCGGGCGGCGAGGGTTGCGCTCACCGATGCCGTGACGGAGATGGGCAGGATCGCGGAACCTGGAATCGGTTGACACCGAGTCCTGGTGGCCACGTCCTGGTCACTGGATCAAAGCACCTTGAACCACGAGGAGGGGTCACGTGGCGAACAAGGCCATCTTCCAGGGCGCGACCGCAGGTCGCTCCGTTCCCGCAACCGACACCGTGAACAATGCCGGAGGCCGGGCATACGAGTTCGGCCCGAAGCACGCGCTCGCACAGCTGGCGTGCACCGGCACCTTCAACGAGACCTTCTACGGCACTGCCGTCGACCAGCTCGAGGGCATCCGCAAGGCGGCCGACCAGGTCGAGCCCACCTTCCTCGCCAAGTGCGCGGTCTACGCGCGCCAGAAGGGCGGGATGAAGGACATGCCGGCGGCACTCATCGTCATGCTGTCGAAGGCCGACCCGGCCCTGTGCTCGCTCGTCTTTCCCCTGGTCATCGACAACGGGAAGATGGTCCGCAACCTGGTCCAGATGGTCCGCTCCGGCGCGCTCGGCCGGAAGTCGATGGGGTCTGGCCTCAAGCGGCTCGTCAACAAGTGGATCCAGCAGCGGTCGGCGCGCGCGCTCTTCCGCGCGACTGTGGGGAAGAGCCCCAGCCTGGCCGATGTGATCCAGCTCACTCACCCGAAGGCGAAGGACGAGGAGCAGAAGGCCCTCATCGGCTACATCCTCGGCCGAGAGCACGACGCGTCCAAGCTGCCTGGCATCGTCCAGCACTACGAGGCGTTCAAGCGCGGCGAGTCGGACGAGGTCCCCGACGTGGACTTCCGGCAGCTCACCTCGCTGCCGCTCAAGCCGCATCACTGGGCGCAGATCGTCCGCAACGGCGGATACCAGTTCACCATCAAGAACCTCAACACGGCGGCGCGCCACGGCGTGTTCGACGCGCCTGGGCTGTCCGAGCTGATCGCGGCCCGGATCGCCAACCGTGAGGAGCTGGAGAAGGCCAGGATCTTCCCCTACCAGCTGCTCGTGGCCTATCTGAACGCGGGCAGGCACCCGGACCCGACCTACCAGCGGTACATGGCCTACTTCCGTCGCCACAATGAGACGGCACGCTCTGAGATCGACCTGCCCGACTCGGTCAGGGACTCTCTCCAGGACGCGATGGAGGCGGCGACCGAGAACGTCCCCAGCTTCGGCGTGCCCACGGCGGTGATCGTGGACGTCAGCGGCTCGATGCAGTCCCCGGTCACGGGCGAGCGGAAGGGCTCGACGACCAAGGTCCGATGCGTGGACGTGGCCGGCCTCATGGCAGCCACCGTGCTTCGCCGGAACAAGGGTTCGATCGTGATCCCCGTGGACGCCGACGTCCACAGCACGCGGATCGTCAACCCGCGCGACACGGTCGTGACGAACGCCATCAAGCTGTCCCAGATGGGTGGCGGCGGGACCAACCTCTCGCTGGCCCTTTCCCACCTGAACAAGCTGAAGAGGTCGCACGAGTTCAAGCTCGTGATCATCGTCAGCGACAACGAGTCGTGGGTCGACTCTCGCGGGTGCGCGGGCTACTACGGCCGTGGAACCCGGCTCATGGATGAGTTCCGCCAGCTCCAGCAGAAGGCCGGCGGCGCGCGGATGGTCTGCATCGACATCACGCCGAACAGGAGCACCCAGGCGCCGAGCGCGCCGGACGAGATCATGAACATCGGTGGGTTCTCGGACTCGATCTGGAGTACCATCAACCGCTTCGCGGCCGGCGACACGCACGACGTGGACGCCTGGGTCGCAGAGATTGAGGCGATCAGCCTCGAGCAGCCGGAGGTGTAACGTGGGCGATCCGTTCTACTCGGTCCACTGCGTCGCCAAGATCGATGACGAGTTCGTCACCTACCGAGAGGTCTACCTCCTCGGACCGCAGTTCTGCGGAGGCGAGAAGCACGTGATCGCCAGGGTCTACCCGGAGGCCGAGCAGAATGCGCTGGCTGACGACAGTCGGCTGATGGGACTGCCGGAGGAGGTGAGGGAATTCCTCCGGTGGGCCGAGCGGAACGTCGTCTGTCCAGTCGTACGGCGGTCGGACTAGGAACGTGGAGCCGACGCCGGACAGCCGCGAGTGGCGCGAGTACTGGCGCGAACGGGAGAAGAACCCCGAACAGCGCCGGGAGACGCGGCGCGAGAAGCGCGCGGCCCGGCGTCGGTTCCACAAGCGCTCGAGAAGTGCCGCAAGACGATCTCTTCGAGAAACGTCTGGACAAACGGAAGACTCGATCTAGGATCAGCAGCGTGATCTGCATCCGCAGCACGAACGAGAACGATGAAGCGCCGCGAGCCCAAGACCGTGTGTCTGGCCCGCGTGAACGACGCGGGCGACATCCAGTGCGTCACCTCACCGATGACGCGCTCGGATGCGGAGGCTCTCCAGGAGCAGACGCGCTTCTCCACCCGGATAATCCCGAGAATACAAGCGGCGCGTAGGCGCGCCGGCCGAGATCTTCGGTCCCGCCTGCGCGCCTGAAGCCCGCCGGGAGCGAGCTTCACCCCGCCCCAGTCTGCGAGGCAGATCGCGATCTTGTACGTCGCGAGGCTCGGTGCGACTCCGAGCTGGGGCTTTTCTCAGAAACGATGACAGGTCTCCGGGCCTCAGTCGTAAGAGGGTCAGTCAAGACGAGGGCGCACCAACCGGCCTTGCTAGCCGGACCTGGGCGTCAACGCACAGCTGTTTGACAACTCGCTGTCTTTGGGATCTTAGCTTAGGAAGTAGAGCGCCCGGCTGAAAACCGGAAGGCCCGAGTGCAACTCTCGGAGATCCCATCTGGTCGCGTGGTGTAGCCAAGTCAACATGCCAGCCCGTCAAGCTGGAGATCGCGGGTGCGAATCCCGTCGCGACCGTCATGGGAACCTGGCTGGTACCCAGAGGAGGAGCAGAGCGCTTCGCAAGAACAGGAGGTGACCTGGTGAGAGGTACGCTCACCGCAGAGGCGAATACCTAGGGTCGGAATCAACACCGATCCTGGGATGCTCGATGGTCGAGTAGCCGCCTGTTAAGCGGAATGATGTGGGTTCGAGTCCCACCCCAGGAGTACAAACTCACCGTCAGGTTCTCGGTGCGAATCCGAGGGGGTGAGCCGCGCGTCGCAGGGAGATCAGTTCATCCGTCGGTCTGCAACACCGAAGAACCCGGTGCGACTCCGGGGCGGCGCTTCTAGGTCGCGCGCAAGGTACGCGGGCGGGTCTCCAAAACCTGCCGTCTGCTGGGTGCAAGTCCCAGGCGGCCTGTCGTCCGAATGCCGTTCGAGTCTACATCTACCAACACGCTGTGACTCGGCAACAACAACGTCGGACACCATTGCCCCCTAGCTCAACTAGTAGAGTGCTTGGCTCTGAACCAAGAGGTTGTCGGTGCGAATCCGACGGGGGCTGTCATCGCGTGGTAGAGCAGTCAGGTTGTGCTCGCTGGGCTCATAACCCGGAGGTCGTAGGTTCGAATCCTACCCACGCTAACAATGCGCGGTAGTCTAGTCAGGTACGACACTGGGCTCATAACCCAGAGATTGCAGGTTCGAATCCTGTCCGCGCGATCTGTTGCCCCCTAGCTCAAGAGTAGAGCGTCCGGCTTTGAACCGGAAGGTTGAGGGTGCGACTCCCTCGGGGGCTGTCGGAACGCACGACCGGACGTTCCCTTTTCCCCTTTCGTCCCGTCGTGCTCTGGGGCATTGGTGAAACAGGATCACGCGGGCTTTGCAAGCCTGAATTGAGAGTGCGACTCTCTCATGCTCCATGCGGGCCATTCGTACAACAGCAGGACATCTCTCTTACAAGGAGAAGACGGGGGTGCGACTCCCTCATGGCCCAAAGGAACACGCGGCCTTAGTTCCAGCAGCAGAACACCGGCTTGCCATGCCGGAGGCACGGGTGCAAATCCCGTAGGCCGCTTCAACCGTCTGGGGTCCACCTAGTGGTGGTGCCGCGCTGTAAACGCGGTCCTTCGGGCAACGTGGTGCGAATCCACGCAGGCGGATCGGATCGCAAGCAGCACGGCAAGGTCCGGCTGGCCCGGTGAGCCCCACTGGGTATCCGGCGCACGCGGCCTTGGCGTAGTAGTAACGCGTCAGCTTCCCAAGCTGACCGCACGGGTGCAACTCCCGTAGGCCGCTTCAAGCTCGGTTGGTGAAAGAGAATCACGCGAGGTTGTGGACCTCGAGTTCTACGGTGCGATTCCGAGACCGGGTACCAAGCCCCCATGGCCTAACAGACAAGGCGCGTGGCTACGGACCATGAGATCCGGGTGCAACTCCTGGTGGGGGTATCGACGGGCACGAGTCTCCAGATGAGCTGTCGCGCCTTATATGCGTAACGGCCGGGTGCAACTCCCGGGTGCCCTACCAGCTCCGCTAGCCCAACAGCAGAGGCGCCGGTAGACAAAGCAGTAACGACGCTGTAAAACAGAGGTATGCGCAAAGAAATCTACCGTAGTCCCCCGCAGCAGATGCATGGTTATGTGGCCTACATCGTTCGCTACGACGACGGATTCAAGACCACGTTGTTCGAGCACCGGCTTGTGATGGAGCAACATCTAGGGAGGGCGCTACGGTCCGACGAAGTCGTTCATCACATAGATGGCGACAAGACAAACAACGCGGCCGAGAACCTGGAACTTACTACTCCGTCGAAGCACGCGTCGAAGCACGCACGTCCGGCGCCGATAGTCGACCTGACCTGTCTGGTATGTGAGCGCTCGTTTGTCCGGCTAGCTCGGAAGGAACAGGAAAGGATCAGGCGTAGGAAGCGCGGCCCGTACTGCGGCAAGAAGTGCGCGGGGGTAGGTAGTCGCAAGCATCGTGGCAGGAAACGGGACAGCAAAGGCCGTATTCGATGTAGCGACTGCAAGCTCTTCCTACCAGAAGCAGAGTTTTGCAGGGAGCGCGGCAGGCCGGGTGGTCTGAGTTACAGGTGCAGATCCTGTAAGGCGGCCCAATTTCAATACAGGAAGAACAAGCAAGCCTCGGTGGCGGAATAGCAGACGCGCTGGTCTCAAGAACCAGTGTCCGAAAGGACGTGTGGGTGCGAATCCCACCCGAGGCAAACACAGGAGGTTCCCAGTGCAAATCTGGGGCGGAGCAACGGTCCCGTAGCCCAATCAGCAGAGGTCCCGGCCTAAACCCAGGAACGGTCTCGGTGCAAATCCGAGGCGGAGCATCACACGATCCTGTAGCCCAACAGCAGAGGCGCCGCACTCAGGATGCGGAGGTTGTCGGTGCAAATCCGACCAGGATCATCGCTCGAATGCCGTCGTGGACTACATCCTGAACACATGACGTCTGCGGCAACACCAACGTCGAGCACCACGCTGCCGTGGCGGAACAGCAGACGCGCCTGGTTGAGGGCCAGGTTCCCGAAAGGGAGTGGAGGTGCAACTCCTCTCGGCAGCATCTTGGGGTCGTGGCCAAGCAGTAAGGCGCCGCTCTGATAAGGCGGAGACTCGTGAGTGCAAATCTCACCGGCCCCATGCGACGATGAAGATCGAGTGAACGTCTCGCACAAGCATCGGTTCGTCTTCCTCGCGAACATGCGCACGGGCACGCGCTGCGTGTTCCACGCGCTTCGCCGCTACTTCGCTTGCATCGGCGGTAGCCACGATGCCAGGACGCTGACACACAAGATCGGCATCCCGGCCGGCTGCGAGCGCTACCTCGTGATCGCCACGGTGCGAAACCCGTTCAGCAGGATGGTCTCCTGCTGGAACTGGGTGCGCGAGGTTCCCGGCTGGCCGAGCGGGATCGACAAGTTCGTGCGAGCGAATCCGCACGACTTCGCCGGCTTCGTCGAGCGCGCGATGTCGACCGGCTTCGACTCCCAGTCGAGGCGCCTGGGCGAGATCGAGCCGGACCAGCTGATCCGCTACGAGCGGCTCCAGGCGAGCTTCAGCGAGCTGCCGTTCGTCACCGACGAGCAGCTCCACATCGTTCCGCAGAGCCCGATCACGGCCAACTGGCAGAGCTGGTACAGGCCGGAGATCGAGAAGATGGTGGCCGAGAAGTGGGCCGATGACTTCGATCGCTTCGGCTACCCGAAGGTCATTGGAAGGTGAACCGGACAAGCGAACCGGAGCGGCCTGCTAAGTCGTCTGTCCCCTTCGGGGGATGTGGTGCAAGTCCACCTCCTTCCGTTCGAGCAAGCACTGCCCTCTGTGGCCCGGTGCTCGTCGCGTCGAGCTGTTCGCTAGATCGGTCGTTCCCGGATGGTGCTGCTACGGCAGCGAGATCGGATCAATGATAGTTCCTCGTGGCGTCAGGAAGATCAGCTAAGAGAGGAGGAGGCTATGGGCCTTCTAGTGGACGACCCTTGCCTCGTCCTCAACAGATCCTGGCAGGTAGTGGGGTTTCTCCCGATCGGGACCTGCATCGCCACTGTCATGCGCGATATGGCCTCGATCATGTGCCCGACGTCGTACTTCCTCATGGACCTGGACGAGTGGATCGACAGAGCTGAGACTGACAGGTTCATCAAGACAGCCAGCACTCCGATCCCGGCGCCCGAGGTGATCGTACTGAAGAAGTACGGCGAGAGGCCCCCGCGCAAGGTGAGCTTCAACCGCCCGAACCTCTACAGACGGGACGAGCACACCTGCCAGTACTGTGGCGAGGAACTCCCGCCCAAGAACCTCACGATCGATCACGTGCTACCGAGATCGAAGGGAGGTCCCACGACCTGGGAGAACACGGTGGCAGCCTGCCGCTCGTGCAACCAGAGGAAGGCCGACAAGACCACTGACGAGGCGCGTATGAAGCCTCGGAAGAAGCCCGCCGCCCCACGCTGGACACCTGGAGTCAGGATCCCGCGAGGCGAGGTCAGGGCTAGCTGGGAGCCATTCCTGGCGAAGGAGCGGGTCGCCTAGGAGGCCCGTCTCCGCCCCGGAGCCGAGAACCTGGGGTAGTCCTGGGGCTCGCTTGGAAAGCGATGCGTTCTTCGGATTGGAGTGCGACTCTCCCCGGCTCCGTGCTTGCTATGATCGGCGCTGTGAAAAGCAAGATCGAAGTAGGCGAAACGGTACTTAGAGCGACGCTTGGATCCAGCGGTGATCTAGTTGTCGTCTCGGGTATCGAATCAGACAACGGCGTGGTCACCCGCTACCTGGTTAAGCCTGTAGCTCAACCAGACAGCGAGCCTGAACTAGTTCCTGCTGATCTGATTCACAGCCTACGCAAACGCCCCTGAAGCAGAAGCAGTGCTGCGCCTGCCTCGTCGCTCTGGGTGGGCGCAGAGACGAGAATTGTCAGACGTCTTTATCGCACCATGTTCTGTGCTCAGGTAAAGCCCGGAACAAGCTCCTGTAGTTCAACAGCAGAATGCCTCTCTCGTAAGGAGGAGACGCGGGTGCAATTCCCGCCGGGAGCTTCAGCCTCAGATCCGTAAGCAGGAGAACCCGGTGCGACTCCGGGCGGGAGTATCAAGCTCGCGTCGTCCAACAGATAGGATACGAGCCTCCGAAGCTCGAGATCTGGGTGCGACTCCCAGCGCGGGTATACAGGATGGACCCAGCTCCGGCTGGGGTAAATAGCGGCTGGCTGCACACCATCCTCATCAGTCAGTCGCGCCAACAGGGCGTGGCGCAGTCTAGCAGCGCGTTGGTCTGGGGGACCAAAGGTCGTGGGTGCGAATCCCACCGCCCTGATCAGGAACGGGCAGACCCGTTCCGCTTGCCCTGATAGCTTAGTAGCAGAGCACTCGCTTGGTACGCGAGAGATCCCGGTGCGACTCCGGGTCAGGGCTTAGACATGGCGAAGCTACGACGAGAGAAGCTGCCGGACGGAACCGACGCCGGCCTGCTGTCGTTCCAGTGTCCAGGCTGTGGCGCGCGCCACGCCTTCCGCATCATGTTCGACCCGGACCTGCCCGAAGAGCAGGTATGGTCGTGGAACGGCGACATGGACGGGCCGACGTTCGACCCAGCGCTGAAGGCCCCAGGCTGCCACCTCCGGTGCGTCGAGGGCAAGCTGCACTTCTTCGTCGACTCGGGGCACAAGCTCGCCGGCCGGCTCGTGGACCTGCCCGACGAGCTGTGACGTGGCCGATTGCGATCACGAGTGGGAGGAGATCCACCACTACGGCGAGGATCTCGAGGGCCGGCTGATCCACTACTGCCCGACCGGCTTCAAGTGGTGCAGGCTCTGCCGCAGGGTCGAAGACGAAGACAACCCCCAGTGCCATCTCTGGGGCGAACCAGATCCGATACAACCCGCAGACACGTAGAGTGGGCTCGCTCTCATAAGGCGATGCAAGACGGTGCAAGCCCGTCCTGCGGGATCATGGAACGTGAACCGGACAAGCGTGCCGGGCCGGTCTCGCGCTACGATCCCGTCAATTACGGGGTGCATCATGCCGGGCAAACGGCGACCGGACCTGAGAGAACGGGCCATCAACCTGCGGTGCAAGCAGAAGCTCGGCAGGAACGAGATTGCGCGTTGCCTTGGAGGGCTGGTGAGCCCTGTAACTGTTGGCCGGTGGTTGCGGAACCACCCGCTCCGTAAGAACGAGGAGCGGCGGGTTCGCGAGACTGCCATCAAGAAAAGGCGCCCACGGCAACCGAAGCAGCCGAGAGTTCACTGCGAGGTCTGCGGAAAGAAGTGCAGTCGCGGGGCGAAGCGTTTTTGCTCTGATTGCGCGGTCGGACGAGTACGAAGTCCCAGACGAGAACCGACACAGCGTTACCTCGTCGAAGACAGGCTGGTCAACTCGACGCGCCTCAAGACAAGACTCATCGAGGAGGGTTATCTAGAGGATCGTTGCGGCAAGTGCGGTTCGTTGCCGGAGTGGAACGGTGAGCCGCTCAACCTCCAGCTGGATCACATCGACGGAAACCGTAGGAACAATCTTCTCAGCAACCTTCGGATTGTTTGTCCCAATTGCCACTCGCAGACGCCGACCTACGCTGCCAGGAATCGCAGGAATCCGAAGAGGTCGAGAAGGAAGCCGCGTTACGCGCACGAATGAAATTGGAGAGCGTCCGGCTAGACGAGGAGCACGTCTCGAAAACGTGTAGGGCGTACGTAAGTGCGTCTTCAGGGTGCGAGTCCCTGGCTCTCCGTAGGAGCGGGAAGACGAAAACCGTGCGTCCTTCGGGTTGGGGTGCAACTCCTCCGCGTTCCGTCACAGGGTGTAGCTTAGGAGCAAAAGCGCCGCGTTCGGGACGCGGAGAGCGTGGGTGCGAGTCCCACCACCCTGATCAACCATGAGGTAGAACATCTGCATGAACGAACCCGAATGGTGCGCTCTCTGCGCGGACGCTCCGGCCGTCGGCCGGCTCTTTCCAGTGGTCTACCTCACGCAGGATGAGGTGAAGTCGGAGCGCCCGCTGCCGAGACACGAGACTCGCTGCTGCGCGCGGTGCGGGAACCAGGCGTCCGACAGCTTCGTTGACGAGAACTTCGAGACCGGCCGGATGGCTGTACTCCAGTTCGAGCACGACGACTTCGCGAAGGTCTCCGAGAAGCGGATCCTCGAGCTGGTCGGTCAGCTCGAGAACGCGCAGTGCTCGCTGTGCGGTAAGAAGATGGAGAACGACCCGGATGCCATGCCGGCGCGTCCGCTGGCCGAGAAGCTGCTCCGGGAGCATCCGAACATGAAGTACGTGACAGCAGTGTGCGCCGACTGCGCGCCGAGCTGCCCGTGCTGCGACGAAGAAGAGAACAACTAGGGGCAGTAGCTCAATAGGAGAGCGCCTCGTTCGCAACGAGGAGGTTGTCGGTGCGACTCCGATCTGCTCCATGAAGGCGTGACGAATCAGCGTCGTGGCTCGCGAGTGCGTTACGGAACTTGGGATCGTCGGGCTCCGGGTGCAACTCCCGGCGTCTTCATCAAGGGGCCTTAGCTCAGTTAGGAGAGCGCCGATCTGGCAGGTCGGAGGTCACGAGTGCGAATCTCGTAGGCTCCATGGAAGGTGATCTCGGCCAGCTGCCGAGCGCGGTTTTGAAAACCGATGGAGCTTCGGCTTGGGGTGCAACTCCTCCGCCTTCCGTGGGCTTCTACCGGAGACCCAGTTCATGAGCGTGGTGGCCGGGCTCGCTAGCAGGGCGGGGTTCGATTCCCTCTGGAGGCTCCCAAAGGGCGCGTAGCTCAGTTAGTCAGAGTGCCTCGGTGACATCGAGGAAGTCCTGGGTGCGAATCCCAGCGTGCCCATCGCAACTCGCGCGAGCGAGTCTGTGATGGTGGAGTGCGTCCGGTCTTCCGGTCGCCCCCGGCCGAGCCCCTCCCGGCTCGGCCACCTGGCCCCACGGTCTAGTAGCAAGATGCGAGTCTTTCACGCTCGAGAGGAGGGTGCGATTCCCTCTGGGGTCATCGGCGATCCGCGCGACCGGCGGATGTAAGCGAGGCCACGCGCGGCCCCGCCCCAGCTCACGCGGACGTACGTCAACAGCAGACTGTCGGGCTTCCAACCCGTCGATGCCGGTGCAAATCCGGTCGTCCGCTTCCTGCCCCCGGCAGAGAGGCAGCCGGCTCTTCTAAAGCTGGCCTTCCCGGTGCGACTCCGGGCGGGGGTACCACGGGTCTGTGGTGTAACAGGAGCACACTCGGCTTTTACCCGAGGCGGTCAGGGTGCGAATCCCTGCGGACCCATGAAACTTCCTTGCGGTTGTCGGCCGCAGGGTATAACCAAGACAGCGAGTGAAGGAGTCGTGCCGGTCCGAAGCCGATCCGTTTTCCCCACTTTCCCCCTTTAGGAAAAGCAACTGGCCGGCGCGCTCCGCTCTTTGACAACTCGGGCACGAACACACGGGGCTGACATGGCATCGACCGGGTCAGTGAATCTCGTGCTGCGTGTAGAGGTCCCCGGTTGGCCTCTCTAAACAACCGGGAAACTGAACAATTGCCAACGCACCTGTTCGCCTGGCAGCCTAAAAAGGCCGCCCCCAGCTGGATCCCCCGCCCATGGGGTGAAAGATCTGGGCCATAAGATGGGCTGGTCCCGCGCTGGAGTCTCAGCGGCAACGGACGAGAAACTACTGCGACGCCCCACGACCAGCATCCTGCTCTCGGTCTGGTCGCGGGTAAGCTCGAGAGCTACGCACGTAGACGCACGAAGGGATCGACTACGGGACCGGGGTTCGATTCCCCGCAGCTCCAGGTATCTCCATTGAGCATCTCTCCTCCGCTCCATACAATCGGATCGGAGGTGCCGAGATGCCCACAATGGAGACGATCGAGTGCGCCAGCTGCGGCCAGTCGGTTGAGAAGCCGCTCGGCGAGGTCACTCGATCGAAGAAGCTCGGCAGACCGATGTTCTGCGGTCTGTCGTGCTCGGCAACGCACAGGAACGCGACCAGAAAGGCGCGCGAGTTCGAGATGACCTGCGAGTGCGGTGAGGTGTTCACCACCACGACGCGCAACAAGGCCAAGCGTCACTGTTCGCGCTCATGTGCGAGCAGATTCTCGATGACCAGAAGACGCCGGTCAGCGCAGCGCGCGGCCGGCAAGAAGCACAAGCAGAACCTCGACACAGCCAAGGCTATGAGGTCGCGAGAGGCTTGGAAGTACTCGCTGCTGCGAGAAGAGTTGGGAGACCGGCCACATGAGTTCGAGTTCGAGCTTGGCGGTCGCATTTTCGACCTAGCCCTTCTCGACACCAAGATGCTGGTCGAGTTCGACGGTCCTAGTCATCGTGAAGGCCGACAACGGATGGAAGACGGAGCGAAAGACAAGCTCGCCGCCAAACTAGGATGGCGAGTCGTTCGACGGGAGGTGAAGCGGGCGACCGTGATCCACCCCTCGACGATCGAGGACTTGTAGGGGTTCGATTCCCGCCAGCTCCATCGACGCGCGGTGGGCTAATCCGGTACGCCGCCGGGCTCATAACCCGGAGACTGGGGGTTCGAATCCCTCCCGCGCTATCCCCTCTCGTCGATCACGATGTCGGCCGGCGGCCGAATGAACTGACGGGAGTACATCAGTGAGCGCAGGCTCCTCTAGGTAACCTGGACTCGGCAGGGCTAGGAGGAGCCGACAACCCGGCGGCGTGACCGCAAGCTCTCACGTCGCCGACCAGGCGGTCGTGGGTGAGATCCCCGCGACCGTCATAGGACCGAATGCTCCGGCGGGACTACATCTTGAGGAGACGTTTCGTCTCGCTGACCCCACAACGTCGGTCCACTAGAACAACCCACGAATGCCTTGGGAGACTACATCCTGCAAGCCGGTGTCCGAATGGACGTGCGGGTTCGAGTCCCGCCCGGCCGCCTCGACGGCCGGTGGCGGAATGGTAGACGCGCCGGAGGTGGAGACACCATGAAGTCCCCCGCCCCTTACGTCGTGGGCTCCACACAACACGTGCTAGGGATGTACCTGTTCGGCTTCATCGTCGAAGACGACAAGACGCTGACCCCTGGTCTGATGGAGCGGATCGTGTCCGAGGAGAATCGCAGCGTGGTGGACATCCTCGCGGACATCGGCAAGACGCCGAAGGAGATCCGCCAGCTGATGCGCGAGACCGCCGAAGACATGGCGAGATGGTGCCTGCGCACGCACGTGCGTCCGGTCGATGCCCGACACCGGATCCACGCCGCTGCGATGTCCGTCTTGAAGGGCCGGCGCTTCTCGGGAGCCTCCCCGAAGAGGTCGGCCGACAAGATGGTCTCGAGGATCATGTGCGACTACGAGCGCGACTACGGTAACTGGCTCGCCAGGGTGCGGCGCGAGCGAGCCCGGCAGGAGCGCGACGGCGAAGCCTACGTCCCCTGGCAGCAGCGTCATGCCAAGCAGCGTGCCGACGAACTCAAGAAGCGGTGGAAGGGCCGGCGGCGCGGGAAGCGATGAGGAACCGCATCCAGAAGAACGATCGCGTCATCCTGGTGGACAACAGGATCCACCCGGAGATTCCGAACGGCACGCGCGGATGGGCCTACCACATCGCTACGATGATGGGCGGTGACGTATACGTGCGGTGGACCGATCGCTCGCCAGATGGCAGTTGCATCGATGACTGCTACTTCCCGCAGAGCTGCCTGGACCATCTGAGTGCTGTCGATCGGCTGGCAGAGCTGGTCAGCGCTGACCTGGGGTCGGGGAACACAGGTCCCCCAAGTGTTCTCCCATAAACCTAGATTTTTCCGACAGGAGGAGCTAGGCTCTCGGTAGAGCTTGACCCATGAGCCGCTCCGATGTAGTTGCTGCGAGCCTCGCTGCCACGTGCTCCGTCTGTGGGGAGACCCACCCGGAGGAATTCGAGGAGCGGTTCCGCGCGATTCTGGCCCAGGACCCGGCGCTCGCGTCTGATCCTGATGTCCAGTGGATCTTCACGTGCGGATCCTGCTCCGCCAAGGGTTTATGCCCGTGCTGCCAGGGCTCCCAGCAGGGAGCCGCCTAAGCACGGACGCGTGGCCCAACGGCAGGAGGCTAACCACTTAAAATGGTTGAAGTTGTGGGTTCGACTCCCACCGCGTCCATTCCGGCCCTCTGAGGCCCTCTACGACGGGCAGGTATCAGGAGCCACGACCCCTACCGATCGTCCCGCCACGGGCCTCCACGGGCCGTACGATGGCGATCTGCTCCGCCTCGAGCATCATGCTCACTGCGTCACGGTGCTGTGGGGCAAGGCCGTCGGTCAGGTGGCGCCAGCGCTCCACGACCCTGGCGGTCCAGCCATCCGGGTCATCGTACCTGAGCACTCGATCGGCCGCCGGACCGTCCGGGTCGGCTATGGCCGCCAGACGATTGCCGACGCGGTTTGACCGAAGCGCAGGCCGAAGCCGGCGATCTTGGCGGTCGCGTAGTTCATTCTCCGCCGGCCAGGGCCGCCGCCTCCATGACGGCCGCTATGGCCATGACCGAGAGTGCCGCCGTCTCTTCTGTCTCTTCCTCCTCGATGATGCCGTCGGCGGCGGCGAGCCTGTCGGCCACCTCGCGCGCCGAGTGTAGATCGCCGGACACGACAGCCGATTCGAGGAGCAGACGCAGCCGATCCATCCCGCGATTGGCGATCTTGCGCTCGGTCAGCACGGTCGGATGATCATCGCTGAGCCCGGCGGCCAGCTGTGTCTCGAGCCGCAGACGAGACCGGGCGATCCTCTTGGCGAAGTAGGCGATGTCGTCGATGGCGCTGGCGCTGGGGATCTCGCTCATGGAAGACCTCCAAGAGGGATCCTACCTTAGCTCGACCAGACCCGCGTCTTCTTCTCCTCGACCGCCGCCATGAAGGCTTCGCGCTCCTCCTGGCCGACGGTGTTGATGTTCGACTTGAGCGCGACGAGGAACTCGCTGACCTGCTCATCGTCCCTCGAGTTTGTAGCGACATCCACCAGCGCGGCGACGAACCCCTCGACCTGGTTCTCGCTCTGGAGGTAGTTGATCAGTGAGCACGAGAGATGCAGGTCGTGCTTCGCGAGGGCCGCAGACGCGCGCAGCAGGGAGAGGATGTGCTCGCCCCGCTGGTCCCCGGTCGGGTTCTCCAGCTCGAGCTTACAGATGCGGCGCGCGAGGCCGACCGCGAGGTTGTGAAGCTGGTCAGCGCTGGCGCCTTCCAGATCAGCGGGATCGGGCTTCTTCATGAACTTGGCCGGGGTGGGTACGTCGGTCACGGCTTCTCTGCCTCCTCGATGACGAGCTTGATTGAGTCCGAACCTTCTTGCTGTCGATCAGCGGATTCGCCTCGAACCGGTCGACCATCGCGAGGATCTTCTCGTCGGTGATCTCGGCCTCGAGCGCGGTCACGGTCGCGTCGTCCACGTCGGGGCAGCGCATCCTGATGTGATTCATCTTGCCGATCCAGATGGTCTCGGTGACCCACTGCTGGACAGCGAGCACCAGAACGTCGATGTTCTTCGGATCGAGCATCGGCTCGATCGAGACGCTGGTGGCCCAGCGACGAGTGCGGGCAAACGCGAGGCTGTCCATGCGTTCCTCGAACGTCGGCGCATTCGGCTCCCAGAACGAGAGCACCTCGTCGTCGGTGGCGCCGATCGTGAAGCGGAAGAGCACCTGGTCCTGCCACTCCTCCAGATCTGCGCAGAGCCGCTGGACGCACTCCAGATGCGGCTTGGTGACGATGAGCACCTGGTTGCCGGCCGCGAGCACCTTCTTCAGGACGGTAACGCAGTCGTCGAGGATCGCGGGCGTGATGTCGTGCGCGGTGGGGAACATGATCGTCTTCCCCTCGCGCAGGCCGTAGCGCTTGGTCACCCGAGCCTGGTCCACCACCTCGGTTGGCCAGCTGTCAGCCTCGACGCGCTTGAACCGGGTGACCGCGTTGTGCCGGGCGTAGCAGTACCGGCAGCCGTGTGAGCAGCCCTGGGCGATGTTGAGGTTCACCTCGGCCCATTCGGCGGTACCGGTCTTGCGCTTCTCGGTCACATCGTCTCCTGCGGGACCAACTCGGCGAGCTTCGCGGTCGCCGCCTCGCCTACCTCGCGAGCATCGCTCCTGAGCCAGTGCTCGTCCTGTCCTGTGGTGTGACAGTCGGCTGCGCCCTCGCGCCACGCGCTGTACAACTCCTCGATGAGGTGCTTCACCAGAGCCACAAGTTGCCTCTCGCGCTCGGCGGTCACGCCTCCTCCTCCTCCTCCTCCTCGCGCTCCCGAGACCGAACACGCAGCTTCGCGAGGAACGGGCCGATGATCGGATCGGTCTTGTTCTCGGCGGCGGCCCTCAAGAGCAGCTCGACCATGCCGCCGGCGTCCTGAAAGGCGCGGACCGACGCCTCGGCCTCTTCGATCGATGCTCGCTGCGCGCACGAGGTGAGGAAGCCGGACAGCCCGTTGCGGTATCGCTCGAAGGCCGCCTTGATAGCGTCTTCGCGGTCCTGGTCGGCGGCCTCAACATCGGTCCTGTTGACCATGCTGGTCTCCAGGATCGACAGGAACTCGCGGATGAGGTTCATCCGCTCCTCCCCCGGAGGAACCGTCCACTCCTTCGGGAGGGTCTCCGCCTCCGGGTGGGGTTCCTTCCAGATGAGACGGCCCTCGCGCATCGTGGCGTCGGCATCGGCGTTGAGCTTCTCGCACACCGACGAGATACCGGCCCGAGCCTCGTCGTCGAACTCGTAGATCGGCATCGGGCCGACCGCCAGATCGATGTTGGCAACCGAGTCGGCGACCAGCTGACCAGCCGCGTCGGGTGGGAGTGCGAGCAACTGTTCAGTCGTGTATGCGGCCATCCTAGTACTCCTCATCCTCGTCGCCCTTGTCGTCGGGAATCGAGATGTGGTCACCCCAGGTCGTGGTCGGCGGCTTGTAGTCGCCCGTGGTGACCCAGAGGCACCCCTGCATGTTGACGGGCATCCCGTTGGGCACGTCGATCATGCCGTCGGTGAACGCGATCACCGCACCGTCGAACCCGTCTTCGTCGAGCAGCTCGAAGGCCGGGCAGAAGTTCGACCCGCCGCCGCCCTTCACCTCGATCTCGCACGCCTCCTCGACGGTCATGTCCGTGTGGACCGCCGCGTCGCAGACGATCGCGCGTATCTCGCAGCCCATCTCGTCCATGATCCCCTGGGCCTCGGACATCCCGCGCCGGATCTCGCGCTGGCTCATGGAGCCGGAGCTGTCGAGCAGGAAGACCACGTCGGCGTAGCCGCCCGCGCACTGCGAGGGGAGGATCGTCCCCAGGGAGTAGGACCGGCGGTTCGGCCGCAGGAACGAGTAGTCTTCGCGACGCCCGTTCTCGCCGCACCACTTCCTGAGCAGCTCGGTCCAGTCGAGCTTCGGGTGAAGCAGCTCGTCGATGTAGCGGCGCAGGCCGGCCGGAAGCGTGCCCTTGCTCTTCGAGCGCTGCTCGTGGTGAGCCGCCGCCTCGGCGAGCGTCATCTTCCACTCGTTCTCGAGCTTCTTCTGCGCCGAGCGGTCGCCGCGCGCCGCCTTCTTGCCGTTGGGCGTGCCGGCCAGGTCGTCTCGGCAGTCGCCCCAGCCCTCTCCACCCGCGCCGTTCGTGTCGACGGTGATGGAGCCGCCACCCTTGCACTTGATCTCCGTCTTCCCGGAGCCGTTGTCGCCCTTCATGAGGTAGGCGTAGATCTCCTCCATCGACATCCCGTGGAACTTGGGGTCGAGGAGCGCCCCCTTGGGCAGCTCGATCTCGCCGCACGCCATCTCCTCGATCCAGAAGTTGAAGGAGAGGTCGTGGGCGATGTTGGCGAGCAGGTGGTGCCGAGTGCCCTTCCGCGCCCAGAACAGGAGGGCCGGGTGGAGCGCCTCGTGGGCGACCACGCCGGCGATCTCCTTGTCGGAGAGCGTGGCAAGGTACTCGACGCTGAAGATGGCCGTGCCGTCCCGGGAGATCCCGGCCGTCTTGATCCCGTCTTCGGGCCGCGCGGCGCGGGGAGCCATGTTCATGGCGATCCGACCCAGGAAGGGGAGGCGCGCGACGAGCCTCGTGCGCGCCTTCCCGATCACGTAGGTGACATCGATCGCTGGGGCTTCGGAGCCGCTCACTTGGTCGACTCCGCGAAGAACTTGAGGACCGCGAGAACCCTCGGATCCTTCTTGTTCTTGTCGGCGGCGTCCACCAGCTTCGAGACGTCGCCACCGTTGGCCTGGAAGACCGAAACACCAGCCGCCACGCACTCACGGCTCTTCTGGGAGACGTGCGCCAGGGCGAGGAGGAGCTTGATGTAGATCTTCTTGTCCTTGTCCTGGTTCATGGCGGCGAACTCGCCGAGCGCCGTGACGAGCGCGGCCAGCCGGTCGGGCTCCTCGGGCGGGTGAGGCATCGCCTTCTCGGGATCGTCGAGCACTGCCTTCGGGTTCGGCAGCTCCTTCTGGAGCTTCACGAAAGAGACGAACTCGGTCCCGACGCCGGACCCGACCAGCCCCTCGGCCACGGCGCGGAGCGGACCGAAGTCGCCCTTCCCGAACTTGAGCGCATCCTCGTAGAGGAGACCGAGGTTGTGCCAGCTCCGGGGGGTGGCGAACTGACCGTTCTCCTTGTCCGCCTGGTTCGGGAGCTGGGAGAAGAACGCGGGCTTCCACGTGAGGAAGCCGCCGACCACCGGGGGGAGGCTCTGGCTCGCGGCCCAGTACATCCACTCCTCCAGCTCGGGCTCCAGGCTGACCAGGCAGACCCGGTTGCGGAGCGGGGAGGGCAGCTCGCGGGCGCCCGCCTTGTCGCTGGCCCGGTTGCCGGTGAGGATGATCCGCACGTTGGGGCTCAGCTCGAGGTCACCCATGCTGCGCTCCTGGACGAGCTGGAAGCAGGCCGTCTGGACGGCGCGCTGCGCCTGGGTGATGTCCTCGAGCACGAGGACCCCGTAGGGATCGGAGCCGTCCGGCCCAGCCCCTTTGGCGAGCTGGCCGAGGAACTTGGGCGGGCAGAAGTCGGTGAACCGCTGCTCGGTCTTGTCGAACGTGACCGTGACCATGAACGGGACACCGCTCATGTCTTCCGGGAGGTGGCCCGTCAGCTCCCGTCTGACGGTCAGACCAGTCGTGCCCACCTTGGCGGCGCGCGCCTGCTCGGCCGCCCCGATCGCCTGGGCGAGCGCCGACTTTCCGATGCCGGGCCGGCCCAGGAAGAACAGCGGCACGCTGGGTGGTAGAACGGCCGCTAAGTTGAGGATCTCGTTGAAGTTCATATCGCTGGTTGTCTCTCCTCTGCACTGGTTCTACCCGGGTCTCGGGCGCGCCTGTGCCAGATTCCGAAAGAGCTGAGGAGGCGATCCGTTTCGTCTCCTCACCCCTCCCAACAACTCAGCGATTCATTCTCACGAGATTTCTGGAAATCAGGTTCCGGCGCCCACCGTAGGGGCCTCCCGGGCCTCCCGGGTCCAGCAGACCGGGCAGCCGGCCGCGTACTCCGAGACCCCGCCCACCTTGATCTGGCCGACCTTGGGCTCCTTGCCGATGTAGACCGACCGGGTGGCGGTGTTGAAGGATGCGCAGAACTGGCAGTCGGCCTTGCAGTCGATCCGATGGTCGGCGCAGGCCACGATCTTGGGCATCGAGTCGCCGAACGGCTCGCCCTCGGAGGTGGCGGGACACCCGGAAACGACTACGTCCGCCCACTGGCGGATGCGCTGGATCGACGGCCAGAGCAGATCTTCGTCGTCCCAGAGAGATGGCTCGTCGATCCAGACGACGTCCGCGCCACAGCTGGAGGCGATGCTCTCGACATCGTCGGCCGACTCGGTATCGAGGCTGGGGAACTCGTCACCGTGCTTCGTGACGAGCGTCCCCAGGCGGTCGCCCTTCTCGGGGTTCTCGGGATCTGGCCGGATGGACCGCACCGGACGGATGAGGATGACCGTCTTTCCGAGACCCTGTAGACGCTGGCAGGTCAGGAGCGCCTTGGTGCTTTTCTCGGCGTGGGTCGGGCCGACGTAGGCGATGAGCAGCTTCATTCCTCGATCCTCACGTCAATGCCCCACACGCCCTTCTCCTCGTAGGGCTCGGAGAGGGCCTCGAACACCTGCCGTGACCCGTACAGGTGGTCCTCGGGGTCGTCCGTCTCGACCCGGAAGAGGTCGCCCATCGCCAGGTCGCGCATCCGCATCCGGCGCTCTTCCCGCTGGCCGTGCTCGTCATCGGCCACGAGGATGATCTGCCGCTTGGTCCGCGTCATCACGCGGCTTCCTCCTCAGTCTGCTCCTCTTCCTCGAGCCGGGCCTCTCGGGCGAGCATCTCGCGCATCCGGCGCCTGGCCGCCGCGTGGTTGATCGGCCTGGAAGCGATCTTCTCCTCCGTCCCGTTGCCGTGGTCAGCTGGACGGCCCATGTTCTCGTCGATCGTGATGATCTCGAAGTTTGCTCCGCAGGCCGGCTTGTCCGGCACTCGCGTCACGACCAGCTCGCCCTCGTTGTCGTTGCTCCAGGGATCGGCGACCTGCAAGGCCCAGTGGACGACCTCGGTCTTGCCGCACTCGAGCACCTCATGATCGGTCTCGTAGGCGATCTCCTGCACGAAGTCGATGGCCTTCTCGGCCAAGTTGCGAGCGACCTGGCGGAAACCGACGAAGCGCTTGATCCGGCGCAGCTTCGGCCTCCTCGAAACACGGCGGTACGACAGCACGATGGGCACTGTCCCGCCTTGCACGACGTTCTCCATGTCGCCTCCTACAGGCCGTTCCAGTCCTTGAGAAAGAGCCGCTCTTCGGCGGCGATCTTGTTGATCTCCTCGTTGAGGTTCTCCACGTCGCCGAACTCATTCCAGTCTACGCGGAGGACGCGAGTGTAGCGCGACATCACGTCGGCGAGCATCTCGTGCTTGTCATGGATGCGGCGGAGGTAGTCGAGGGGCACGCCGGCCTCCTCGGTGCGGGCGCGGCGTTTCATGCGGTCGTGGCAGGTCTTGGGGTCAGTCCGCAGGTAGACGATCACGTCAGGGTAGCGGACAAAGCGCTTCAGCGTCCCGAACGTATCCTCGTAGATTCCCCACTCGGCCGACGTCATGTTGCCGTCCTCGAAGACGGTCCGGCCGAAGCAGCCATCGGCGAAGATCGTGCGGTCCTGCACGACATCGACGCCGTTGTTCGTCAGCTCAGCCGCCAGGGTGTGCTGACGGAACCGAGCCTGGAGCGCGTGCATCTGGAACGTGAACCCCCAGCGCTTGGGGTCGGCGTAGTAGAGGCCGAGCAGCTCCTTGAAGCGTCCCTTGAGCGGCTCGAACAGGACGTGGGTCGGGCCATCGTAGCCGGTACGGAGTCGCGCGAGCATGTTGGCACACTCGGTGTTGTGCGTCACCTGGAAGTTCCCGAGCAGGAACCGGCCGTCCCCGTCGAGTGTGAAGCCGGCGTAATCGCCTCGACCCAACGGCTCGACCGTGAAGCCGAATCGCAGCGGATTCTTCTTCTGCTTGCGTGGTTGGGGCTTCTTACGCTCGACGCGCATAGGCAGGAACGTCATGTCGCCAGAGATGGACATTCGGTAGTAGGAGCGGTCGTAGCCCGGTACGGTCTTGATCGAACGCACAACCCGCAGTCCCAGAGAGCGCGCGACGAAGGTGATGTCGTCGGCGAGATGCTCACCCCGCTGGATGATCTCGAAGGAGCCCTTGCACAGGTGCCCGTCCGTGTCGAGAAGCCCGGCCAGCAGCCTTGCTCTGATCTCGCGCGAACCGTACTTGCAGCGCGCGGGAATGCTGTAGCCGTAGTCCCGCTGCTCCGGCGCCATCAGATGCCGCAGCTTCTCCAGCAGCGGGTTGCCTTTCCCGTCGCGCACGAGCCCGAACGTCGGGCAGCGGTCGGGATAGTCGTAGCGGCTCAGGCGGCACCCCTCGGTTGGAGCGAAGTCGCGCAGGTAGTCAATCAGCTCCTCGTCCGGGAACGTCAGCTGGACACCCTGGCTGAGATCCTTGCGACCATCCCCCAGCCAGAGGCCGATGAAGTAGGGGTCGATCTCCGGCTCGATCACCGGCGGGAAATCGACCGGAACGGTGAACAGCTTTTGTCTCTCACGCCACGTCTTGTCACGTGTCAGGAACTCGTTGAGTGGAATGTCGATGACCTCGTCCGTCAGCGTATCCACGACGGTCAGCACGTGTACGTCGTTGCAGATCCACGACGGCGCGCGTTTCGGCTTGATCTCGAACATGGGGCCGGTGCCGCGAGTCGTCGAGCGCACCTCGCGCGGCTGGCTGTCCGGCCCCATGAGCCGCTGGCCAACCTCGAGTCCACCGGCCTTGACGGTGTGACCATCGTAGAGCAGCACCGGCGTTTCCGGGTCCAGGCACTTCCCTGTACCGATGTTGGCCTCGATCCCAACGAAGAGACCGCGCCGCTCGCGAAGGTGGGGAAGGGCCTGCATGATCGCGTTCGTGTCGATCTCCTGAATCGCCTGCATCTGGGCCTGCACGTCGGCCTCCTCGTGTTCGTCGTCTTTGGGTTGGTTGGACATGCTGTTTCCGTCCGATCCGCCGGTCATATACCATCCGCGTCTTTAGGCGTTGTCACCCCCGAGTAGCTCCGCAGCTGTGAAGCGCCGCAGGCACTTCATGCAGGTGGTCTTCTTGCCGCTCTCCTTCATCCGATCGACCACCTTGCGCGAGATGAGCTTGATCTCGCCCTTCTCCTTGCAGCCTGGACAGAAGTAGGCGCCCGAGGTCAGCGCTGACGGCTCTCGCGCGTCCAGGCGGGCGAGCCTCGCGCGCGCGATCTGGGCGTAGTCCTCATCCTTGTCGCAGGTCACGAACTGGAAGCCGAGCCTCTTCGCGGCCACTGGCGTCGAGCCCGTCCCGCAGAACGGATCAAGCACGACTCCGCCCTCCTGCGTGACGAGCCGGATGAGGTACTCCATTAACGCAAGCGGCTTCTGGGTCGGGTGGCTGATCACCTCGTCCTTGTGCTCGTCGTGCTCCTCGAAGCTGTCACCCTCATGGTTGAAGACCAGCTGACAGCGGCGGCAGTAGGACCAACGCTCCTTCGTCGCTGCCTTGGGCGTATAGAAGAAGCGGCAGCTAGCAGCGAGCTTTTCTTCTACGGTAAGCCCGCATGTAGGCGTTGTGTTCGGATGACGCGGATGGATCGTCAGAAAGAAGCGGCTTGCGCCTCCTGCGTCATCGAATCCGGTTCTTGGCTGTAAGGATCCCACGCGACCTTTACCGCTATCCGCGATAGCCGGACTGGCCGAACGCCGGATGGCAATAGGATTGGTGGGTACGGTGCTCTGGCTGCGCCCACTCTGCCGATCAAGCTCGGCGACCGGACAGCCAGGCGCGCACTCGTACTCCTGGACCTCTTCCTTGCCATCGTCGTCGGCGTAGGTCTGATCTTCGCCGCGCTGAGTGCGAGCCTTCAGGTTGATCCGCTGGTCTGCACCATCCTCCGGCAGGTTGCGCTTCACCGCCGTTCCGGTGCGTACCCGCTTCGATCCGACCAGCTGGCACTCGTCAGTAGCACAATGAACGAACCATTTGCGCCATCCAGCCGGAATCAGTTCACGGATAACTTCAAGGCGCGCACTTGGGCGCGTAGCCGTTTGTTCTCCGCCCGAATTCTTACAAGTTCTCGTTCCACCTTCCGGTGGTCCTTGCTGTGGTCTCTCCGATCCGTGACTTCCAGGTTCCTCGGCCGGTTGTCGTCCTTGATCCCGTTCCGGTGGTGAACGATCTCCGTACGCGCCAGCGGTCTGCCCAGCGTCATCGCGGCAACCGCCCTGTGCTCCAACACGTACTTGCCCTTCACCATCTTCCGAGCGAACGGTCGCAGCGGTTCTGGGAGCACTTCGATCATCACGTGCAGGTAGCCGTTGCGGTCCTTGTATCTGCCGCCCTTCCACTGCGACGAATTCTCCCGCAGGAACTTGCCCGTCGCCGCGTCCGCCATCTTCTTGCGAGACGCTTTCGTGTGGCGTTTCCCTAGTCGGCTGAGGTTGGCCTTCGCATGGCACGCCCGCGAGCAGTACTTCCTTCGCCCGTTCCTCGCCCATGCCGGTGTGACCTCGAAACTCCGCCGGCAGTGCTTGCAGGTGATCTTCACCCACTGCACCTTGCGCTTCTTGCGGCGCGCTTGTCCAGCGCACGCCTGAGTACAGAAGCGTCGTTTCGCGAGCCGCGCCGGCATCCCGCGCATCAGCTCTCCGCAGTGCTCGCACGGCTTCGTCAACGCGGTAGTAGGCATAGATCGTGGCACGCTGCTCCTCCGTCGCATCGGGTACGAGCGTGTACCAATCATACTCGATATGTGAGAGGATCACGTTCGATGGCCACCGTCCGTCCTTCGACTCGCACGCGATGTTCTTGAAGCCGCCTTTGTGGCAGGGAGAGCCTCCCTTGCCCTTCGGGTAGCTCCAGCCTGGGTTCGGGCCGACGCGTGCCGCGTCGATGTTCAGCGCGCCTGTTCCGTGTTCCAGAACGTGGTCGGCGTACCGGCCGTTGAACGGCTTGCGGGCCAGCACGATCGGCTCGTGCGCCGGCTTGAGAGCTGTTCCCCAGCCCTTCCATGCCGCACCTTCCTCGGTCGCCGGCTCATCCCGGATCGTCCGGCCGCCGCGCCTGTCCTTGCTCGAGATCCCCCTGTTGGTCGTGTGCTCACGCCGCCGGCCCTCGCCAGTGCGGACCTCGTCGTTCGCGAACTTGATCGCGTGCGAGTCCGAGCGGCCGGTCGTCAGCAGCGCGTCGATGCCCTTCGAGATGTTGTGCGACTTCGGGAAGCCGGTGCCTGTGAGCCAGTCGATCTGGTCGTAGACCTCGAAGCCGGCGAACCGGATCGCCATCACGCCCCAGTCGAATGTGCGCGTCCCGAAGAATGACATCAGCCAGGCGCCGGGCTTCAGGACACGGTAGACCTCGCGCCAGAGCGTCGGGCCGGGGACGAACCTGTCCCACTCGTTCTCCATGAAGCCGCCGCCGGCCGGCGCGAAATCCTCACCGGCGAGCCAGGCGCGCATGACCTCAGCTGGATCAGGCTGGTGGACGCCCAGGCCGTACGGGCTGTCGGTCACACAGGAGTCGATGCACTCGTCGGGGAGCTGCCGCAGGTACTCCGCAGCATCGCCAACCCCGACTGCATTCAGGTAAGACACCAATGCCCCCGGCCCGTCGCTTACTCGCCGTCATCCCCCGGGCCAGAGTCTACCTCGTCCTTCAGACGTTGGGCGATTTCTTCGAGCTTCTCGCGCATCGAAGCGCAAGCCGCGTCAAACTCGTCGATTACACCATCGACGATCTCAGCCGCCTCGCCGATGACCGGAGCGCGCATCTCGCGGCGCAGCTCGGCCGCTCGCTGTCGGATCTCCTGGAGGACGCGCTCCTGAGCGCCGGACCGCAGCCGGTTGTAGGCTTCCTCGACCTTGTTGAGCTTCGTCTCGAGTTTCGCCATGCGCTTGATGGCGGCATCGGCCTTCTCGCGCTCGCCCTCGGCTAACGCCTTCCAGGCGTTGTCAACCGTCTCGAGAGCCTCCTGGGCGCGCGGAGGGTTCTTCGCCACCAGGGCCTCGCCCGACATCTGTACGGCGTCCACGAACCAGTCGGCCCTGACCCGGGCCGCGTCCTGGACGGCCGATGACCATCCATCACGCGCCTTGAGCACTGGAACGCCCCACACACGGCCCATCTCGTGCGCCTGCTTCGAGAAGTTGTGGGAGACGGCTATCGTACAGACGACGATCGCGTCGGCCGGCTGTGTGTCGAGCCGGCCCTTGCCTCCCTGTGTCTGCTGGTCGATCAGCTCGATGTCGAACGCGTTGCGTGCCCAGACGGGGATGTTCTTCTCCTTACCACCGATCACGAGCACGCGGCGGCGTAACGGACCAGACGGCTGATCGCCGTTCCTGTTGGACATGGTGTCCTCCAAGGACCGTTCTACCCGGCGTCGGCCACATCTCGGCCAAGATCGGCCAGGGCCTCGACAGCATCAGCTGGCCAGCGCGGCTTGGTCTCGCGCGTCTTGAGCGTCGTATCGGTGACCTCGACGACCTCGGCTTCCCAGCCGTCCGAGACCAGGTGCTTGAACCTGTTGACGATCTTGGAGAACCGCCGCGCCCAGGGAACGCTGTCGAACTCCCACGCGTCGTCGATGTTGCACGTCGTGTACCACGACCTGTCGGGCGTTATCCGACCATTCTTCCAAGAGCGCCCCGTCTCGGTGGCCGCAGCCCATACGCAGTTCAGGTCCCCGTCGTCGTCCATGCGCTGGAAGCGCAGGAGAATCCTGGTCGTTGCGCTGTCCTGGATGGTCTCGCGCTCGATCATGCGACCTCCGCTTCCTCCGCCTCCTTCATCTCCTCGGTCAGCACTGACAGGCCGACCTCGGCGAGAGCTGAGATCACGTCGAGCGGGTAGACGCGCCGGGCCGTGCGCCTGATCGTGCAGACGACCTCCAGCACCTCCAGCTTGTAGCACCACTTGAGGAGCTGCTTGGACCGGCCGACGATCTTCGAGTACTTGAGCGCTTCGCCAACGCTCTCGAACCGATGGGCAAGCAGGATGTTCTTCGTGTCGCCCCACTTCCGTCGCGGCCGATACTCGCCGCTGCGGGCGTCCCACCGCTCACCGTCGCTCTCGCTTTCCAGATAGACCATCTTGTTGATCCACTTGTAGAGAGGCTGGCCGGTCGTCTTCGACTTCAGGCGAACTCTGACGGTCCTGCCGTTCTTCTGCTTCTTCCGCGTCCTGCTGATTCTCGCCCGCTTGGTGTAACGCAGCACGAAGTACGACTCTCGCGCGTCGGTGATGACCTCAGCCACGCTTCTTCCCCTTCTCCGTTTCCGCGAGACGCTTGACGATCCACTGGCAGACGTCACCGTTGTGGCGGTAGCAGTCGCCCGACTCGTGACGAAGGAGCAGATCGGCATCGCGCACGATCCCACCGTTCAGGTGCTCGCGCTTCGGATCGCGGATCTCTAGCAGCTTGCCCTTCCGGCCCTTGCCGGGCCATCGGAGCCGCGACCCCTGGACCTTTCGATCCGTGCTCGTAGTCCAGTTGCGCAGAGTCACGCGCAGGTCAGGCCGGGTCTTTCGGATGAACTTGACGAGCGTGGTGAGACGGGGCGGGATCGGTTTCTCATTGAACCCCGGCATCCACTTGGCGCCGGCCTCGATCCGCTTGCGCAGATCCTCGTCGCTCATGACGCCCTCCCTACGGTCGTCTCGAACAGGAACGGGAGCCCGTCGCAGCCAGCATCCCAGACGTCCTGGGCAGTGAACGTCGCGGCCCACGCGTCCACGTAGACCGACCACGGGCCGAGGTGGTTGCCATCATCGGCCGCCACGTGCTCGGGCACGAAGCGGACCGTCTGATCCTCCTCGACGAACACCAGGAATCCGTCGCCCCACTGCGGGTGCGTCGCGGTCATCAGGCCCCAGTCTTCGACGTGTCCCAGCTTCACGAGTAGCGCTCCCACGGCTCGAGCTGCCTGGCGTAGCGCCCGCGATTCCGCCCTCGACGCTCGCGCCGGAACAGCCGGCCCAGCTCGTCGTGGAAGCGGCGCGGATCGAAGGTCGTGTCCGAGTCGCGGGCCTGGTCGCCGTACGGGACCGTGATCGGCTCGAGCTGCTCGTCATCCTTCTCGTTGCTCACGATGACCGCGTGGATCCGGCGGAAGCCTTCGCCGTCGATCCCGATCGCGTGCTCGTAGCGTGCGATCTCCCGGTGGCTCTCGTGCCCGAACACGATCGTGCCCCAGCGACCGTCGTAGACCTCGGCCCAGAACACGTCGCTCATCATGGTGCCAGGCAGCTCGTAGTAGCGGTCGTCGAGATAGCGCGTGCGGAGCATGTAGTCGCCGCCGATCTCGGGCGTCGCCATGTGCGGCGTGACCCCACCGTGGACGCAGAACAGGTCCAGCTCGTGGACCACGATGTATCGCGGGAGCGTCTCCATCCAGTCCAGCTCGGCTCGGGTGAGCTGCTGGTAGAGGCGGCGATCCTCGGGTGTCGGGATACGGTCGCGGCCCGGCTTGGGCACCCGCCGGCGGATCCGCACGTAGGCATCCTCGTGGTTGCCGCTGATCACCTCGAGCGAGTGAAGCTCGCCGGACCTGGCTCGGAACTGCCAGGTCATCGCAATGCGGAGGCACGCCTTGGATTCAGGACCACGGTCGACCAGGTCGCCGAGCAGGATGATGCGGTCGACGCCTCGCTCTTCCAGCTCGCCGATCATCTCGGCCAGCTCGCGGGCGTGTCCGTGAACATCTCCTATGATCCCTACTCGCACTAGTCAGCCTCCTTCGCCATTGCGGCCAGCTCCTCGTCGGTCTTCCGCCGCCACGTCCGCTTCTCACGGATGTCGAGTCCCAGGTGCCGCCTCATGATGTAGAGGGCGCGCGTGGTGAGCTGGCTGGGGGTGTTGAGCACCGCGCTCCGGTCGGCCGGGAAGTACACGATCGACCGCTCGCTGTTCGTGACGTAGACCTTGCGCTCGTCGATCTGGACGGTGTAGCCGGCCAGCTCGGCATCGCGCAGTAGCCGTTGGAACGGCTTGGTTAAGGTCATCTGTCCTCCTCATCTCTCTCAACAACCTCGCCGGCTGTTCTCACACGCCAATCCTCGCTCCTCCGGCAAGTGCGGCGAGTCGCTCGATGGCGCTCACCTCGGTGATCTCGTCGGGCTGCGCCCAGTCGCGGAAGCCGTACTCGCCGCGCCAGCGCACGAGCACCGCCTCGCCCGGCCACGACGTGCGCAGCACCTTACCCCGCATCTTCCGCTGATCGTCGCTGAGGCTGTTGCCGAGGTCGTTCTCGAGCCACCGGACGATCGTGCCCTTCTCGAAGACGATCTCGTCCATCGGGTCGCTCACGCGCTCACCTCGTGAAGCCGCTCGGCCAGGTTGGCGAGGTAGGAGCTGTCTTCGACCCGCTCGATCCAGTCGGCCGGCACGCCGCGCTCCTCGTCGAGACCCCACCAGGCCCCTGCGAGAGCGCCGGCGATGCAGCCGATCGAGTCGGAGTCGCCGACCGTGTTGGCGCCGTAGCGCACGGTCTCGACGTACCCCTCGCCGCGCTCGTGGGCGAGCAGGAAGCAGTAGAGCGAGCTGGCCAGGGCCTCGTCGCCGTGCCAGCTCTCGCCGAGGCCGCCCTCGAACGTCTGGACATCCCAGGGCTCGACCTCGCCGTTCACCGTCGCCTCGACGGCCGCCGGCACGCGGTCGAGGAGCTGCCGCAGGTTCTCGTCCAGGTCGTCGCCCGCGAAGTGCGCCAGCGTGATCATGAGGTTCTCGGGCTCGACCTGGCCAGTCGCCAGAAGGTGGACGGCGAGCGCACCCAGCTGCGCGGCCTGCCACGCCGACGGGTGCCCGTGCGTGCAGATCGCCTGGGCCTTCGCGATCTCGAGGATCGTCTCGGGCTTGTCGTAGACCAGGCCGACCGGCGCGGTTCGCATCACGCCGCCGCAGCCCTTCGAGCGCTTGATGCCGCTCTCGAGCCAGTGAGCACCGCTCTCGAGGTTCCGGCAGCCGCCCATGCACGTGCTCCCGGGCGCGCGGCCAGACTGGTCGGAGCGCAGCCACATGATGAGGTGCCTCACCACGACCGGCATCACGAAGTGAGGATCGGACATGTCGGCCGTGCAGACCGGGTGCCCCAGCAGGCGCGCCTCAGCTCGCGCGCGCTTGACCTCGCCCGCCGCGTCGATCAGCCCCTCGGCGATGGCGATCGTCATGCACGTGTCGTCCGTGAAGTGGCCATCAGTCTGGACCAGGTTGCGGATCCCCGCCTGACCGAACCGACGGCGGATCCCCTCCATCCCCATGAACTCGGTCGGCGCGCCGAGGGCGTCGCCGCACGCGAGTCCGTAGAGCACGGCCTTGATGGTGTTGAGGTGCATCAGATCTCTCCGTTCCAGGCGAGGCAGTTCTCGCTGCCATCGCACGCTTCGAGTCCTTCGTTCATGCGCTCTCGCAGGTCCCGCCAGACCTCGACTGAGCACTCATCAGGGGCCTGTGAGGAGACCAGCTCGTGCACGCCGCTGTAGGCGAAGTGGAAGCCGTCGGGGGCGGTGACCGTGACCTCGATACCGTCCAGGTGACGGCCCTGATCGACCACGGCCCCGAGATCGGCGGCCATCTTCAGCACTCGCTGCTTGGGTGTCACGCGATCCTCCTTCATCCCTCTCAACAACCTCACCTCCTGTTCTCACGGTTCTACCCAGGACCGGTCCGGCGCGGCCCGGAAGCCTGGGTATAACCCCTGATAGCCCAGCAACATCGGATTTCCGTGTGAGAACCGAGAGCGGAGTTGTTGGGAGGGGTGAAGGAGGAGTCAAGTGGGACTCAAGAAGGTCAGCAAGAAGACGCTCGCGAAGAAGACGCTCACGGACGGGATCCAGGTCCCCTGGAACCTGTGCCTCGACTACCTGCTCGCCGGGCGGGCGGTCGTCACGCTCGTTGACGTTGCCACCACCAAGCGGCACACCTACTTCGTCTCCCGCGCCGTGGACGAGGTGAAACAGGACGACGGGACGACCAAGGAGATCGAGAAGGACCGCTGGTTCGTCCACGTGCTCCACGGCTCCGGCGTCAGCCGGCGCTACTCCTACATCGGCGTGATCGACGACGTGCACGGCGTCCGCCGGTTCCGCACCACGAATGGGACCAAGACGGCCGCGACCGCCGAGAACATCAACCTGATCGGCGACACGACCAAGTGGCTCGTGGACGGCACCGACGCGTCCCACAAGATCAAGTTCTGGCACCGTGGCTTCTGCGCTCGCTGCTGCGCGGAGCTGACCGTGCCCGAGTCGATCGCGACCGGCTTCGGCCCGGTCTGCGCCGCCACGATGGGGATCGAGATGAAGAAGGTCGCGCCGAGCGCGATCGAGAAGCTCGCCGCGCTCTCGCCGGTCGAGGGCGAGGGCGAGCCGGCGCCGGTCGAGGAGGCGCCCAAGCCGATGGCCCAGGTGGTCAAGGACGCCTTCGACGCACTCGAGGTCGAGACGGACTGCGGACACGAGCCCGAGGCGCCCAAGGAGAAGGCCGCCAAGGTCGTCGAGCTGCCGGCCGCCGATCCGCTGCGGCCCGTGGCCGAGGCACTGGCCAGCATGAGCGTGGACGAGATCCACGCGTGGCTGAAGCAGCTCATGCCCGCCGCGCCGGCCAAGAAGGAGACGGCGTGAGCGCCGCTACAGGAACCACGCTGGGGCTCGTCCGCAAGGGAGGCGAGTCCCGGCCCGGAAGTCACCGCTACCAACCTGAGAAGGCGGGGTAGAACCTACCCCAGGAGAGGATGTCCAGTGCCCAAGCTGCTCTTGACCAGCTACAAGTTCTACGACGCGATCGTGGGGCGGGTCAGCGCCGACCTGGCCGAATGGCTGCACGATCATGAGAAGAAGTGGAAGACCCAGGTTCGCTGGGATCTCCCCGACGACGACGCGAGCCGCGCCGAGGAACTCGTGAGCGTCCTGTCGTCGCTCGCGGCCGATCCGAAGACGACCGGCAAGCGCGGGAAGGCCATCGACCGCCTGATCAGCGAGATCCGGGACGTGTACCCGGAGCCTGCGCCCGCTGCGGCGGCTGAGCCCGAGCTGGGCGAGGTGATCGAGGAGATCCTGAGCGGCAAGCGGGACGCCGGGATCCTGAGCGGCGATGGGGTCGACCCTGTCGCGCTCGATCCCGAGTCTCAGGCCCTCCTCGACGCCTCGATCGAGAACCTCCAGGCGGCCGGAATCGGCGTCGACTCGATCGAGATCCAGGCCGAGGATGGGACGACCATCCTCAAGGCCGAGGTTCCGAGCACGGCCGGCGACCAGGCGGCCTCCCAGGAGCCCGTGGAGGCGCCCCAGGCGCCCGAAGAGGTCGCGCAGGACTCGAAGGTCGAGCCGGCCGAGAAGGTCGCTCAGAAGGCCCCGCAGGCCGCTCCCGAGCCGGTCGCCCCCGCCGCGCCCCCGCCCCAGAAGCGGGCCGGCTACCTCCTCGCCGAGCTGTTCAACTCGCTCAACGGGGGTTAGGCGTAAACCATTGATCTTCGAGAACTTGACGAGCTGGAACACCGAGGATCTGCGCCAGGTCTTGGACCTGGCGCTCTCCGTTGCCAACGACCGGGGCAAGAAGATCGTCCTCCGGGTGGACACCCCGATCGTGGCCCGCCACTACACGGCCCGGAAGGGGCTGGTCGCGGCTACCTTCCACCGCGAGACCCGGTCGTGCATCCTCCGGCTCCGCCGGCCCGGCCGGGTGGAGGTCGAGGCCGTAGACGCGCTCGCGAGCATCGCGGACGGAGGGATCGGCCGGATGCCCCGCGCCATGGTCGAGTACATCTTCCTGGCCGGGGTTGCGCTGGCGACGGGCCGGTCCTACCGAGACGGCTGGCTCCAGTTCGCCGACCGGATCGGGCCGCCGCCTCCCGAGCTGGCCCACCTCCGGGTCCGCGCCTCGCGCACCAGACACCGGCGAGCGCCCGCGTGGCTCGGTCGCCAGCTGGAAGCGGCCGAGCGCGAGATGGCCCGCATCCACGATCGCTGGAAGAGCGAGGTCGGGTTCCAGCAGCAGAAGATCGACGCGATCAAGAAGAAGCTCGCCAGCGCCCAGGACTAAGAGAGAACGCGAGCGCCCTCTCGAGCGCCCGCGTCCTCTGTGGGGTAAAGGTAGGTCAGTAGCCAAACGAGGGCGCCCCGCATACACGGGAACGCCCTCGTGAAAGGAGGTTCATAAAGCCGACTAGGAGGGCCGCCCCTAGTAGATGCCCTGGACCTTGGCGTTGGCGTTGGCTGCCGACGTGGCCGGGTGGCTGTGACGCCGGGCGGTGAGCCAGCCGTTCCAGGTCGCGCCCTCGACGGTGATGTTGCCCGCCGGGGACTTCATGTGGAGCTGGATCTGGTGCTCGCCCTGGATGAGGCGGACGGTACGCTCGAGGACGAGCGCGTCCTCCTGGTCGGCGACCGAGGGCATCGACTTCCGCACCAGCCCATCGGTGAGCGGGGCCATGTCGATTCCGTCCACGAAGAAGGTGGCGTCGACCATGCCGTCTCCCGCGCTGTGGGACAGCGTGAGGAACGCCTTGAGGTCGATGAGCATCTCCTCTTCCTCGACGGTGAACTTGAGCGACGAGATGAGGCTCGCGCCCGTGGTGTAGTTGAACGCGGTGATGCCGGTAAGGACGACATCGGCAGTGATCGGAGCTTCGCCGAGCATGATTCTCTCCCTGTCTTCCTGTGTGCTTCTACGCTGTCGCGCGGAGGTTCAGTTCAGCTGGCCGGCCAGCCTTACGGCTTGCCGGTGTCGCCCTGGTTGAGGCCGAGCTTGTAGTTGGCCGTGATGACCTGGTCGTTGAGCGCGCCGCCGGAGTTGTTGTAGAGGGTCATGCGGATGAACTCGCCCTCGCGGAGTGTGATTCCGGGGAAGCTCCGCACGGAGGTCGCGACCACCGCGTGCGGCTCGCCCATCAGGTCGAGGAACGCGTCGCTCGCGGTCGGAAGCACGTCGGTGTCGAAGTTGACGATGTAGCGGATGTGCGCGATGTTCGTCGGTGCTCCCGTGGGGAACAGCGCGGTCTCCGCGCTTGCCACGGCCTTCTGGGCCGGCGGCAGCATCTTCATGATCTCGATCGTCCGGCAGTAGACGTTCGCGAGCTTCAGCGTGGCGGGCAGCTCGACGGTGCAGTGCCCAGCGCTGTACTCGTCGCGAGCCGGCGGCGCGATCACGTGATCCGCGTTCTCCGCGTAGGGAACCGGCGCCGGATCGGTGGTCTGCGGACGGGGAATGTCGAAGGTCGTCGCGGCAGTGTTCGGGAAGCTCGCCGTGACGGCCGTAGTCGCCTGAATCCTGGTAACGGTCATCTCTTGCTCCTTGCGAGACGGAACCTCTACGTCAGGGTGACATTCTAGGCCCGTCGAGTTGGGGGGTCAAGCCGATTAGAACGTGTCCTTCTGTGCCTTCTGCGGGTTCTCTGCTGGTCTACACGGTGTACTCGAAAGCCGCAACCAGCTGACCGGCGAAGATGCTCGAGTAGGCTGCGGTCGCCCCGGAGGTACCTCCGGTAAGCGTCTCAGCAGCAGTGAACTGGCCGGATACGTCGACCACTCTCAAGAAACCGTCCTTCACAGCAGCAACAACAGCTGTCGCACCCGAGGTTTCTCCTGTGATCGTCTCCTGCTCTTGGAACGGGCCGTCGGTCACCTCACCATGATTGATCCTGGTACCGCGCCGGCCGTTGCTGTTCTCCACCGTCACAGCTACTGCGCCGTCCATGCCCGGAGTACCTAGAGTCGCCCTTGCCGCAGACGTACCGCCGAGGATTTCCTCCCCGTCCGACATATCACCTGAGAACGTGTCGCACCTGAGCGGGGCCGTCTCCTTCACGACAGCGGTCGACGACGAGGTCTGCCCGGTGACCGTCTCGTACTCCGAGAACGCTGGGATGGTCGGGTCGGCGTCGAGGTCGGCCGAAGCGCTCGACGTGCCGCCTGTGATTGTCTCCCCATCCTCGAAAGCGCCAGAGACGGCCTTCACCATGAGATAGCCCGACTCAACCTGCGTCACCTCGCCGGTGGCTGCGCTGGTGCCGCCCGTGATGTCCTCGCCGACCTGGAAGGGGCCGTCGGTGACGGTACCGTGAGACAGCTTCGTATGCTGGTCGACCACGTCCAGCTTGATCTTCCCTGCTGGCGTGTCGACGGTGAGCTGGGTACCGCTGTCGACGCCCACGCCGGTCCCTGGAACGCCGTCGAACTTCACCACAGGGTCTTCTACGTCGAAGGCGTGCCCGTGGACGGTCACCTCGGTACCGCCAGCAGTACCGCCGCTCACGCTACCGCTGATCGAGTCGATCCTCGGCTTGGACTTGTTCTCGAACTCGACGTTGCCGTCCTCCGAAGCCGGCATCCCGTCATCGCTCACGACGACCTCTCCGCCGCACACGTCGCACGGGAGCTTGATCGGGCTCGAGCTATTCGCGTTGTTCTTCCAGCTCTGGCAGAACCTCTCGCTGGTCAGATGCGGAGGCCGGGTCGCAGTGAGGAGCACCTTGCACCCGTAGAGACACGACAACTGGATCTGGTCGACCGACATCGCTACCTCCTAGACAGCCCGCCAAGTAGCGAGGCCGTTGACCCCAACTCTACCGGCCGCGCCAGCAGCGCCCGGGACCGCAGTCCCGCCAGACGTCCAAGCTGTGCCTCCGGCTCCACCGGTCCCGGCTGATCCTCCATTGGCGTGAACAAAGGATCCGTTCACATTCGTCGGCGTGCCCCTGTAGTAGACGTCCACCTTGCCGCCGCTCCCGCCGTTTCCACCGCCACCGCCACCGCCACCGACAGCATTGGCCGAGTCTGGACGTTGACCGGAGCCTCCTTGCGCGCCACCACCGGCGGCACCGCCGTCTGCCGAGACCCTGCCCGACCCCCCGATCGTAAGATCGCCGCCAACCCAGAGTTCAAGGAGTCCCCCGCCGGCTCCGCCAGAGCCTCCGCCTCCGCCCGAACCTGCGTTGAGCGAGGTGGGCGGCGTCGTACCGTTCGCGCCATTGCCGACGTTTGTTCCCGTCTGTTCGCTCGGGTTGAAAGTCCCGCCTGCCCCGCCGACGTAGTACCCGGCCGAGGGAAAGCCGCCTCCACCTCCACCACCTCCGGGACCGCCGGGACCGCCCTCCAAAAACACGGCCGCCAACTTAGCAGACGCGAGATCGTCCAGCATATTGGCAAGGGCAGTGGGCAGCGTCGTGCCGACAGTGCCCTGCGAGCCCGGATTTGAGCCATTCGATGTTGGCGGCTCAACGCCACCAGCACCGCCTGTCCCGGCGCCGGCCCCGTCCAACATGGAAGACCGACTAGAGCCATTTCCACCGGCACCGCCGTCACCGATATTCGTTACCGGCGTGCCGAAGTAGATGCTGCCACCACTACCGCCACCACTGCCGCCACTAGAGGCCGTTATTCTGTGGTAAGCGCCGCTTGAGTTCGCGCCGGGGAGGCCGTTATTACCGGGATGCGCCTGCGTGGCATCGCCACCAGTACCGCCATTGGCTCCCGGCCCGCCTCTCCCGTCAGCGTGGATCGCGCCGTTGATGGTGCAGTTCTCGCGGACACGCACCACCAGACGACGTCCAACCGCTGCGGTAATGGCGTAGGAGCCGGTCGACAGCGAATTGAAGTTCAGCTCGCCGTACTGGTCGACCATGTCCGTAACAAGCGTGACGTCCCCCAGCGAGCCGTCGCCAAAGTCGATCGGCGGGCTGATGTCAGCCTGGGTCGCAAGATCGCCAATCCTAACTACCATCTACCGCCCTCCAAGGGCTCGCTAGGCGTTGTACTCGTAACCGAAGTGCAGGACGTCCAGGTATTGACCGAGCAGATCATTCACATGCCCGCCGAGCCTCTGGAATCCGAACTGGATGCGATCCCCCGCGCCGAAGGTGCCGGCAGTCAACTGCCTGATCGTCACCTTGGCGGGGCCAGTCGTGTTGTCGGCCACTGAGATGTCTGCGTCCGTCTGCGAGATCGCATTGACGGTCTTCGCCGAGACGTCGAAGACCTCGCCATCTGTTCGCAGCCTGACCACGTTGTTCGGAGACGCAACCGCAGCTCCCGTGCGACAGAGCATGTAGATCGTGAGGTTGCCACCAACGTAGTTCCCTGGAACATCGAATTCGAAGAACTGGCCGCTAGTAGAACCGTCTGGATAGCGCTGGGATCTGGTCCGGGTGCCCGACGTCACGGTCTGAGGCGCAGCGATTCCGCCGATGTCGTCGGTGAACTCGATCAGCCTGGAGTCCGTCGCCGTCCCACCGGACACAGAGTTCCCGGACTCGTCGGTCAGTACGTCAGCGTTCGTCAAGGGGACGGGTTCTCCGGTAACCCGGTTCTTTCCGTAAGCAACAACGTCTGCCATGGCTAGAACACCAATCCGATGACGTGAGCGTCGAGCGTCAGGGTCGTTCCTGTCGCTCCTGTGTCGATGCCGAGCTTGACGATCTGGCCGGCGGTGGCGATCTGGAACTTGCCTCCCGACGGGAATCGCCAAGCGTTCCCGACAGCCAGAAGGCCGGTGAGGATCTGCGAGGCGAAGATGTCATCCTCACCCGCAGCGATGCCAACGCCGGCCGTGGGCGGCGCAGTGATCGCGGTTGCTGTGGTCGGAACGAGAACGACATCGAAGATGATCGCGGTCTTCCCTGCGGGAACGGTATACAGGCTCGTGACCGCCACTGCCTTGCCGTCGACCCCAGACACCAGCGCCAGGCGGCCGACCTGGTGAAGCGTGGCCAGGTTCCCGCTGGGATCGTGGGTCATCGTGACCCCGTCCACCTTGGTAGCGTGGCCGGTCGCGTTGACGGCCATGCCCTTGGTGCCGTCGACCCTGGTCTTGATCCCGGCAGCCGCCACATCGATGCCGTTCGCGGTGTCCGGCTTGACCTTGAGGCCGCTCGCGTCGACATCCATGCCGAGGCTGGTGTTGACCTTGACCTCGCCTACGCCCGCCGCGATGGCGAGGCCCTTGTCGGAGTCGGCGGTCCACTTGCCGATGGTGCCACCGCCCGAGGCTGAAGTGGCGATCGGGACCACGATGCCGATCTGGTTCCACTGGGTCGCGTCCGCGTCCCAGGCGTACTGCTCGTCCTCTGCCAGGACAAGATGCTGCTCGCCTGGCTCGAGGGTCGCGGTCGCCCGGCTGATCCCGAAGTTCCGGCTCCCAGGATCGCTCGAGGGAAGCGCGACCAGGGTCGTATTGCGGTAGTCCAGGTCGTTGGGAACCGTCCCGAAGTCGACGATCTGGCCGGCCGTCGTCGTTCCGTAGAGCCTGTCGTTGTCGCCGTCATCGGGAATGAGCTTGCGGATCAGCACCACGTCAGTGGCGATGGCAGCCAGGTCCGTGTGAACGGCTGCCGCCCAGTACGAGGAGTCGGTCGTGATCTGCGAGGCGAGGTTCGCCAGAGAGGCGGCGGCGGAGCCGCCGATCTGGACCTCGAACGGGAGCGTGGCCGTGGTCTTCCAGGTGAACGTCTCGGCCCCGTCTGTGTCGTTCTCGATGACGACCGTCTCGTTGTTGATCGGCAGGCCGGTGAGATAGAAGATGACGGCCGACTGGATCCCATCGTTGGCGCTGTCCAGCTGGCTCGAGCTGAGCAGGGCCTCCTTCCAGATACCGGTCGCGACATCGTGCTTGTAGGCGACCTCCGCATCGCGGCCCGGATCGGGGAACTTGACGATCCTGTCCGCAGTGGCCGGCTCGTCCCAGTCCATGATGATCTTGCGAACCGCCGCTGCATCTTGCAGATCGACGCTGGTCTGGAGCCTGGCGTTAGTGAGAGTCCGGTCGCTCTGGATGTCGAGGACTTGCTCAGTGGGGAAGGGCGGCATCGCGTCTCCTCTTCCTACGAACCGGCATTATACAAAGCCGTCTGCCGAGCGCCTTTCCGTCAACCGAAGAGCTACAGCCAGTGCTCGTCCACCCAGTCGAGCGTCGGCCTCAGATCGAGATCATCGGCCTCCGCCAGCAGCTCGTCGATCTTCCCGGTCTCGTCCAGGTCCACCGGCTTCTGGAGCTGGGGTTGGATCCGGCGGAACCTGTCCCCCAGGATCCGCTCGGCCGACGTCGTGGCGGCCATGACCGGCGCGTCGAACACAGCCGGCATCAGGAGCCCAGGATCGAGCGCCCACTGGTAGATCCCCCAGTCCATCCCGTCGGCTGCTTGGATCGCCGGCCTGAAGGCCCCGGTGCCCAGCGAGAGCATCACGACACTGTCGAGCCGGAGGCCCTTGATCTGGGTCTCCGTGATCGCGAACGGGGCTGGGTTGTTCGCGAACAGACCCCCATCGGCGTAGCAGCAGCCGTCGGGGCCGGTGAAGCCTGGGAGGTAGGTCGGGGCCGCCGCCGAAGCGAGCCCGACCTCCCATAGGGTCCAGCTGTCGTCATCCTTGTTGAAGAACTTGGGCCGCCACCTGGAGATGTTCAGCGCCGGAACGAGGATGTCCGCGCCGAGATCGCCGACGAGGGTGTCCCCGTATGAGCCCTTGAGCGCCCTCTTCAGCGGCTCAGCGGCGTAGTCGGCCCGCCGCAGCTCGTCGAGCGCGAACCGGTCCCAGAAGTCACGGTGCGAGAAGATGTGAGGCCCAGTGTCCTCGTACAGCTCGACGATGTCGTGAGCCGACAGGCCCTTTGCGAGCGCGAGCGCGAGGATCGAGCCTGTGGACGTGCCCGCGAACATGTCGGTCTTGGCAGCGAAGCCGGGACGAGCTTCGCCCAACCGCTCCACGATCCGAGCGGAGAGGATGCCGCGAATGCCGCCACCATCGAAGCTGAGGATCCTATACATCTGACTCCTACAAGGTGATGTTGTGGGCGACATCGTTGCCTGTACCGACGCTAATCTCAGTCGTGTGACCGGAGACTACGTTACCGACGCACGTGCAGTTGGTGGCCCCGGAGAGATCGATCCCCTTACCCGCTGCGCTGTTGTTCTTCACCTTGTTGTTGCTCACGACAGACCGATCGTCGGCAACGATCCCGTGCCCTCCGTTGTTCTCGACGCGATTGCCCTCGATCACGCAGTCGGGGTCATTGCCACACTGGATCCCAACACCCGTGTTCCCGATCACCTGGTTGTTCGCGAGCACGCCATCGTCGCCGCCCTGGATCCCGACACCTCCGTTCTCGCCGATCAGGCAGCCCTCGACGAGGTTGTACTGGCCGTCGTAGTCGATGCCGTCGCCACCGTTACGGCAGATCATCCCGGAAGCGATCAGGGTGGCCTTCGTGCCCGGCTCTGTGTTCGCCCCCTTGCCGTTGTTGTCACAGAACTGGCTGTCGGTGACGTTCGTCGCCTCGGTGGCCCCGTCGACCATCAGGCCGTCGCCACCGTTCTGGACCGCGACACACTCGGCGAAGATGCACTTCTCACAGCCCGTGAGCTGGAACCCGTGGGACACACTGTTCTGCGCGTATCCCGCCTGAAGCTCGATCATCGTGCACGAGGTCAGCTTGACGCCGACACCGCCGACGTCCTCAGCACCACCGCCCAGCAGGAACGCGGCAGTGCAGTCGACCAGCTCTAACCCGTGCGACCCGTGCTTCTTGCTGACGATCTTCTCCAGCACAGCGTGCTGAATACCCCGCAGGTAGATGCCGACGCCGAGACCACCGACGACGATCAGGCTGCTGATCGTGAGACCGGCAAACATACCGCGAGCCTCGTAGGCGATCCCAGAGATTGCCCTGCCTCTGAAGGTCGACTGGAGTTCGAGGTGCGTGTCGTCGGTGATCGAGGCCACCAGATGGTACGCGGCGTGTAGCCGGATGAAGACGTAGTTCGTGCTGGGATCCGGGAGACTGGTGAAGCTCGTCCCGACACCGGTCACCGTGGTCGATCCATTCGGGACCGAGACAGTGCCCGCCGTCTCCTTCGCCGCTCCGGCGTCGGCCTTGATCTGCGACGCGGTGCCGGCGAAGTAGATCAGCGTCTCGCCAGCCGTCTCCCCCTGGAGCACACCGCCTGAAGGCATGACGATGTCCGACGTCTCGACGTACGTGCCATTCTTGACGAAGACCGTTCGATTCCCCTCGGCGAACGCCTCGGCGATGCTCTCGTAGTCTCCCCTTCCATCCTTGGCAACAGTTGCATCGAACTGCCTGGTGGCCGGATGGTCCTTAACTGCTACGCCGGTCATGAAACTACTCCACAGCCGCCGCCCAGATAGCGGCGCTTGTCGGCTGGGTCAGGGTACCAGCCGTCGCTGGCAGTGTCGTCCCAGCGGACGCCTCAAAGTAAAGCGGCCAGAACCCGCCAGAGCCGCTGCCGGTCGCCCTGAACGACGGCTGACTCGCATCGCAGATGAACGCGACCCAGTAGTAGCCACTCGTTGGCACGAGATAGGACGCAGTCAGCGGAACCGTGTTGGTCCCCGGCGTGTTCGTGTTCACCTGCGCCGTCTCAGCGACCTTCGTGTTCGGCGTCCCGGTTGGGCTCGTCGGGGTCGCCTGAGAGTAGAGACCAAGCCTGATGTACCTGGTCGTCGACCCGCCACCGACGACGTTGCACTTCATGTTGTTGATCGTGATCCCGGCTGGGAGCCACACCCTGGCGTACTGGACAGTCGAGGTCGAGATCGAGCCGGCGGTCTGCACCACGCCACGACTGAACGTCGCCCATTCACCAGGCTGATCGACTGGGGACGGATTGAGCCAGTACCGGGAGAGTCTGGCGTCAGCCCGCGCCTTGGGAATCGCATTGGCTGCTGGAGTGGCAGTCGCAACTTCGTCAACGCCGTTGTGCTGGTGCGATGTCGCGTGCCCCGTCGGGGTCCTCGCGTCGCTCAGACGACTGTCGTTGCCAGCACACGATTGCTGCGCCCCAGTACCGAGGGTTCTGAGCGATCCCGTGGCGGCAGCAGCATCCACTGCCATAGCGTCTGTTCCACCAGGCTGATGGCGAGCTGCGTGCAGGGCGGCCGGAAACGTCCCTGTATTTGGCGCGAGATCGACATTCTGATCAGGCATAGCCAGCACACGCGTTGCGCCAGCGGCTACCGATCCAGCGTCCAGCCGGACGCGCTTTGTGGTAGTAACCGGATCCCGGACCAACTCGGTCGTGTCATCGACCGGGAAGGTCACGGGGGACTGAGCCGCTAGGCTCTGCTCCTTTGTCTGATCGTCCCCGTCGATGTTGAGGAGCAGGTCGTCGGCCGCTATGTACGACGCCACCTCCCGGTCGTTCTGTATTTCGGACACGCTCGCGTAGTCAGTGAGTGTGACCTGCCCACTGGCCGGGATCTCCTGGTTCGGAACCGGGAGCTGTGTCAGCGCGAGCGCCCCAGCTGTCTGGTTCTTGCCGATGATCACACTCATGCGCGCCACCTCACCCGGACCCAGCCGTGTCCGTTAGTGGTCGTGTTGCCTCCGGCCTTGTTCCGCACGGCCAGAACTACGCCTTGATTGAAGTTCGAGTTCAGATTGCTGACATGACCCGATAAGGCAGTCGAAATCAGCTCCGCACCCGTTGCCGCACCTCCGGCGACGACTTCGAAAGTCGCGCTGTCGGTATCCGCCCTGGTATAGCCCAGCGCGACGACGGTCCCGTTGAAGTAGGCCGGAAAGCCGTCTGTAGCGGAGAACGCCAATCCGTCGATTCCACGGTAGTAAGCGCCTGGCCCGACGTTGCCGTTTCTTCCGAAGTAGATGAGCCCTTCGACAGCGGACAGCCACTTCGCGCGAGTCGCGTCGTAGCGCATCTCCATGTCGAGAACCGTGTTGTAGTACTTCGCTCCGTTCGGCGGAGTACCGATACCGGTCGGGTCGGCCGTGAGCGCGCCGTAGTCTGGACGCGTGTCGTTGTCGGCCTTCTGCCAGACTGTTCCGTTGAAGATGGCCCAATCCCCGACGGTCCAGTTGTTGATCCCGTCTAGGTTCGTGGACCCGGCTACCGAGACGATGTAGTAGTCGCCCTGCGTGCCGACACCCGACGCCAGAGCCGGCATGTTCGTGGCCGCATCCCATGTACCCTTGAAGACGATGCCGGACCATGAGGGCTGACCGACGGTCCATCCGCCGAGTCCGTTGCCCTTGATCACGTCGTCCAGGTTCGGGGCGTATCCGATCTCGGTGAACGGGTCGATCAGGATACCTGACGGGCTGGCCGGATCGACCGGCGTCCCGAAGACGCCTCCGGGCTTGTTGAGGGCGCTCATGCGAAGTTGACTCCCAGCTCGTACAGAAACCAGCGCCCAACCAAGGTATCCGAGGCCGAGGCCGGGTTTCTGCTCAGGAGGAACTGAGCAGAATCGCCGGGGCTCAGGCTGAGCGCGGCCAGCGTTGTCGAGAACGACCAGCTCTGGGCCAGGTCGTTTGGAACATCGAGAAGACCGAGGGCGCTCGGCCCGGCCCACGCGCCGGCTCCGACCCTCGCGTGCAGGCGCAGGACCACCTGGCCGCCGACCGCCGGGCTGTCCCCAGCTCGTCCCGGCATACGGAACACCGCTGTCGTCACTCCGGCCGGAATCTTGAGGCTCAGGCCGACACCGGACTCCCCGGAATCCGCGTAGGCGCGACCCAGCCCGGTGACCGAGTACGTGTCCGACACCACCGGAGCGGTGGCCGTGATCGGCCAGCTCCCCTCCGGTACCTGGAGCATGTCGGCGACGAAGATGCGCTCATTGCCCCATACGCCCTGAAGGGGTCCGACCGTGAAACCACCGGGTCCTCGTTTTCCGAAGCCGCTCACTGGCTACCTCTACCAGGCCCAGAAACGGAAGGCCGCCCCGGGAGTGCCCTTCAGCCAGATCGCCTTGAGGCGCCTGAAGTCCTGGGTCAAGACCTCGCCGGTCTTGATGCGACCGTGGTCTGCGCCGCCGCCAGGATCGGCGGCGATTCGGAAGTAGATGTCGGATCCGGCGTCGTTCGCCAGCATGATCGAGTGGCTCGTGAACGGGTTGGACGTGTCGAGATCCTCGAACACCAGCTCGTTGTCGGCGTAGGCGCCAGCGCCCTGGATCGTGGTGTCCACGAAGTAGTTGTAGGAGCGAATGCTCGTCTCGCCTGTGCCTGCCATCACGCCCCCCGGGAGCTATTGCCCCAGCACCCTGTCGACGGTGCCTCTGTACCTGTAGTTGCGGCCGTCCTGCTCGAACGGCGTCCGGCCAATGTACTTGATCGACGACTGGCCCTTCCCCGCCGAGGAGTGCTGCACGATCTCATCGAAGGTGCATGAGACCTGGACCATGCGCGGATGGCCGTTCGGGAACCAGGACTCGTAGGTGATCGGCGCGCTCCGCAGGACCACCAGGATCGCGTCGTCGGTGCCGCCCAGCAGAGAGCCCTCGAGCACGAGCCAGAGCTTCTTGGGCGGGCTGGCTAACGAGTTGAGCCCGCTCGCCTGTGTGCCGTAGTCCGCCATCATGAACGAGCGCAGCCGCGAGAGCGCAGCTCGGATGTCCACCGTGTAGCGGTCCGATGGCATTAGCCCGACGGCGGCCAAGTTCTGATTGATGTTGGCCTGACGGCTCAGGCCACCGCGCTCCTCTCCCATGTCCAGCTCAGCTGTGAACTGCGCCGTGAAAGTGATCTGCCGGCCGCTGCCGCCGATCCACTGAAGCAGCGGATGGCTCGCGCCCGGAACCTGCTTCTGCGCGTACTCGACGTTGTAGCTGTCGTCCAGAGACTCGGGCCAGTACTGGAAGACGAAGATCTCGTCGCCCGCACCGGCCGCGCCTGCCTTCTTGCTGCTCACCATCTCCGGGAACATGTAGGCCGCGCGCGGTGTCCGGTCACGGAAGATGCTCTGCGACTGGCTCAGACCCAGGTTGATCGACATAAGCCGAAGCTCCGTGTCCCATTATGCGGCCAGGGGCGGGAGAGCACCAGGACGCACCCAAACAGCGAGGGACGACCCGGTACCCTGCGAGCCGCCCCAAGCTGTCCCAGATGGGATGTGTGCTACTCGGCCGCGCCGCCGGTCTCGGGGTCTCGAGCCAGGTCACCCAGCTTCGTGACCGCGTTGTTGATCTTGTACTCGCCCTTCGTGGCCTTCACGATCATCGGGATCATGAAGCGGACGCCCTTCTTGAGGATCGGGTCGACGAGGCTGTCCGGCAGCCACGGGATGTCGGTCTCGTCGATGACGTGGTCGAGGATCTTCTCGGCCGCCGCCGACTTCTCGGGGCCGGTCATGCCCCGCACTTCTTCGACGATCTCCATGACCTTCGGGACGATCTCGAAGATGTCCGTCCACTGCCAGCCGTCCTCGAACAGCTCGAGGACGTCCGCCGCGTGCTTCTGCACCTGCTCGATGGTGAACTCTGCCATGATCCTGTCCTTGAGCCCGTCAGCTCTCAGAGGGTCCGTCGTCGTCGTCTCCGACGGCGCTGTCGAGAAAGGAGCCAGCTGCGCTGGCAAGACTCCCTCCTATGGCGCCCGCCGCGCCACCTGTGAGGGCATTGATCGCACCGGACACGAGCCCGGCCGTGACGCCCTTGATGATGCTCATCGCGATGTCGCCGAGCGTGTCGAGGACGAGGTGCACGGTCTCCATCAGGAAGCTCGCGGCCTTCGCGTCCGCGACGACCTTCGATCCCAGGCCCAGCGTCTCCATCGCGCGGACCTTGGACTCGTAGACCTGTGCCCACTGACGGGCCAGGTTGGTGTCTGTCTGCATGAGGCACTTGATCTTGGCGTCGGCCGCGTCCTTGAACAGCTCCTCGAGCTTGTCCTTGTGGGACGACTCGACGAACTCACCGAACTTCGTCATGAAGTTCCCGCGAATCCGCTCGGCCGCCTCGACGAGCTTCGGCTCGGCGATGGCGATGATCTGCTCGTTCAGATCAGGGGTCGGCGCTGACTCGCCGCTCACTGGTCACCTCCGCCGTCGTCCGTCTTCTTCTCCTCGACGGCTCCCGTCAGGCAGTCGTCGCAGAGGGAGATCGTGGCGTCCACGACGTCCAGCCGGCCCTCCTTCAGCTCGGGGATGATCGCCTCGGCTTCGACGGCCGCATCGAGCGCCTCCTCGTAGCCCGGCCGGATGTCCTTCTCCAGGTTGTCCTTGATCTTCTCGATCGACGCCACGTAGCTGTCGATGCTCACCTTCGTCACGGGGTGACGGTTGCACGCGCAGGCGCTCAGGAACAGAACGCCCACCATCACCGTCGCAGCGAGAACGCGTCTCACGTCTTCCTCCTCCCACAGCGGGCCGATTGTTGGGCCACGCGGCTTACGACACCGCCCAGCCGAGAACCTTGAAACGGATACCACGCGCCAGAGAGCCGGCGGCCGTGACGATTCCCAGAGCGCCTTGAGCTGGCACGATCAGAGTCTTCGTCGGGGTCTGGCCGTCTGTGAAGACCATCTCCCACTCGGGCTCTGGCGCGACCCACGTAGCTGTACCCTGAAAGCAGATGACCTTGGTGCCATCCGGGATACCAGGCGCCGCGATCATGTACTCCAACTCCGTGCCCGGCGGTCTCGAGAGCACCTGGTCGGCCTCGATCGGCTCGCCGTTGATGTAGTGCGTCGTCATCGGCTTGTCGACCAGCTCGCCGTCCACCACCATGCTCGCGCCGTAGACCACGCTAACGTGGCTGTCGCACTGTCCCATCTCCGGCGGGCACGGACAGTCGTAGAGAACGTAGCCGACGATGTCTGGCCGACTAACGGCACGGCTCTTCCGCAGCGACGTGGAGAGGCTGTTCTTGCAGTCTGGGTTGGAGAGACCGGGGCAACCTGGCGAGCAGTCACAGATCGGCCAGCCGCCAGGATTGTAAGTCTCCATGGAAGTCAGAGCACCGTCCGACAGGTATCCGAAGAAGTGCCTCATTCGCAGGCCCCCAACCACAGTTTGAAGTAGAGATTGCTGGCGGAGCCGATCAGCTGCCCGTCGATCCTGCCAGTACTAGATCCGACGCCGCTGAGATGGTCGATCCTGATCTCCCTACCGGGCTGCATTCCGCGTAGCCCCGCCAAACCGCCCCATACGTGACGGATGGTGGAGATCGCCGGGGACACGAGACTGAAGTCGACCGTGTAGGACTTGGAGATCGTAGGCCCGGGGCCGACCCAGACGGAGTCCTTCTCGAATTCGTTGCAGGCTGTGAACCCGAGCCCGGCGTCCCCCTTCGGCCCGGTCGGGCCTGGGTTCGAGTCGGCGCCGCTCGGCCCCTTGGCGCCGAGCACAGAGACCTCGGCCACGCCCAGACCAGAGTCCGACGCCCCTCCGTAGACGAAGTTGAGCGTATGGAAGTCGTTACCGATCGATGTCCCATTGTTCTCCACCGAACGGAGGGACCCGACCTTGCCGCCTGGAGCTGCGAGCAGCGCCTTGCCGGGGGTAGTCTCGGTCGCATCAGGGACAGGTGGCAGCTCGCCATTTCGCTTGAGGAACAGCCACCCATCGAAGATCGACTTGTCGGCGCGATAGAAGGCCGGAAAGAGGAACCTGATCGTACTATCGGCTGGCATCGAGTAGGCGCCGCCGGCGACCGTGAAGAAGGCCAGATTGAACCGGCGGTAGGGCGGATTGAGGACCGGAACAGCCGGCCCGCCCGGCGTGCCCCCCTGAAAGGCGGCCCCCAGGGTAGCGTTGTTCGCGTCGGCGATCTCAGCGACCTCGTACCATCTGTCGTCACCAGGCGGGCTCGTCGCCTTCACCAGGTCGCCCTCCTGGATGGAGGCGAATGGGCTCCCAGTACCATCGACGGTCGTCGTGCCGTTGTAGAAGTTGATCGTGCCGGAGACGGCCCCAGAGGAGAACGAGAGCTTTCCGTACACCGGCTCTTGGGTAGTCGGGCTAACGACCCGCTGTCCGGTCGCGCCGTCCACGACGAAGCACAGGTTCCGTAGTGTGTCGGTGGGATCGGTGAGCGCCCCCTCGACCGACTCCGTCCCTCCGGGCTCGATGTCGAGCAGCGGCGCCAGCTCGCGATTCGTGGCTGCGAACGAGCCGGACACGTTCGTCGAGGTCCCGACCACGCCGGCCACGAGATTCCCGACAATGAGACTGAGCCGGTAGCCGAGCCGGTCGGCCATCGACGAGCCGATCAGGTCAGCCTCGATACGATCGGCCAGGCTCGCGTGGGGCGCGGGCGTCGTGTGTGTCGACAGCCGCGCATCCGTCACCTCGGCCCTCGTCGAGTTGCCGATCTCCAGGTCGGTGATCGCATCATCAGGCATGAACCCGGCCACCTGGCCTTCGAAGGCGATCGGAGGTTGGCGCGTGTCCGGGAAGTCGTAGGTGACCACGAGGTCGTCGCCGACCTTGTCCACCTTGCAGATCAGAACCTCTTGCGGGCCGGAGGCGGTTGTAGATCTCGTCAGGATCTTGGCCTGAGTCGCGATCTTGTCCCGATAATCCGCTCGGGCGATCACGTAGACCGGGAACGCGGTGTGGCCGTTGAAGTTCAGGTCCACGTCAGCTGCCGTGAACAGGTCGACGTTCATCTTCCTGGTTTGAGAGCCGACCGACAGCTTGGAGAAGTTGTGATTCGGGTCGACCGCCAGCACCAGGATGTCGGACCCGGGCGTCGTCTGGGGGATGAATCCCAGGTACACGCCGCGCGGCAGGGCGAGAGCGCGAGCATTGACTGCCTCGCCGACGAGCGGCTCCTGGAAGCGAGCCTTCACGAACTCTTCGGTAAAGGCGTATGTCGGGAAGCTCGTCATTACGCACCAGCCGAGGAGAGGAACAGCTTGAGCCTGGTGTCTCCGGCGATAGTGATGTCAATTTGGCCGGTGGTCGTTCCCGAGCCGGTGATGTCGATGATCTCGATCTCATCGAAAGGGGCGCTGTAGAAGTTCTGCTCGTCCCACGAGGCAAAGCCGCCGCAAAGGGCTCTGATGGTATGACCCATGCCAGCCGAGAAGCTGTGAGAGTTCAGCGGACCCGGGTTGTAGCCAGAGGACGGGTACCAACCACTCCCAGCCCACGGTGTGATCTGGGTGAAGCCATCGCCAATTGGACCTGTTGGTCCGGGAGCGCCTGTGACACCCGGGTCACCAGTCGGCCCAGTCTGGCCGATCTCGCCGACCGTCACCTCGCCATCGCCGGTCTCGACGACCTGTCCGCCGCCGTCGCGGAAGTTGACCGTGTGGAACGGGCCGCCGGCGAGAGGAGAGCCGGCATTCTGGATGTTGATCGCTCCCAGCTTCGCGCCCGCCTGAGACAAGAGGACGCGGCCCGGCTGCGTGGTAGAGGCGTCCGGCAGCGGCGGCTTGCCGCCTGGCATGTGGTGGATGAGGCGCTGATCGGCCATGCCGGTCTCAAGCGGAACGAAGGCCGGGAAAATGAACCGGATGGTTGTCGCCGCATCGGCCTCCGCATCGACCTCAACGCCGAGGATCTTCTTCAGCTCCAGTGTCCAGCGACGCGATGTCAGGCCGCCCGACGAGGCGTTCGGCCCCTGGTACTCGTCGGCCAGCTCGATCAGCTCGTCCGAGAAGATCGTCGCGATCTCGTAGTAGAGCCCATCGGCTCCGAGTATCGTGTCGCCCTCCTCCAGCTCGCCCTGCGCCTGACCGCCGGCGATCGTGACGGTCTTCTGTGCGTTCGAGAAGGTGTAAACACCGGTGAGCGTTGCCTCTACAGGACCGGTCACACGACCGAAGATGACACGCCTGGTGTCGATTCCATCGAGTAGCCGATAGCCGGTCGTGGCGTCCAGCACGATCGAGATGTTGCGCACGTCGTCGTTGGGCGACGAGATGGCCCCGCGCGCGCCCTCGGCTCCCTGCCCGTCGAGGGTGATCTCGGGCTTGTGATCCCGGTTGACCTCCGAGAACGAGCCGGAGACGTTGACCGACGTGTCGCCGGCCTCGATCAGGTAGTCGTTGCTTCGCAGCACCACCAGGACGAAGCCGAGCCTGCCGCCCATCGATGGAGCGCTCTGGTCGGCCTCGAGCCGCTCGGAGAGCGTGTCGTAGACGGTGGAGTCCAGCCCGATCCGAGCTGCGGCCATCTCGTTGACGATCTCGACAGCGGTCTCAAGATCTTCGACTGAGCCGGCGGGCATGAAGCCGAATTCGACGCCGTCGTAGGCCAGCGGCGCGTCCCGCAGCATGTCCAAAGGGTGCGTGTGGCCGGACGCCGTCTGTACGACGCCGGCCACGACCGTGTGGAAGTGGCCATCATCGGTAGAGGAGGTACCGTTGAGACTGGCGTCCAACTCGACCGTGTGGGTGTGGCCGAAGCGCAACACGAGCCTGTAGGAGATCGTCATCGCCCCGGCGTTTCCGGTCACGACACAGATCAGCGTCTCGTCGAAGGCCACCGGTCCAGCTGACCTGGTGATGATCTCGGCCGATGTCTGCGCTGACCCGTCGGCTGTGTACGAAGCTCGGGCGATCACGTGGATCGGGAAGTCACCGGGGGGCTGTCCGGTGAAGTCCAGGGAGACGTTCGAGTCCAGCGCGACGGTCAAGTTGCCAGGGTCGTCTTGTGAGGCCGTCTTGAGGAGTGAGAACCCCTCGGCAGGGTCGGTCACCAGGTTGAGCACCGGCGAGGCCACGGTCGGCGTGAAGCCGACGTAGACGCCCTTCGGCATCCCGCCGAACTTCTGGACCAGAGGGGCCGACTGCCACTGGTCGGAGTAACCGAGCAGTGCGTTGCCCAGGGTGAAGTACTCGACGGGGTAGATGGCCATCAGTCAAGTCCTCCAGCGTTGAAGAGGAATCTGATGCCGGCGACGTTTGGCGAACCAAGGGGTACATAGCCGGTCACACGGAGCGTCGTGCTCGAGATCTTCTCGAGTAGCACGATCTCGAATCGGTCATCCCCGCTGTTGTGGTTCGGGTTCCACTTGGAGATGCCAGTGGTAGCGAACAAGATGTCCGACATGCTGTGAGTAGCACCGAAGTCCCACGTCTTGGTCCAGGTGGTACCTGGCAGGTATGGAGAGGTTCCTTGCGGAATGTTCGGCGTCTCCGGGAGCGCGTAGGTGCCATCGCCGGACGACTTCTCGAATCCCGGCCCCTGGGGTCCCTTCGATCCTGTCGGTCCTGTCGGACCGCCGGACGCGTCTGGTCCGGTTGGCCCCGTCGGTCCTCTCTGCGTGATGTTGGCGACGCCGCCTCCGGTGGTGTAAGCGCCGAGGAAATTGAGCGTGTGGTAGTAGCCATCCGGCAGCGGGTTGCCGGTGTCCTCGATCGAGTTGATCGCCCCGGCCTTTCCGTCCACGGCGTTCGGGGCCACAAGCGCCCGGCCCGACAGCGATGTGGTCGCATCGATGACAGGCTCGGCGTCGGCATTCTTGAAGAGGTAGGGCAGATAGTCGAACTGGGACACCTGCATCGTATCCCAAACCGGAAAGAAGAAACGAAGAGTAGGCCCTCCCTCCAGCGCCAATGCGGTTTCAGTAGCGATGCCGGCGCGAACGTAGAAGGACAGCGTGAACCGCCGCCGCAGCAATCCGGCCGAAGCGCCGGAGGTAGCGGCAGATGTCGAGAGCTGGATCTCGGTGGGCACCGTGTCATAGGCGGCGACCACCGTAGAGCCCGCCCCGAGATTGACCGTAACTCCGGTCATTGCCCCGGTCGCGTAGCTGATCGTCCCGGGAGCTGTCAACGCGGTGCTCGTGAGGTTCCCGGCTCCGTCATCGATGATCGTATCTGCGCCAACACCGTCCACGACGACGTCGATCACGACGGTTCCCGGAGTAATCGCTGTTGGGTTCGAGAGCGGGGTCGTCGAAAGATCGTGAGGAGCCGGCGCACCGCCGATCGTCGCGAGCAGCTCGCCGGTCACAGACTGAGGAATCGCGGCGACCTCGTAGTAGTCATCGACCGTGTCCTGCACGATGTCGCCGACTTCAACCTGGTTCGGGAAGTCTGTGCCAGCTCCGCTGACACGATCGCTCGTGGCCACGAAGGTGAGCGTGCCGGTCAGCGCCACCTCGGAGAGCGTCAGCCGCCCATAGGCCGCCACTCTGGAGGCGTTCTGGATCCTCCGCTCGGTTGTGGTGTCGATGACCATACAGACGTTGCGCTCGGAGTCCGACAGCGCACCGGCGGGGACCACAGCTGGGAGCGTCCCACCGGTGATCGCGCCATCTCGCTCCTCGGAAGCGAACCCCTGGATGTTCTCGACCGGCGTATTCGACCGGTAGAGGGCGGAGAAGGACCGGCTTACGTTGATGCTGCCTGTGGGGGCCGACGGCAGCGTAATGTCCTCGCTGACGATCGTCCGCAGTTCCTTCCCGAGCCGATCGGCAATGGCCGGCCCGGCGGCGTCGGCGTCGAGGCGCTCGCGCAGACTCGGGTGCGTGAATCCGGTCAGGTCGGTCCGGGCGTTCTCGACCTCCTGCACCAGCGAGACGGCCGCGATGAGATCCTCGACCGACCCAGACTGCATGAAGCCATATCCCAACGGCGCGCTGGCGTAGGCGAAGGGACTGCTCCGATCGCTCGGCTGGTCGATGGAGATCGTGTTGGCGGCCGTCACGACACCGAGTCGAATCACCGTCCGCTCGTTGATCGCTCCGACAGGCTGCGTAACGATCTGAGCCGAGAACGCGCTGCCGATTGCACCGGCCGCTGTGAGAACCACGTCAGCCGGATAGGACGAGTGACCGGTGAAGTCGAGCGTGATCACCTCGGTTGTCACGACATCGAGCGCGACCATGGGATCATCGGACGACGTGAGCCGGGCCTGGGAGACGCCATAGACCGGGTCTGGGGCGAGGGTCAGGATGTTGTTCTCGAAGGTGGGGATGAAGCCGTAGTAGACGCCGCGCGGGATCCCGAGGAAGCTCCGGTTCGCGGCCTCGGAGACATAGCGCTCCCCATGTCGGAACTTCACGTTCTGCTTGTCGACCGTGATCGTCGGGAAGACAGCCACTACGGCACCACCTCGCCCACCCTCGCGTCGCTCCCCTCCACGCCCCTGGTACCGGCGCTGAGGGTCGATCCGGTGCCGACGGCGAAGTACTCGGTCAACAGACCGGGGATCTTCTGCTCGCGAGACACGGCCGTCGGATCCTCCGGCTCGACAGGCGTGATCTCGAACGACTGGCCGAACCATCCGCCGGTGAAGATGAACGTAGGCTCGTAATCATCATCAGCCGGCGTAGGACCGTCCCATCCGAACGTGTAGACCCGCCTGGTCGTCACAGCGGTGTGCGCTCCGTATCGTTGTCGATGTTGGTGAACAAGGGAGCGCTGTTCGCGTTGTTGCGGTACTCATAGCGGTTGCCCATTGTCCTGACGACTCGCCCGGAGGCAGCCGCGTTCGCTCGGGCGAGAGCCGCCTGCACGGTGATCGAGCCATCCACGCCGTCGGTCAGAACGACGAACAGGGCCGCCACAAACACCTCGGACGTCCGGTTGTACGAGCCGGAGACGATCGTGTGTCCGGCGTCGTCGTACACGGTATAGACGACCGTCACGAAGTCCTCGGCCGGCATGGCTTCCGTGTCGACCGTGTAGAGGCCCGTGGCACGATGGACGAGATCCACGGTGGTCAGGTGCCCACCAGACGCTCCGTAGATGTCCGCCTGTGGGTACTTCGTCGTGACCCCATCCGGGAGCTGCAACGACAACGGAAGCGTGTCGCCTTGCCTGATCAGGGTGCTCATTCAGCTCCTCCTGTGACCGAACTTACCACCATCTGCCGACGGAACGCCCCATCTTCCTAGACGCCGGAGATCCGCGAGACGATCCGCATGTTCATGTTGGGATAGGTGCCCGTTAGGTCCGCCCATGCGTCCCAGAAGAACTGGTAGCTGTTGCCGGCCGGGGTCGTGGCAAGCTGCTCGTTGCCATCGTCGCCGTCCCCTTGTGTCATCGGAAGCCACTCGTCGCCATCGACCGAGTACTCGCCGAAGATGTCTACCGGTCGCGAGCTAGCATCCCGGACGTCGTAGTCGATCTCGACCCGGCCATCCCACGGCTGAGCGACGCCAGTGATGGACGTCGTCGGTTGGAGGTTCGTGAACGTCCGCAGCGCCCCGAACCGCTCGTCCGGCGGCATCACCCGGTGGGCAAAGGTAGCCCGGACGTCGATCTCCGACACGCCATCCCACGTAGCCAGCTGAGTGGAGCTGCTACTGTGGACCAGGATGTTCTGGACCTCGTTGACGCGGCGCCGGTCATCCTGGAAGAGCGTGAAGCCGCCGTCCGAGATGCTCTGGATCGCCGAGGGGAGCAGACCGGTGGTCACGTCTGTGAAGGTGAAGACCGGGAAGGCTGCCGAATTGGTCTTGACCAGCTTCGAGCCGAGCGCGGCCGAGTAGAGGATACACAGCTCGTCGATCTTGTTGACGAACAGCAACGCCGGCGGTGCGTCCGGCACGATCGTGAGCGGCCCCAGGCTGGGGATCCCGGTAGCTGGGAGCTTGTTCCAGGCCGGCGGGGTAACAGGAGCCGTTGGCTGCCACGCGGCGTCGAGCTGGTAGAGGGACAGCGCTGACCCTGGCTTCAGGAAGTAGAGGCCGTTGTTCCAGAACGCGAACGAGCCGACGGTCGCATCTTGGCCGTCGAGGTTACCGTCGTCGCCGTCGTCGAAGGCGCCGCCCATCGTGTTGGTGATCGGGTTGTAGTAGATGACCCCGCTCGCCGTGGCGTACCAGATGACCTGCCGCCAAGCGATCGAGGTGCAGCCTTCGGAGACAGTCGGCTGGACCGGAGCGCCGATCGGCACCGGAGCGTTCCATGTCGCGCCATCGACCGTCCGTTTCACGAGAAGACCGTCCACGCTGGCGGAGTTCTGGCGCCACACGCTCATCACGAGGTAGTCCTGAACGACCTCTAGGCTGATCGGAACGACGGTCCCGGACACAGGTGGGAGAGCGGCCGATGGGATGTCGGACCACGTCCCGCTCTGGTAGACCGCGACACGTGCCTCGCCAGATGTGTGGATGTAGAGCAGGTAGGGATCGCCCTGGTAGACAGCGATGTTGTTCCTGGTTCGGTTCGGGTACGCTGTCGACGTGACGGCTCCCGAGATCGCGGCACCGACGTCGGTCACGACGTTGTTGATCGTGTCGACCGTGACGACCTTGCCGGTGTCCCGCCTGAACGCTAGCGCCTTGGCCATGCTAGCTCTCCTTTTCCGAGAGAGCCCCAAGAAGGTCAATCGCACTCGGCTCGTAGAGCATCGCGTGCCTGACCCTCTGGTACTCTTCCTCGCTGAGACCGACGACGTTCCTCGCGAGCCACTCCGGCGACACGAACTGCCTCATCTTCTCGGCCCACAGCAGTCTCAGTTCCAGTGTCCTGCTCATACCGTGTCCGCCACCACGGTCCCGATCCACGTCTGACTCGCTGCGGTCAACAGCGAAACGATCGGGCCGTCCATCCACATGCCGGCGGCGTAGTTGCCGGCATCGATGTCCTGCACCCACGTCTGGCTCGAGCCGCGCAGTCCATCGAAGACGATCCTGTCGATCTCCACGTAGATCGGCTTGAACCGCAGCAGCCGTTCGGCCAGGCGCGAGGCTACATCCGCGTCGAAGTCCTGTGACGGGTTGGCCGTCGGGTAGAAGATCAGCCGCAGGAAGTGGGACCGCTTCTCGTCCTTGATGCCCAGGTACTTGGGCCACAGCGCAAAGCGGTCGTTGTACTCCGCGTCGAGGGGAACCGAGTCGGTGACCTCGCTGTTGAAGTATGGGACGAACACGGTCGGATCGACCGGAGTCAGCGCGGCGCTGGGATCAGCGCTCTCGGCCCAGAGGGGAATGATCTCGACCAGGAGATCCTCGAAGGCGGCGAGGATCGTGTAGCCCAGATCCGTTCCCTTGTGCAGGAACAGCTGGGCCGCGTTGAGAACCTCCGAGCGCTGAAGCCGCTCGTTCTTCGCGGGATCGAGCGTGATGCCCACGTTGTAGGCCAGCATCGGGAGCTGGTCGATCGGGCAGGTGACCGCGTCCCACAGGCTCGGGAAGATCACCCACTTGGCCAGCAGCTCGTTCAGGAGCGGCTTGACGGCCTCGAGAATGCCACGGAGCGGCTCGGGAACATCGCTGCCGAGACCGTCCTCGTCCCGCATGTCATCGGGGAGGATCCGCCAGGTGACCTCCTCGGCCCAGTCGCCGCGCCCGAAACCGACGTTGAACGGGTACGGGCCGCCGCCTGGGACGCTGAACAGCGCGCCGCCATGCGGGTGCCCGAAGGGGTTGTGCCCGAAGCCGATTCTCGACGGCTTGCCCATTTAGACGTTGATCCTCCTGTGAGCTACAAAGACCTCGCCCACCCCGGTCGGGGTCACGAGCGTGACGAAGCCGGTCCCGGTGTCGAGCGTGTAGTCGTCGGGATCGACCAGGATGGCGCCACCACGGAACAGGTCCACGTCGTCCAGCACCGGGGCGGTCACGAGCATGTCGAGCAGTGCCGTGGCCGGGGCCGGCTTGATCACGAGCGGAGTGAGGTGCGAGTGGCCCAGCACGAGCGAGATCGGGTCACGGGTCTCACGCAGGATAACGAAGCGCTCACTCCCGTGGACCGTCGCGATGACGAGGTTCACGATCCCGGTCCCCAGGTTGACCGAGTAGTCGTCGGGCGCGGCGATGAGCTGCCCGTTCCGGTAGACGTCCACCCGGACCAGATCCGGGGCGGTAATGCCGGCGTCGAGCGCAGAGACGCCGGCCGAGGACGGCTGGATGACGAGCGCAGGCTCGTGCTGGTGAAGCGGAAGCAGCGACTCGGGGAACAGGCCGCCGCCGAACAGCTCACCCTCCTGGCCGTCCTTGAGGCTGAGGCCGTTCTGGAAGTAGAGCTTGTCCCCCACCCGGGCGCAGAACAGCCGCAGATCCGGGAGCCGCGTCCCCTCGAGATAGATCCGGTTGCTGCGGTAGAGCGTCAGCTCCGTCCTCGTGCTAAGCGCGCGCGGAAGGATGAAGAACAGCACCTCCCCGTCTTGCAGCTCCGCCGATGCTCCGCCGGCGATGTAAGCCTCGAACGTGGTAGAGAACCCGGTGACCTCGATGTCGTGGGTCCAGTAAACCAGCCCGTTCGGCGGCGCTCCGGTGGTGTCCCACCCGACCGTGCCGGCGGAGAGGAACTGGAGCTGGCTGTTCTCGGCATTGCTGTAGCCGATGGCGTCCACGGCCAGCGACCCGTCACGGGACGTTTCGTAGTAGGGCTCCTCGAACTCCGAGGGGACCGGTATCGAAAGACGCGGGGTGAGATCGGCCATCTCGTCTCTCCTACTGCACCGTGACCGCCGGGATCTCGCCCATGGTGATCACCTCGAAGTCCTCGATCTCCAGGTCGCCGAAGCTGTTGACCCGGCCCAGCGACTCGGTATCGCCGGTGATGGCGGCGTGGCTCCAGTCCACCCCGGTGATGCTGTTGATCAGCTGGTAGATGTCGCTGATGCGGATCGACGTCCCGTAGGCCCTGCCCAGAAGCTCGCTCTCGAGCTGGGACCGAACCTCGGCCGCCACAGTCTCCTTCTGCTCCTGGCTGGCATAGTCCTCGGTCGTCGTGATCGACACCGTCAGGTCGACCGAGAGGAGGTTGACGGAGCCGTCGGTGACGTGGACCTTGGCTGTGCTGACTGCCTTCTCGTCGAGGAACGCTTCCAGCGCCTCGGCCAGGCCGACCGGAGCAGTCACGTATCGTCCGACGTCGTCCTCGGCGAGGATCTGGGCCAGGATGATCTCCGTCTGGCCGTTCGAGGCCAAGACCCGGTCCCAGTAGTTGTAGAGCCGGTCGATGGTGTCCTGCGGGACGCCGGCGTTCGTCATCTCCTCGAGAATCGTGAGGGCCTCGGCGTCCTGCTCCACGCCCCTGGGCGTGGTCGCGCGCCCAATCGCCACACTGCCCCAGGTCGGGTCGGAGAAGGAGTTGATCCAGCCGTCCAGGTCGTCCTGGGTGACCGCGCGCTGGGCTGACTGGAAGACCAGGCGCGCGTTCACCTTGATCGAGTTGATCGTCTCCCGGTCGGACCCCGGCGTGGAGGGCTCGTCGTGTGTCAGGGTCGCCTCGACCAGCGTCGTGCCGGCCACGATGGGTTCCATGAAGGCTGTCACCGTGTTTGCCGGAACGGAACCGCTGGTACCGCTGGTCACGAAGAACCGCCAGCGCAGCTCGGCGTCCTTCAGGGGGATGTTCCCAGCGATTCCGTCGCCGAGCACCGCGCGCGGCGGCGAGAACCCGTACTGAAACTCGAACTGGTTGGTCTGCTCGAACTCCAGGAAGCGGCTTTCGTCCCACTCGACGTTGGACACCCAGAGCTGTGGACTATCCTGGGCGATCGAGAACCCGTCTGGGACGTTGGTGATCGTGAAGGTCTGTGCCGGCTCGCCGGTGGACACGAAGACCGACTCGAGCGACTCTCCCTGCCGAGCGTCGAACTCCTTGGGACCCGACTCTCCGACGTCGAAGATGGTCTCGTCTACGACCTCGAAGATCAGACCGCTCGGCCCCTGGAGCTTGCGGCCCTTCTCGATCGTGAACCGGCTCGGGGCCGGGGCGGCTAACGTCATCGTGATACGCACGGCTGGAGGAACAGCCGCCGCCGGCTTGTAGCCCAGCTGGCGGGCGATCGTGACAGCCGCAGCTCGCAGGCGCACATCGCGCAGGTTGGTGTCGTCCGCCTGCCGATCCCCGTACCAGTTCATTGTGGAGAGGCCGAAGGCGAACATCTCGATCAGGACGATGCCCTGCTCGGAGGCCACGATGTTGCTCGCCACCTCGTCCCCGAAGCGGAGCTGGAGGAACGAGATGATCTCGTCGCGGTTGGTCTCGAAGTCCTTGCCGAAGAGGCCGGACCGAACCAAGTCCCGCGCGGTCGCGCTCAGCGAAATGCCGTTGCTCATCGTGCCCCCGCCGCGTCGAACGGAATCTGGGTCCGCCTGGCGTCACCGATCGACCCTCGCTGGCGCCAGACGACTTCGAGCACGATTCTACTGTCTTGGCTCGATACGAGAATCTCGTCCACCACGACTCGGGGCTCCCACTGCTCGATCGCCCGCCTGGCCTCCACCTTCGCTCGCAACACTGTAGACCGGGACAGGTTGGAGAACAGGAGCCTCTTGAGCCCGGATCCGAACAGCGGCCGGCGCACGCGCTCCCCGATTCCCGTCTTGAGGATCGTCTTGATCGAGATCTCCAGAAGGGCGAGATCGGTGGCCGCCTCCGGGTAGCCCCTGGACGTGAATCGGATCGGTCCGTAGAGCCCCTTGATCGTGGCCATCAGTTGCCCCTCAGCGCGGCGGTGGACATGGCGGCCGGCACGACCGGCTGAATCGGCTTACCGGTAGGTCCGCCAGCGTTGCCGTTCAGATGAGTGTGGTTCTCCAGGTAATCGAAGAAGCGCTCATCGACGAGACGGTACTTGACCCCGAGCGTCCCCACCAAGCAGGTCCCAGGCCCGAGCGACGAGTTGAGCTGGATTCCCGCACCGGTAACGATCCACGGACCGATGGACGTGTGAAGCACTCCAGCGTCCTGCGATGTTCTGACACCGGCGAACGTCTCGTTCGCGGCGCCACCGCCGGTGATCTGGGTCGGCGCCCCGCCAGAACTCACCATTGTCAGACCTGAGCCGGTGAGCGACAGCAGACCTGCGGCCGTCACGGTCGCGGCGCCGCCGGCCGTCACGTTAGCCGCACCCCCGGCCTGCACGTTGACCAGCGCCGGCGCCGTCACACTCACGCCGGCTGGCGACAGGTTGACGATGTTGCCGTTCGCGTCCTGCACGTTGATCGAGGCCGGCGAATCGATGAACTCGGCCTTCTGCTGGCCGACTGTCTGGACGGTGATCTTGCTGGGATTCGTGTCGATCCTGATCGTGCTGCCGTTCACGAGTTGGATGACGATGTTGTCCTGAGCGTCGCTGATCTTGATGAAGTGGCCCTTCGCCGACTTGTGCTCGATCGCCTCCTGGCCGGTGATGTCGATCCAGCTGGAGGTGTGGCCCTTGAACGAGGAGACGACGATCTGCTCCTCGTTGGTCTTGTCGGAGAGGAGCACCTGGTGGTGCCGGGTCGCCGCAGTACCGGCTCCGCCCTGCGCCCCGGTCCACAGTTCGACCTTCTGTTCGTTGTCCTTGTCCTCGAACAAGAGCCCGTGGCCGGCCTTCGTCTTGATCCCGCGCTTCGTGGGCTCGCCGCCCTGGGTCGCGAACTCCTGCGGCACCTGGGAGCCGGCCGCGCTCCTATCCTGGTTCCGGTTCCCCCACCAGGACCCAGAGAACATGGGCACACGAAGGTCGCCGCGATCGAACCAGACCCAGACCTTGTCGTCCTTGTTGGGAGGGAAGAAGCTCCCCTTGTCTGGGCCGGCGAAGTCGGAGCTGGGATACGCCCAGAGACTCAGCTCGCCCTTGCGGCCGGTTACCTGCTCGCAGCTGACCTTGACACGTCCCTGCCCCTGCGGATCCTCCGTGTTCACCACAGTCGCCTGATACTTCGAGTAGTGCCGGCCTGTGGCGTACTCCATGCCGTGCGAGCGAATATTCTTGATGAAACGGAAGAACGGTCCCATCACACCGCCGCCTCTGTATCTGGTTCGACTCCCTCGCCGGAACCAGATCTGGTTGGAGGGGACTTGCCTCCAGTAAGCGGGACCTTCCCCCGCCCCACGTTCTTGTCGCCGCTGGCCGATTCCCTGACGAGTTCCAGGTCGGTCTCGTAGCCGTCCATCCCGATCCGGTGAACAGCTTTGATGATTCGATAGGCCCCGCTGAAAATAGAACTTCCGCACTCCACGTTTACGATCATCATCGGAACCAGGTGCGGGTGGCCGAGAACCGTAGCAGTAGCCTTCGTATTCATCCAGGTATTGGCATCCCGAACCAGACGCTTGGCGTTCTCATCCCGATTTGGCGCACCGTGGGGAGATCCGACCACCTTCCCGGTGTCGTTAGGGCCGAAAGCCGGTTGCGAAACCACCTGGGTAGATTCGTCTACCTGGTAGGTGAGACCATCCGCGTTCGCCGCACCAGCCTGGTTCAACGAGCCGGTGTGCACCTCGTCAGCCATCAACAACGGGTCGTGCTTCTCCGAGCTTGTCTCTCCCGTATCCGGGTCGGCATGGAGATGAATTATGCCCCTACCAGCTGGTGTAGAGAACATCGTCTCCTCTGCCCTCGTGGAGAACGCTGTCATGGGAAGATGTCGATCGCTGACCGGCTGCTGCATGAACACCAGCGTGTAGGACGCCTCCTCCCCTTTGATCTTGTTCATGTCGCCGACGATCACTTTGTCGCCGAGCACGTAAAACGAACACCTGTTCTCGTCGCAGATTCGCCTGAAGAGCAGCCAGTCGCATTCATTTTGCTCAAGAAGCTCTGGCTCCGACTTGTTGAGCGGTCGTTGCGCTCTCAGCGGTGAATCGGCCGAGACCATCGCCTCATCCACTGTCTGCTTGGTCTTACTTGCAATATGGCGCAGAATGCTGAGATCGGTCGGGAACGTACCGTCGACCGTCGCTTTCGACGCGGCGTTCTTGGATCGCGCGTAACTTTCTGTCGGCTGGCGCTCAATCCCACTGTTGGCGAACAGATCAACTCCCCTGATCGTGATCCGAATGTCGGTGCTCGACATCTCCAGACCCGGCTTCATAATCGAGAAGATGTGAGTGTCGCTGGTGAGCCTCTTCCCGTAACTATTGCTCGGGAGCCACCCCCACTCGATCACCATGACACCATTCCTCTGGATCACTCGATCGTCGACGATCATGACGGCATCGGCGAATGGTGGTTCTATCGTGACCGATGCCTGAGAAAAAGCACCGCCCTCCATCGTGATTTCGATTGACGGCGAGAAGCTACGCATCGTGTTGCTGTAGTCGAATACCCCAGTAATGGTCCCACTTTTCGTCGCCCCAGTAGACTCTGGAATAGGTTGTGACTCATTACCGCCAACCTGCTCACCATCGACGTTGACGTTCCCCTCGAGCTGCTCCACGGTGAGGAACTTCAGCGTAAAGAACGGCGCAAAGAAGTCGCCCGCTCCCTCTGCGCCGGCAAACGGACTGGAGAGGCCCTTTTTGCCCACTAGAGGAGTCCTCGCTCACCGAGACTGAGCCTAGTTGGGATCTGGATGCGCATCCCCGGAACGAAGTCGTTCGGCCAGAGCCGCATGTCGTTGCGGAGCATGATGAGGTGGCCGGTCGCGTCGTCGCCCAGCTCCTCGTAGGCGAGACTGTCCGGCCGATCGAGGTAGTGAACGATGTACTCGTGGTCGTCCAGGTGCGCCCCGACAGCTGGTGGCCTGGTCTTGTCCCACCAGATCGCCTCCTCGTACTTGACGAGGGTAGCGAAGCGAAGCGGACCCCTCTGGTTTCGTCTGATCGGACTCGCCATTACCCGGTCCCCGCTCCTGCTTCTTCAGCCGATGCTCTTCTAGCTACCTCTTGCTCGAAGGCGCCGCCCACACCACGGAAGCTGATGTTCAGCTTCACCTTCTGGTCGCCTCCTCCGCGACCCTCGAGCTGGTTGACAACCGACCTCCAGACCTCCGCCGGAATGGCCCCAGCGCCAGCCCCGCCGGCCTTGTCGGCCACATCGCCCGCCGCGCTCCTGGCCTCCCGAGCACGCATGGCCTCTTCCATACCGCGCTGTCGGGCCTCCTCGAGCTTCGTCTGCGCCTCCTCGAAGGAGATCTCGCCTTTCGAGACGCCCCTGGTCAACGTGCGGAGCGAGGTCTCCATGTGCTTGCGGAGCGCTGACTCTGCCCCACGGAGCTGAGACTCATCGAAGCCACCAGACTCCTTTGCCTGACGTTGCAACTCCACGATGGCGCTCTCGACAGCGCTCTTGTGTTCGCCGAGGAACCTCTTGGCCTCTTCCTTGCGCTGTTTTGTCACATGAAGCGTCTGCTCAAGTTGGGACTGCTCCGCTTGGTACCTAGCCTCGGCAAGCTGTGACGCCCTCTCGCGTTCGTCCATGTCGGTTTGAAGTTGTTGAATGCGCCTGTCCACCGCCTCGGTTCGTTCCGCTCGCTCGGCCGCGCCCGTCTTCTTGATCGTCTTGATCAAGTCCTCGTAGCCTGCGGATTGCTCCTCATGAGACTTTCTCGCTGTAGCGGCCGTAGCAGCCAGCGCGTTGCCCACTCCGGCAACCGCGTTCTCCGCCTTGGTGATCCCGGATACGATCGAGGCCGCCGTATCGCTTACGCTGGCGAACGGCTCGACGAGCTGCTTCACCGTAGCCAGGGCGTCGGAGATCATCGGCGTCAGCGCGCCGGTGATGCCGGCCAGGACTTCCAGAATGGTGGCCTTCATCCCGGAGAACGATGTGCTGATCTCGGACGCGATCATCACGCCGGCGACGCGCGCCTTCTCCTGGAGCCAGCTCCAGGCATTGACTCCGGCCTCCTTCAGCAGCTCCCAACCGATGATGATCCGGTCGATGGTGTTGAGAACGCCGACCGCGATCTCCGTGGCGCCGACGACGAATACCTCCTCCACCTCGCTCCAGAGGAGGTGCGCCTGGGCAAACCAGTTGGCGAACCCGGTGTCGAAGGCATCTCGGAACTCGGGGAAGAACTTGTCGGCGAGCCAACCGGGAATGCCCAGCAGGACGTTGTCGAAGAAGCTGGCGACAGTGACGACCGCCGCTTCCAAGCCGCCTCGGAACTTCTCGACACCGGTTGCATCAGGATCAGAGAGCGTCTCACTCATCCGATCCATGCCGTCCATGACGGCGTAGATACCAGAGACAACGAGACCGATCGGCCCCAACATCCTGAAGAAGAGCGGACCGACCTTGCTCAGTGCTCCGGCGATCCTGGGGAAGCGGCCGAGCACCTTGCCCAGCGGGCCGAACACCTTACCGAGTATGCGCAGCTTGCCGAAGGTCGCCGCCGCGCCCCCGGCCACGCTCAGCAGCCCACCGAACACCGTGCTCAGGAGCAGGACACCCTTGCCGACCGCGCCCAGGACGGGAGTGATCACTTCCCCCCACGCCCTGATCTCATCGCTCTCGATGAGGGCCTGGACCTGCATGTTGAAGCTGGCGAGCGCGTCCTTCGCGCCGCCGAACGTCTCTTTCAGCACCTCAGTCAGGCCGGTCTGCGTGAGGAACGCGATGCCGAGCTGCTTGACGTTGAACCACATCTTCTGTAGTTCTTTCGTCGTATCGAGCATCCCGTCCGTTAGTTCCTTGAAGGACTGGGTTCCGGCGGCGGCGCCAAGCGCGCGTCGTCTCTCAGCCTCCGCGTGCGCATCGACCAGCTTGAGGTAGTCCTTCTCGTACTCGATCGCGCGCATGAGTTCTTCGGGAAGCTCGTCGCGAAGTTGCTCCATGAACCTGTCGTGAACGTACTGGTCTGGAAGCCGGTCAAGCTCGTAGCGCATCCGTTCCACGAACGCCAGCGGCTCCTTCTGCGCGTCTGCCATGATGCGAGCGCCCTCGTCGAGATTGATACCGATCATCATCATCGACTGGGCAAGCGGGTCGAAGTCGTCCTCGAGACCAAGGAACACACGCCTGTGCGTCCGCGTGGCCTTGGCGAAGCGCTCGAATGTCCGCTGGGCAGCCTGTACAGCCTCAGCCATCGTCTTGCCGAACGCCTTGGCGTAAACGCCAGCCGTCTGGGAGACGCTCTTGACGATCCCAGCGCCAGAGCCGACGACCGCCTTACCGAACTGGACCGTGGCGCTCATCGCCTCGTCGATCACCCCAGGGAGCTGCTCCATCATCCCCGGCATTCGGAACGCCGTCTGGAACTTGGTGGCGTCGTCGAGGGCTCCGACCATCGATCCGCCGAACGACCTCATGTTGGCATCGGCCTTGGCGATCTCCTGGCCGCTCACGCCGTAGAGATCGTTGAGGGCGATGAACGCCTGTTGCTGGCCCTCGGACAGCTCGGTCAGGGAGACGCCGGCCGCCGCCAATCCCTGGGTCATTCTGGTCACTTCGCCGATGCTGAACTGGGTCGTACCGACCAGCTGGAGCATCTCACTGCGGAGTTGGTAAGCCTCCTCGCGGCCTTGGCCGAAGCCGGCCGACATCTTCCGGGACGCGTCCTCCAGCTCGACGAACACGTCGCCCTCTCGGCCCATGAACTCGAGGCGCTCGATACTCTCGGCGACCCCGCTGATGGCCTCGCCGCTCTCCTTCAGCTCGCGGCCGAGCGCGGAGAACACAGGTGACCCGGCCGAGGCGGCCTTGAGCAGCTCCCTGAACGAGCTGACCGTCTTGGTAGCCCCGAGCGCAACACGCTCGAGCCCGTTCATGTTCTCCCACGTCATCGTGGTGAACCGTCCCTGCTCATCGCGGATCTGGCTCATCCACTTGGGGAGCTTCTTGAGATCGGTGCCGACGAGACCGAGCGATTGGCTGAGCAGCCTGGCGGACGCTTCGAACTTGGTGAAGGCGATGTCCGTGTCGGTGACCCTGATGGTCAGATCCTCGCTGCTCTCGGCCGCCTCCTCGAGCGAGGGGACGACGGAGCCGCCGACTAACGCATGGTCAAGCCCGTCGGCGGCCTTCGTCGCCCCCTCGGTCGACTCGGCTAACGAGACCAGCGCGGCGTCGACCGACTGCACAGCCTTCGTCGCGTGGTCAACGACCGTGAGGCCGATTCCCAGGTTGTATATCTCCACGCCTTAGACCCCCAGGGCAGCTCCACTAGATGGCCGCTCGGCAATCGGCCGACCGACGTGTGGGCTCAGGCCAGTAGAGTAGGTTACCTGGCGTTGAGTCCCGCCGCCGCCCGACTTACGCGCTCGGACTATCTCCTCTCGTATTTTCACCAACCGATGCCTTCGTGACGAGGGCATTTGCATGATGTCCTCGTAGGGCTGATTGTAGGCTTCCATGAGGAACACGATGTCGTGCTCCAGGTTGGATCGGGAACCGAGAGGCAGGAACGCATGGAAGCGCGGTCCTACAACCAGTTCAGCGCCTCGGCCGTAACAGGCTCGGCTCCCGTGTTCGAGAAAAAAGCCTGCCCCAGGTCGAGCGGGAACTCGAACTCGCAGGTGCAGAGACGGCCAGAACAGCTGACCTGAACGCTCGTGTCCACGTCGGCCTCCATCGCGTTGTAGACCTCGCGGAGGTGGTTCCGGTCGTCCTTGGGTAGCGCCTTCACCAGCTCCAGGTCTCGCTGCGGATCGCCGAGCGTGATCATCTGCTTCTGCTTCTGCGGAGGCTGGCCGTCAGCCCCGGGAACTTCGGTTTCGATCTCGAGCTGCTCGAGCCTGGCCAGGATCGCGTAGGACCGCAGATCTTTCTGGTTCAGGCTGAGGCCCGTGAGCTTCTCCTCGTGACCGGCCGTCAGCACGCGCACGATCGCCTTCCGGCCGGATCGACGGAGCGTGACCTCGACCCGCCGCTTCCCGACCCTGTCCTCGGGAACATCGGTCATCTTGATCGTCCGCAGGTCGAGCTGCTTGTTCTTGTTCATGTGGCCGCAGCGCGGGCACGGGCGCTCGAACTTGTAGATGTCGCCTACCGAGCACCGGCGGAGGAAGATCCGCATGGCGAGCCGATCGGACGACGTGATCGGCAGACCGACCGGCAGTGTGTCTCCGATGATCGCCTTGATCTTCTCCGGGTCGGTGACGTCGCCGATCTTCTCGCAGCAGGCCGAGAGGAACATGGTCGTCCTCTCGTGAACGAGAAGCTCGTCATCGTCCATGACGTCTTCCTCGTAGCCCTTCATCTCCCGGAGAATGACGGTCTTGTGGACCTTGCCCTGCTCGTCCACGTAGCCGCAGGGGAGCCGGTACTGCCCCCTGCCCTTGCCGAACACTTCCACCCCTGGAACATCAACGATCCCTGGCACCTATGCCTCCTTCTCGAGCGCGTACCTCGCCAAGCGCTCGACGATCTCTGGATCCTCGGCCAGCACCTTGAGACCGTCGGCGACGGTCCATCCCCAACGCTGGCAGAAGGTGAACAGCCTGTCGTGGGCCTCGCTCGAGATCGCCACCCGAACGACGTCCGTGCCCTCCCCTCCGTTGCCCCTGTGGGCCACGTAGGAGCGCAGGAGAGCCTCGATCACGGCAGAGATGGTCCCGTGCCCCTCCTCCTTGATTTTGGCCTCCAGAGCGCCCCGGAGGACGTGTGAGAGCTGCATGTTGGTCCGCCGGCCGGCCGGGTGCTCTCGCGCGGGCGCTGGCAGGCGTCGGTCCCCATCGAGCCACTCCAGCACGACCTGGCGGATGACCTCGGTCTGTGAGCGGCCCGTCTCCTCGCAGTAGGCCGCGAGGGTGTCGTCTAAGTCTTCTGGTATGACGAAGTTAAGACGCGGCTTCAGGATGGCTTCCATGAGGGGATTCTCCTCACTTGAGGAGGCATTCTGCCTCATGGAACCTGAAGGCGCAACCCCTCTACACCTGGGGCACGGGCAGCGGCAGGATCTCGACCCGCTCGACCGAGAGGGTCAGCTCCTCCATCACGACCTCGGAGCCGGAGGCGTCCAGGTCGGTCGCCGGCCGCCATGTGGACGGGATGCAGTCACGCAGCCAGAGCATCCGCTGTGGAATCCGCTTCTGGTTCCGGGTCTGGACGACGATGAGACTCCGCCGGGGCGCGACGCGGCCCCAGACGACCTGCTGGAACCAGAGCCACATGTCGAGGTTCGTGTTGAAGACCGCGAAGCGGATCGTGCACTCGCCGCCAGCGACGTAGCCCTGCGGCACGTGGTGCGTGAACGGCCAGTTCCCCTCGCGGATGTCCTTCATGTCCACTGTCATCTCGGGGATCGAGATCGACTGGAAGCCGACGTAGCTCCCGTTGTTGATCGCGCTCTGGACGGCCTTGACCGGAAACGCGGTGGGGAAGACGCCGGCAACGGGAACATCCAGCAACGCGAAGTTGTGGCTCAGGAGCGGATCACTGTTCACCGATCTAGCCATGGCGCCATCCTACCGCGTCTTGAGCTTGCGCCGCTTCCCCTTCTTCGGCCGGATGCCCAGACCGCCGAGCACCTTCTTCTTGAGGTGCTCGGGCGCTCCAGCCAGCTGAGCCTCGAGCCACGCCTTGCCCTTTGGGTTCTCGAGCGGCTTCGCCAGGATCCGCGTGGCGAACCGGTGCATCCTCGGCTCGATCTCGGTGCGGAACTCGACGCTGCTCGTGTCGTACGTCCCCTTGTTCTCGATCTCGTAGTAGCGGTGACCGAACTTCTGCTTGTAGACCTGGGCGGCCTTCGCCACCGCCTTGTGCGAGGCGACCACATCTGCGTCAGGAACCGTCCGTCCCCGTGCTTGGTTGCGGGCGCGGGCAACGTCGAGAGGGGTGACCACCATCACCATGGAGCAGTCGTAGCCGAGGTCTTCGAGCGCCCTCTTGCCTTTCAGGATGTAGGTGGGGTTCTTGGCGGTGCCATCGACGACCATGCCGAGCCGCCCGCGCGCGAATTGCTCGCGCTGATTCATCATCGTGTACCACGAGCGGTCGTGCAGCTCCTTCCCGATCGATGGGAACTTGGGGTTGTCAGTCGGTAACTGGAAGGCCGTCTTGAGATCGATGCCCTTCTGCCGTACGCGCCAGGCGAAGATCTCGTCCATGCTCAGCGCCTTGAGCCCGAAGGCTGCGCCGAGCTGGCTGCCGAGCTTCCCGAACATCGTGCCGGCGGTGAAGCTCTTGCCCGAGTTGTGGTGGACGGCTCCCTCGGCCACGTAGTTCGCCCAGCGCGGCACGGTCAGGTCGTAGTAGACCCCCTCACCCGCTGGCTTGATCGTCCGCACTCGTTTCCACATGCTATGATAACGGCATGACGCCACAGCAGCTTGATGAGATGGAGCGCCTCTACCAAGAGGGCTGGAACTCGGTCCAGCTCGGTCTTCGCTACGACCGAACGCCGCCGACGATCCGCTACCACCTACGGAAGCGCGGTGCGACGGTGCGCTCCCGTGGAGAGGCGAACCGGCTCCGCGCCCCGAGCGCGCGCTGTCAGGTAGACGAAGCGAAACTGCGCGAGCTTCACGGTCGGGGTCTGAGAACGAGGGAGATCGGGTCTGCTCTTGGTGTAAGCGCGGAGACTGTTCGCCGCCGCCTGCGAGACCTGGGCATCGCTCGCCACCAGCGCGGAGCGCCTGGGGAGCGGAATCGTCACTGGCAGGGGGGCCGCATCGTGGACGACGATGGCTACGTGCTCGTCCACCGACCGGATCACCCGTTTGCGACGAAGGCCGGCTACATGCGCGAGCACCGGCTGGTGATGGAGGCGCACCTGGGTCGCTACCTTGATCCGTCTGAGGTTGTCCACCACGCAGACAAGAACCCGCAGAACAATGCGCCGTCGAACCTGAAGCTCTACGCGACGAACGCAGAGCATCTTCGGGACGAACAGACCGGAGTTCCGAAGAACGTGTCACCGGAAGGTCGCCGCAGGCTGCAAGCCGCTGGTCGCAAGAGTGGCGCAACTCGGAGAGCGAAAGCCAGCCGGAAGGCGTCAGGAAGCGGTGCTCGTCAGTCACGGTGACGCGCGACCCGTCCTCCAGCTCGATCTCGTGCAGCTCCGCCACACCCTTCACAAACGGCGCGTTGCACTCGACCGGCTCGAACCCATCCGGTGTCAGTGCAAGTACGGTGATCGGCCCTCCGCGCTCGGCCAGCGCGTCTACGCGCTCCTCCAGTCCCGTACGCGGATCGAGGATCTTCGTGTGCGGCGCGATGCAGCCCATACCGCCGCCGAGGAAGATCACCTTGAGGATGTGCGGATCGAAGACGCCTTCGTGCAGGCTCCGGGCAGCTGCCGGAACGATCCGCTCGAACAGGCACACGCTAGTACAGGTTCTTGCCGCGCTGCTTGTCCGCCGCGTCGGCACAGGACTCCGCAGCCTTGGCCGCCGCACGGAGCGACGAGACCAGAGCCTTGTGCTTGGGCTCCATCTTGGAGAGTCCGGGGTCCTTCCAGCGCTTCTTCTCGGCCCACATCCGCTCGCATGTCGTGGCCGCATCCTCGAGCGCGTACTGGAGATCGCGCTTGTTGATGTAGCGACGGGGCATCATGCCCATCATCTCGTGGAGAGGGTTGCGGCCGTCGTCCTGATCCTGTTCCTGCTCGGTCAGGCCGGCCAGCTTGTCGAACTGTCCCATCGTGTCCTCCTGGGCGCCCTTACCCTTCATGCGAACGATGGCAAAGCCCGCCCTCTTGAGGGCACTTCGGATCGCGAGCACCTTGTCGTACGGCTTGGTGAACTTCTCACCATGCTGCAAAGCCTTCAGGAGAGCGGCGTCCACCTCCTTGCGCTTGGCGATCTTCTCGCCCGCGTTCTTGGCCTCAACCAGTCCCGCCCTCTCGTCGAAGTGCCCCACCGCCGCTCCTCTACGTCATCCCTGGATGGCCTGGTCAAGGTGATCAATGGCCGTACTCACCGCACCTCTGGCTCGCATCGCTTTGTGCACGCGACGATCGAGCGATTGGCGTGCGCCAGGCTTGGCGACCTTGAGCTGCTTGCGGACCAGGGCCTCGATCGTCTTCAGCCTGTCGCCAATTCCCTCCAGCGAGGACTTGGCCGACATGAGCGAGGACACCGCCGCCTCGGCTTCCACAAGCGACTCATCCTCGATCACGCGATCGAACAGGCTCATAATCTTTCTCTCGGTTGATTGGTCTGCGCTGACCCCGCGCTTACGCGGAGATGATCTCGACCTCCAGCTCCTCGAGAGTGAGCGTCAGCTCTTGGAGCGCGACCTCGGAACCGGTAGCGTCCTTGTCGGCCATCGGCTTGACCGTGGACGGCCAGCACTCGCGCAGGCGCATGATCCGGGAGGGCGACCCGTCGATCCCGAACTCGTCGGTGATGTGGAACTCCATGATCATCAGGTCGGAGCGGTAGGTCTCCGCTGAACCGTTGATCACGTCGATGATCCACTTGTAGAAGTCGGACTCCCGCTGGACCGTGCCCTTCATCAGCTGGCACTCGCCGACGGTCTGGATGCCGGGGAACTTCCGGGTCCAGCGGTACACGCCCTCGCGGTACTCCGCCGGATCGATGCTGACCTCGGGGGTCGAGACCGTGGAGAACCCGGCGACGGGGTCGAGATGCCCGCCGGCCGGGTCCACGACGTGGAACCTGTAGTTCAAATACGGATCTGTACTTGCAGCGCGGGCCATTAGCTCACCCTCCGTGCGTTGGTCTTGTCGAGGATACCTTGTCGATCGCGAAGCTCACGGTAGGTAAAGCCAAGCGAATTGAGCTTCCGTTCGTCCCAGATGGAGAACGGCAGGCTTGGATGGTCCTGCGTGAAGGCTTCGATCAGGCGATCCTGAGTCTTAGTCCGCCGACCCTTCACATCGATGAGGTTGACCAGCGCGCCGTCATCGTCATAGACCCAGAAATCAGGCGTGTACCTGCGAGGCTTGCCGGACCGGGTTCGCAAACTGTCGAGGTCGTAGCTGGTCACCTCGTAGATCCAGGTCAGCGCTTGCTGATCGAGCCACCAGGCCGCGAGCACCTCCCACGAGGATCGCATCAGGAACTCGCGGCCGAGCCTGTCGGTGAACGACCACTTCTTCCCGCGATGGTTGAACCCCTGCGGCCGGAGCCTGGCTCCAACCCGATGCAGCAAGAGATTGATGCCGGTAAGCGACATCCTGTAGTACTTGGCAAGCTCGGTGGTCGTGCGTCCTGCCGCATAAGCGGCGGCGATCTCGCGCTCCTTCGCGTCCGACCACCGCTTGTTCCGGTGGCCGGTCGCATCGCGCTCAACGCCAGCAGCGCGCAGCGTGTCGTAGACGCAGTCCTGCCCAACACCCAGTGCTGCCGCGATCTTAGGACCGCTCTCGCCCGATTGGTAGCGGCGTACGACCTCCGACCGCCGCTTCTTATCGAACTTGACGTGCCCCATGTTCTTCCGCAGCCGCTTGAGGCCCAGCTTCGAGGCCCGCGTCCGAACAGCCATAGGAGATCGACCTGGCAGCCGGTCAGCGCACCACGACGGACCGTGGTCGGGGTACGAGGCGCGAAGCACCTCGTCCTCCTCCCTCGTCCATCTGGACGCTGCACGAGCCATGTCTGTCTCCTATCCTTGCCCGACCCGCCTACGAGATCTGCGTGCCGACCGGCTGCTGGAGGGTGAAGATGATGAACTCCGCCGGCGTGCCGGGGTTGAACCCGATGTCGATGATCGCCTTGCCATCGGCCACGGTCGCGGCGTTGTTGTTCGTGGCGTTGCACGTCACGAAGAACGCCTCGGCCTCGGTCTCGCCGGCGAAGTAGCCGAGACGGAACAGCGAGCCGTAGTAGCCCTTGAGGGCGGTCTCGATCTTCGCCCACAACGGCGGCCCGTTGTTCTCGAACACAGCCCACTGGAGGTTGAGGCTGGTCGCGTACATCAGGAACATGTGCAGCGTGCGCGCGTTGATGTATCGCCAGCGCCTCTCTCGCGAGAGACTGCGAACCCCCCAGACGGCGATCCCGGTCGCGTCGCTCGAGATGATCGGGTTGATCCTCGACTGGTAGAGGTTGTCCCGGTCGGTCTTCTCCAGCACGAACTCGGCGGCGACGACGCCGACCGCGTTGAGCGCGCCGTCCTCGACACCACCGGGGGCCTTCCCGACGTTCTTGACGTTCGCCGTGCGAGCGTAGACGCCGGCCACGAGCGGCGACACCGGCACCAGCTCGACCCGATCGGTGAGCGGGTTGACGAAGTAGATGTTGGGGTAGTACATCGCCCCGATCTTCTCGTCCCACGCCTGGTCGACCTGGATGTACTTGATCGCCTCGCTCACGGTCGTGCCGTTGGCGTAGCACATGATCAGGTAGCGCAGGTCCGGCCGGTTCTTGGCGAACTGGACCATGTCGAACTGCACGAATTCCGAGCCCTCGAAGTCCGGCACCACGACGTTGAGGGGCTCCTCGACCAGGTCGAGGGCGTAGATCCCCTGCTTGCTGGACTCCAAGGCGGCGGCCGAGATGTCCGCGCGGGTGACGGCCGTGCCGTTGACACCGCCGGACATCTGCCACTCCGCCGAGTCGGCGAGCCCGGTGTAGTTGCCCAGGATGGCGGTGCCGGCCGTCGGCGCGCTGTCCCAGGTCAGGTCCCAGGCGCCGGTGTCGTAGTCGATCGTGTTGGCACCGGCCGCGTCCACGTCTCCGACCAGGTTGCCGAGCCCATCGTCGGTCGCGACCTGGCCCGACTGGTAGTCGGCGTCGATCGTGGTCGTGTTCCTCGGGGCCACGAGCGTGGTGAGGGCGATGATCCCGGTGACGTAGTCGACCGAGCCAGCTGCACCAGCGACACCGCCCAGCTCGGTCAGGTCTCCGGCCACGTCGCCGTTCACGATCCCGAGCGGAACGTAGTCCACCAGGATGTCCGTGCTGCCGATCGGAGCCACCGAGGCTTCGAAGTCGATCAGGCCGCTCTGGGTCGGGTTGGACACGTCGTCCACCAGGTCGATCGTGTTCGTGCCCACGCCGAGCGCGCCCGCGAGAGCGACTCCCTGCTCCAGGTTGTCCGTGCCGGCCGCCTTGGTGATGATCGCCGACGCGTTGTAGGTCGCGATGACCGTGCTGGTGAGCACCAGCCCGCCGCCCAGCGATCCGGTCACGAGCCCGGTCATGGCACCGGTGACGTAGTTGATGGTCCCGCCGCCCGGCATGGCCAGGGGGTTCACCAGGTTGCCGAGCCCGTCGTCGAGGATGACCTGCGCGCCGTCGTCCACGGTCGTCACCGCGATGGCGACAGTGCCGGGGTGAACCGGCGTGCCGGTCAGCGGTGCCGTGCTGAGGTCGTAGTTGCCACCCGGCGACGACGCGACCAGCGTCTCCGGCGAAGGACCGGCCACGATCGCGTAGCGGAGCTGGAAGACCGTGTTCTCCCGGTAGACGGGAGCGGTCAGCGCGCCAGCCGCGATCTGGAAGGACGTGTCGGCTCCGTTGACCGTGCCGAGCGCGAACGGGCCGCTGCCGAGGTTGTCGAACTGGTTGCTGACCTTGGCGTAGAACAGCCGCAGGCTGCCGTCGAGCACCGGCGTCGTCGGGAGCGTCATCGCGAACGATGTCTCGATCCCGTCGACCGCCGGTGTTGGCGTCTGGCCCTCGTCGTCCTGCTGGGCATCGGCCGCGACGATCCGCAGCGTGTTGTCCAGGCAGGCGCCGGCCGAGAGCGTCCCCGAGAACTGCGTGTCGATGCCGTTGACCGATCCGCCGGCCACCAGCACCTCGTCCTCCTCGTATGAGGGGAGCAACCCGCTCGGCGTGCCGCCCGCGCCTTCGGTGATCTCCACCAGCTGGGAGGGCCGCCGGGGATCGGTGAGGACGGTGGTGACGTAGTCGGCCGCGTCCGGGTCGGTGAACTGGACCGCCTCGTAGGTCTCCTCGGAGACGAGGATCGAGGCGTCGAACTCCGAAGGACGGAGGACGAGCAGGTCGAACTTCCCCCACTGCTCGGCGCCGGCCGTCCGGTCGAGGAAGTTGCGGTTCCCTCGGATGTGGATCCGGGTCGTGTTCCCCCAGGTCCCCTCACCCTTCATGGTGAAGGTCCACTTGGTGGGGCCAGGCGACGCGTCGATGTTCGCCCACGCCGAGATGGCATCGGACGGAACCACACGGACGATGTAGGCCCGCTGTCCACCGTTCCCGAAGAAGCCCTGGATCCCGATCGGGACCAGACCTAATGACGAGATCTGGCCGAAGACCCGCTCGAACTCGACGGTCGAGCGGACCTCGACCGGCGTGTTGCTCGGTCCCTCGTCGGTCCATCCGACGAACGCCGCCTTCGCGGGAGAGATGCCCTCGGGGGCACGAGACGGCTCCTTCTCGAAGCCGTAGACACCTGGGCTGAGGATTTCGAGTTGGGCCACGGCGCTCTCCTAAGCTCTCTCTTGGCTGGTTGCGGACCGAGCCTACTTGGGCTCGTCGTCGAGGATCGCGATGGGAGTGTCATCCGCCCGCGCCGGCTTCGGCTTGGGCGACGGGGTCTTCTTGGGGGCCGGGAGTGGCCTCGGCTTGACGGCGGTCGCCACCTTCGTCGCCCGCAGGGCATTGGCCTCGCGATCCGACAGCTGACGGAGCCGCTTCGCTCGCAGCCCGCGCACGACGCCCTTGTTCGAGGGACTGGCCTCGAAGATCTGGCCGGGCCGATGTGCCTTCGTCACGCCTCCGGGAAAGTCCACCATCCACGGACCGCGCCCGGTGACCTGGTAGTACTGAGTCCTCATTCGTCACTCCCTATGGCGGTAACCCGCTTCATCGGCTGTCCGTCGCCGTAGAGGCCGCCGCCTCCCGGATCGGGACCAGGGTTGTTCGGATCAACCGGCTCGATTGGATCAGGCTGCGTTCCTCCGACGAATCCCGGGACGACCGTGGGCACCTTGTCGAGCGTCAGTTCCCCTTCGACGCGAAGTGACAGGCTGAGCCCACACACCCGATCGACGAGCGAGTTGATCTCCGTGAGATCCGCTGTCCCCTCCTGAAACGTATGGTAGACGCGCTCGACTCCGAGGCCGTCGACCACCGTGACTTCACCATAGAGAGGATACCGAACCATCACCATCTGGAGAAGCACCTGGGCGACAGTCCGGTGCCGGCTCCAGCACTCGACCGTGTACGTGAAGTCGTAGGGCCACTCCCGCTCCTTGATCTCGTAGTGAGACCAGCCGAGATCTTGGCCAACCGAGATCCGTACGGCACCTTCGGCCGGCAGGCGGTAAGAGAGCGTCGGCGACCAGACGCGCTGCTGGGATGGTGTCACGTCGTCGCGAATGACGAGAACGCAGGGAAGCTCCCACTCCTGGTCGGTGGGCTCCGACTGCTTGAACCCGACTAACGCGCGCTCGATCTTGATCGGCGCGTCGTTGCTGTTCGCGGGCTCAACGAAGACGCCGTCGAGCGGTAGGTAGTACTGATTCTTCTCCGCGTCGAGCTGCGCGCCGAGACCCTCAACGATCCCCTGATCGTAATCGATCAGGTCGATGTGGCCGGTCCGGTGTCCGAACTCGAGCGACGGCATGGGCACATTCTACGGTGGAGGGCCGCTGGCCGCCATAAACTACAGCCAGCTCTCGTCCCGTCGTTTCTCCAGCCGCTTTCGCAGGCTATCGGCCAGTTTGTCCACCTCATCCAGCCGACCGCCGGCCAGCGCTTCCCTGATCTCTCGGCCAGCATTGGCAACCCACGCCGGGGCCTGGTTCTTCGCCGATCTGGCCGTCTTCAGCCAGTGCGGAACTCGCGGGAACCCGCCCAGACCGTGCTCCAGACGCATCTGGAGGAACACGAGATCGATGAAGACCTTGCCGTTGATCGAGGGCTTCACACCGTCGGTCACCGTCGCGCCGAGCTGCGTGATCTTGTTCACGACGTCAGCGTAGACCTCGCGTAGACGTCGGCGATGACCGTCCATCTCGGTTACGGAAGCCGGCCGAACCTCGGCCTCAGCTGGGATACCACCCGAGACTGGCGGAAGCATGTCCACGGTCCACGGATTGTGCTTCGCCAGCTCGGCCGCGATCGGGCTCGATCCACCGATCTTGATCTGAGTGCTCTCGGCCGGGACCGTGGTGAGTGTCGTCCTCGAAAGTCCGGCGATGGCCCACTCGTCCTTGCTGTCGATCTCGAGGTACTGGATCGCATCACGGTAGAGATCGAGCCACTTCTCGCCTCTCGGGATCCGCTTTCTCACATCCTCCTGAATGCCCTGGGCGATGGCGCGACCCGCGACCGTGCCCGCAGCTCGGACGCGCTTCATCACGTCTCGCTGGAGGTTCTTGGGTAGCTTCCCTGTCGTCGTAACCTTAATGAACTTAGCCATTTACGCTCTCGGCGGCGGCGAGTCCGGCGAGAGGTCACCAGGCGTTGTATCGCCAGTCGACCCGTCCGGCGGCGACTCTGAGAGCTTCCGCTCGGCGATCTTGCGCTGCGGCTCGTACTTGGAGGACTTCACGAGGATCATCTTGTAGGCGGTGAAGAAGCCGTCGCCGCCGAACCGGCCTCCCTCGCTGTCTCGGTCGACGTCCTCCACGTCCATGTACATGTCGAGCCCTTTGGTGAAGCGGACGACGTCGCCAGGACGCGGCTGGAGGTTCCATTCCCGGTCGCACAGCACTCGCGCGAGGTAGAAGTCGCACCGGCGGACGTAGATCACGCCGCGCTCGTCTGGCTCCTGCTCGTGCTCGACGTTGTCCACTCGCCCGCGAACGAGGATCGGCTGCATGTAGGGCCAGTCAGGCTGGATCTCCCGCTTGGCGGAGTCGATCCGGCTCTTGATGATCACGCGCTCGCCGTAGAGCGCGAGACCGGCGTGCTTCTTCCTGGCGAACGGATCGTCGGGCTGTGTCTCCGGCGTCGCGAGCTTGCTCCGGTGGCCCGCGTTCGACAGCGGGTGATCGCCATCGATCCGCCTGTTCTGATCCTCGAGCACGTAGTAGTAGGCGTTCACCCCGCGCAGGCGAGTGAGCTGGCGCGAGATGAAGTCGGCGTACGCCTTGTTGCGCGTGCCGTAGAACGTGTCGGGAACACCAGCCACGCCGCTGGTGCCGGGGAGGGCCTTGAACTGGCCGTACTCGTAATCCGGTGGGGTGGGCGGTCGCACATCAGCCACGGTTCACCTCCCGCCAGCTCTGCGAGTACTTCTCGGGCGCGTCCTCGTAGAGCCCCCTGGCCCAACCGCGCAGCTTCCTGGCCTTGACCGTGAACTTGACGATCGGAGGAGGCCGCTTGCCGCCCCGCCGCTTCCTGTGCCGGAGCGGCTGCCGCTCACGCATGAACATCTCGCGCTCTCGCTGCTTCCCCCTGTGGGTCAGCTGAACGCGGCTCTCGTCCCGACCATGCGGCTTGATCCGGGCCTCGGAGCCGTCCCGCTTGGGTCCGGCCGTGAGCAGGCCCCACGTGACGACGTTGAACGCCTTGATGAAGTCGTCCTCGGTCGGATCGTTGCCAGACGCCTCACGCATGATGTGCGAGTACATCCCCGAGATCACCAGCGGCGGGAGGCTGTCAGGGTCTCGGATCGCGACGTAGGGGTCGAACTTCTTCTGCGGTTCGTGGGCCATCGGCTACCCGGTGATGATCGGAACGGCGCGCTTCCAGTTGAGGATGTCCTGGTTGAGCTTCTCGATGAGCGTCTCGGCGTTGGACATGAGGTCGGTGCCGTTCATGGTCCGGTCACCGGCGATCGACGGCCACGAGTCGACGGTCATGCGGATGTTCCCCAGCGTGCCCATCGCCTCGGCCAGGAGTTTCCGGCGGAAGAAGCCGGACTCTTGCGGGTCGAGCTGGCGAGCATCGACGGTCCACGTGTGCACGGTCACCAGCGCGGTGGTCAGCCCGGAGCTGACGGATGATGGTGGCGGCATGATCTCGAGAGTGCGCGTTTCCTTCGTCCACTCCCAGTCCCGGTCGGTCGAGAAGATCCGGCCAATCTCCTCGAGATACTGGAGACGCTGCACGAGGTCCGAGTAGGGCAGCGGCGCGACGTTCGGGTTCGTCCACTGGCCGAACAGGAGGCTGAAGTAGGTGTAGCTGAACTGGTCGGCGTCGAGCGTCGGCAGCTGGTAGTTCGGGTAGTCGACCCGGATCACCTCGATGACGTCGGGCGGCATGAGGTAAGAGGTCTGCCCGTTGGCCAAGGGAATCTGGAGCACCTTCTTGACACCGACTCGTTCAGCGTACCAGCGCCGGGTCTCGTCCATGCAGTCGTCGTAGTGCGTCTCGCCTGGCGGGAACGGCTGGTCGGTGAGCGGGTCGATGTCGCCGGGCGAGGTCAGCTCGATGTCGATGATGCCTCCGCCGAGCTTGCGAAGCACCCATCGCCAGTGCTCCTCCTCGCTCTTCCCCTGGCCGGAGATCGCCGGGAGGTCATCTGGTGCAGGAGGCTCGGGCGCTACGGTCATGGCTGCTCCTGGGTCCACCACCATCCTAACGTGCGGCGCAGAGCTAGACCACAGAGCTACTTAGGGAAAACCTGTGAGAACGGGCAGTGGGGTTGTTGAGAGGGTAGAAGGAGAGAACATGACCCTCACAGACCCCAACCTGATCGAGATCCGCGACCTGTGCGCGGACCTCGCAGACGACCGCACTGGGGCTGACTGCCACGGTCTCGTCTTTCACATCAACAGGTGGCTGTTCGTGGACAACCGGTGCGTTGGCAGGCTCTTTCTCCGCACCATCGGCCGCGCCGCCGCCAAGCACCGCTCGCGCACCTTCAAGCTGACCGGTCGCGTACCGGTCGCGGAGAGGATCGCCAAGGCTGCCCACAAGATCACCGAGGAGACCAAGGGGACGATCAGTGAAGGGTAAGAGGGCAAGCTACCACGAGGCAGTCGCCTGGATCAGCCACAACGACGAGGCTGGCAGCGACGACGCCCTCAACATGGAGTGGGTCTCATGCTACGTGACGGTCTGCTTGATCGCCGACATCTTCGGTAAGACGTCAGAGGAGGTCGCGAAGGCCGTGATCCGTCACCGCAAGAAGTGGAAGGCGAATGACTGACCGAGACATCCTGAAGACGATCCGCTCGGCAAGGAAGTGGATCGCCCACTACAAGCCGTTCCACAAGGAGCCGAGCTGCGCGAAGAAGCTGCGCTCGTGGCGGCGTAGGCTGAGGATCACGCTGGCCGAGGCCGATGCCCGCCAGCTCGACGTACCTCCCGACCCCTACGCTCCACCACCGCCTCCGCCACCTCCGCCGCCGCCCCCCACGGAGGAAGAGATCAAGGCGAAGCACCTGGCCGAGCTGCGCGGCACCCGCTTCCTGGCCGACTGGTCGGTCTGCAAGGGGACGACCGCCTGGGCCGCCTGGGGCAGCTCCGGCTGGTCGGCCGTCACGATCATCACCCCGGCCCGCGTCTGGGCCACGGCGAAGCGCGTAGACGCCCGATCTGGCGAGCCCGTGACCAAGAAGACGGCCCACGTGCGAATGGACCGCCTGGTGCGCCGAGACGCGTCCCTGGGCGGCAAGGACAAGCCGGCCCTGCTCCCGAGCGAGGTCTTCCCGGAGGAGGAAGACGAGGAGACCGAGCCGGCCGAACCCGAGCCCATCGATGAGCGGGACCCGGAGGTTACCGAGGCCGTGCAGAAGCGTCTGCCGGCACTGCTCGACATGATCGACGACGACGCGACGGTCGACGACTGGTAGTTAGCAGTCCGCGAGTCGACCGAGCCCGGTCACCGGGTCAGTGATCTCTAGTTCATAAAACGGCACGATCGGGTCGCCGCCGCCGCGAACCCAACGGAGACGAGCGCAGATCATCTCGTCATCTTCGTTGAAGAAGATGTCCTCCACCTGTCCAAGACGGCCTGATCGGTCGGTCACCAGGTCGCCGGGATAGATGTGCTCGTGCTCGTGGGCACCGGTACCGCCGGTGGCCGCAGTCATGCGGTGCTGGCCGTCCATCAGCAGTCCACCGGGAGTCATATGCGAGGAAGTCGACCAATTCCCCAGCTTGAGACGCTCCTTGTAGATGGCTACGACCAGTGGATGAGGCTCCCTGCTAGACATTTGATTCTCCTCGGGTCAGTTCTACCCGGGTCTTCCGACAGTCGGAGCTGAACCCTGGGTAGAACGTCACCATGAGCGAGCTGGAAATCGGTACCGAGGTCTACTGGCACGACAAGAACGGCGTCCGCCAGCGCGGCCGGGTCTGCGCTGACGGCGCCTCTCAGGTGGTCCGGCCCTACGACGCGATCGGCCGGCTCCAGCTCGAGAAGCACGTGCCCGTCAGCCCGCTCATGAAACTCGCGTCAGGTGTCGATCAGCTGGCGGAACTGGCTCCGATCGTCATGCACCTGTCCCACCTGATCGAGCAGTACGAGGGTGGCCGTGGCGCCCCCAAGTCGACCTACTGCGGCGACTGGAAGATCGACATCAGCACCAGGCCGTGGACGCTCCACAGTCCGAAGACCACCGTGGACCCGGTTCGCGTGCACCAGCGCGGGCTCTGCTCCGACGAGCTGTGGAAGAATCTGATCGAGGACACCGCGCTGGCCCTGGACCGCAGCGACCGCAGCGAGCCGCTCGCGGACCGCGAGCTGCCGGACGAAGCCTACGAGAAGGCCGCCGAGCTGAAGCTGTGCCGTCGCTGCTTCCGCGCGGCGGTGATGGAGCGCACGTGGCCGCTCGAGCCGGCGCGGCTGTCCGAGGAGGCGCTACGCGAGTTCGTGCTCGGCTTCCTCGACGGCAGCGTCTACTCGGATCGGCACATTCCGTCCTGGGAGATGGTGGCTCGGGCTGAATCCCCAGAAGAGATCCAGCGCGCGCAGGAGCGGTGGGGACGGGACACCTCGATGGTCTTCATGTGCCTGATGCTCGGTCCGCCGCCGCCGAAGGACTACGCGGAGAAGGTCGCGGTCGTGTGGGAGTGGTTCAGCAAGGCCGGCCCGCGCTCGATCAACGGAATGCCGGGGTTCTTCTCGCACCACTTCATGCACATCGACGACTGGAAGCGCGCGGCTCCCGCGATCGACCGGGAGCTGGAGCGCCGGCGGGAGTTCGAGATCTAGGAGAGCCGGGTAGAACGTCGATGCGACCAGGAGGCGAAGCGTGGGAGCAGCGCGAAGACGAAACCCCAAGGTAGCCGCAGCCAGGAAAGGGAAGCCGCCGCCCAAGGCCACCGGCAACTGCCGGAACTACAGGTACGGCGCGCACGAGCCGATCGCCAATCTGGACAAGGTGCTCGATGAGATGCGCGGTGCTCACGACCTGCGCAACGTGCTGACGTGCATCAACCGAGCCCGAAGCGAGATGATCACGGCCGCGCTCGGCGAGCACCAGTCGTACAAGAAAGCCACTGCTGATCTGGCGGCTCTGCACCAGCGGCGCGACAAACTGGAGGCGCAGATCCGGCAACAGAACAGCGCCAGCCGCAAACGGCTGGGGCGACACTCCCCGCTGTCTTCGGAACTCGACACCGTTCGCAAGAGGATCGACGAGGGCAGGACCGCTCTCAAGAAACTCCGCAGGAAGCTCCTCAAGAAAGACCCCGCGCTGAAAGCGGTTGTCGAGGCCGCTGACGACATGGCGAAGAGGGAGACGACTCGCGCGGAAGATGCCTGCGGGCTCTACTGGTGCACCCGAAACGAGCAGACCGGCAAACGCGCCAAGCTGCGCCGCTTCAAGAAGTGGCGCGACAGCGAAGCGACCATCAGCGTTCAGATCCCAGGGGGGTTGACCGTTGAGCAGCTGCTTGGCGGCGAGAACAACCAAGCGCGCCTGGAGCTGCGCCCGGAAGGCGTATGGGTCCAGGGGGCGAGGAAGCGCAAGGTCGAGCCGGCCGAGGCCGCGAGGAACAAACTCAGACTCGACGAAGACGGCTACCCCATGCGCAAGCTGGGGACCGCCATCCTGCATCTCCGGTGCATGTCAGACGAGGACGGCAAGCCGATTTGGGCCGAGGTGCCGATCACCTACCATCGCGAGATCCCCGCCGATGCCAAGATCAAGCGGTGCTACTTGCACCGATTCCGGGTCGGCAACCGCTACCACTGGTCTGTACGCTTCTCGCTGGAGCGGGGGAAGAAAGGCGACGACTCCTGGCTGCACCCGCGCGTCGCCACGACCGGCACGGCCGCGATCGACATCGGCTGGCGATGGTTCCCCGATCGCCTACGCGTCGCCGTGTGGGCCGGATCGGACGGAGCCGAGGGCGAGCTGTGCTTGCCCAAGTGGTGGCTGGACGAGATGTACTCCGTCCGGCTCGACCAGCGGGAGCGCGACGTGCTGTTCAACGAGATCGTATCCCTGGTCCTGCCGTGGTTCCGATCGCGGCGCGGGGAGCTGTCCGACTACGTCGTACAGGCGATCAAGACGATGCACTCGTGGCGCGACAAGGGAAGGCTGGCCGCGCTCTCCATGCGCTGGCGCGATGATCTGGCCGCCGATCCGGGCGCCAACCCGGCTCACGTCGCCATGTCCATCCGCCTGGAGGAGTGGCGTAAGCGCGACAAGCACATCTGGTGCGAGGAGGTGAACCTCCGCAGCCAGCTCCAGGGCTCGCGCAAGGATCTCTACCGGCGATTTGCCGCGATGCTCACCAGCCGCTACGGCCGAATCGTGGTCGAGGAGTTTGACCTGAGTGCGGTCCAGAAGCTCCCGCCGGCCTCGATCGATGACGGCACCTACTCCAGGGTCAAGAGGCACAAGGGAGACGCGGCGTGCTCGCACCTGGTCGGCGCGCTCAAGGATGCGGCGCGGCAGCTGGACAAGAAGAACCCGAAGTGGACGACCAAGCGGTGCCACGTCTGCGGGAAGACCGAGAGGAAGTGGGAGAACCCCGGTGAGCTGGAGCACACGTGCAAGCACTGCGGAGTGCTCTGGGATCGGGACGTGAACGCGGCCCGGAACATTCTCGCCGCGAGCGGCGTGGCGGTTGACTGGACCCGGCCACCGCTCGCGCCAGCCGCCCGAATGACTTATCCACAGGTAGAGAACCGCGAGATGCGTCGATCGCGGCGCAGGAAGGAGGCGCTCGAAACGACGCGTGCAAGCGGTGATCGACAGACGGCTTAGGAGAGATGCTCTCGCGGTCCCATCGGAACGGGTTGTGGTTCCGACAACGTGGACTGGGAACGCTTCTACAGAGCCTTCGCTCTCGCGGTCCCATCGGAACGGGTTGTGGTTCCGACACGCACCAGAGTCCCTTCCCGGCCCGCCGCGCTCCACTCGCGGTCCCATCGGAACGGGTTTGTGGTTCCGACACAGGTAAATGCAGGTCCCCAGGTGCTTGTGGCTCGCGGTCCCATCGGAACGGGTTGTGGTTCCGACACAGGTAAATGCAGGTCCCCAGGTGCTTGTGGCTCGCGGTCCCATCGGAACGGGTTGTGGTTCCGACGTAGCAGAAGTAGTCGCCGATCTCGACCTCCACCACGTCCTCGCGGTCCCATCGGAACGGGTTTGTGGTTCCGACAGATTCATGTAGGCGGGCGGTAAGGCGGCTACCTCCGCATCGCCGCCGCCCGCTTCGGAACCCGCGCCCTGATGCAGAAAGGGCGACGACCGAAGTCGCCGCCCCCTCCGCTGACAGCTGGTCTAGCCCGAGGGCTAGAGCAAATTGTCCACTTCCACGCGCGCGAAGAACTCCGCCCGGGTGAGCGTGATCTTGTGGCGCGTACGGACCGCGCGACGGAGGCTCAGGTCATTCGGGTCGATGAAGTTCGGGGTGATCTCCATCGGGATGTACGGGCTGTAGATGAGCCCGGTGTCGAGGATGCTCGGCCCCTGGTATCCCATGAGGATCTGGTTGGCCGGGAAGAGCGGATCGACGAAGATCAGCCACTTCCTCTTGAGCACGCCCTGCTTGAGGATCCCGCCCTGGTAGACGTGACCCTCCTCGACGGCCGAGAAGCCATCGATGTTGTCGAGGAGGCTGGCGACCTCCGACGACGTGATCGCCCAGTTGCAGGGCGCCCGCTGCGTGCGACGGTGCACGATGTGGGAGGCGCGGGACATGCGGATCACGAGCGACTTGAGGTGCTCGGGATCGCTGACGCCCGAGGGCGTCGCCCGGTCCCACTTGACGACGGCGATCGGCTCGACGGCGTTGAGCGCGGTACCCGCGATCTCGCGGTCGATCTCCGCCACCATCTCGTCGGACATCTGCGCGACCAGGTCGGCGTCGATGTCGCGACCCCACAGCGCGCGGAGGTCGTCCGCCGCCTCGACGCTGGCGAGGCTCTTGAGCTTGCGGCTCTCGGCCTCGATGCTCTTGATCTGGATGTCCAGCTGGACCTCCGGGATCCGAGCGTTCAGCTCGTTGTCGTAGCGGTACTCGACCGTGATGACGTCACCGGACGCCGGCGCGGTGCCGAACGTGAGCGACATCTGGCCCGACGCGTAGTTGACCGTGCCAGCGCCGCCGGCCATCAGCGTGCCGGCGACGACGGTGAACGCGCCCGCGCCGTTGTCGGTCGCGTTGACGGTACCGTTCACCTTCACGACGACGGTGGCCTGCCGGGGGCGGGGCCACGCGAGGTTGCGGGAGAAGACGACCGTGCCGCCGTCGCCGGTCCCGAACGGCTCGCCGTCCACGAAGTTGGAGCTGTACCACTTGTTCAGCACCTTGTTCATCTCGGTCATGGCGGCGACGGAACCCTTGTCCGACGCGTACCGTGGCCGGTAGAACGCGATGCCGCCGATCGGGCCGGTCATCGGCTGGACCGACGCGATCTGCGTCGCGACCAGGCGGATGGCGGTCCTGCGGATGACGGGCAGGACGTACTTCATGAACGGCCCGACCGAGAGAGCGCGAGTCTCCTCGTTGAGCCGCTTGAGGTGACGAACCTCCTGCTCGATCATCAGGGCCGTCAGACCCCGCACGTAGTTGACGTGGGCCGGCGCGTAGCCCGGACCCATCTCCTCGTTGAGACCCCGGAGCATCTTGTGCCACTTGCGCACGTACCGGCTGACGGCCGGCTCGTCCGCGATGGCAGTCGACTCTCCGAGGTTCTCGGCTAACAGTCCTCGAGCCGTGAACATCGGCTACCTCCTCTAGTGCCGGTGCATCCGCCCGGCCAGTCGCTCTTGCTCGACCAGCGACGTCCCCAGGAACGCCAAGTCCTGGGATGCTGCGTCGCCGGCGAGAAGTTCTGCTTGTTCGCTCTCCTCGAACGCTCGCCGCTCGTCCTCGGTGATGTGCTCGCGGCCGGCGCTCATGGACCTGCGCACGCGCTCCATGGGACCGCCGGGCTCCTGCGCCCGGATCTCCGACCGAGACGCGGCGGCGTCGATCTCCCTGGTGGAGGTCAGCTCGTCGTTGCGAACGTCCTCCATGATCGACTCACGGTTCGGGTGACCGATCGTCCGGTCGCTCGCGTATGCCAGGAGCTTGGCCCTGGTGCCGGCCGTGACAGCCCGCTCGAGCATGTCGGCCTGCTCCTCGATCCGCGCCCGCGCGTCCCGGACCTCCTCGTCCTTGCTCTCGAGAGCGGACGTCAGACGCTCCTCCAGGGCCTCGAACCTCTTGGTGACCTCGGACCGGTAGCGCTTCTCACGCGCCTCTGCCTGGGCGAGCGCGTACTCGGCCTCGGACGCCCTCTCCTCCGCGAGGCGGATCGCGGTCCCGGCCTCCTCGTTCGCGGCGGTCTTCGCCGACATCTGTGCTTCCTCGATCGAGGTCAGCGCTGACTCGACTCTTGTCTTCAGCTCCTCGGCGGTGTTGCACGCAGCGATGTCGCCGATCAGGTCGCGGACGCTCTCTCGATCCTCGCGTCCGCCGATCATCTGCTCCACGTAGAGCTGGAACGCCAGCTGGCGTGTCTTCTCCTCGACGTGCACGACGCGAGACTCCGCGTCCTTGGCCTTCTGCTCCTGCTCGTCCGCTGCCCGGGACAGCTCCTCGATCTTGGCATCCTTCTCGTCCAAGACCTTCTTCTCGTCGGGCGACGGGGCGTAGGGGTTGACCATCTCGGCGATCTTCTTGAGCGCCAGCTTCGCGCCGGCCGTCTCGGGATCGCTCGCGAAGTCGCTGCGGACCTCCTCCTCGACCTTCGTGCGCATCTCGGCCAGCGCGCGGACGAGCTTGGCCGCGAAGTCCTCGCGCAGCTCGTCGATCGCCTTCTTGTAGATCTCCTCCTTTTGGGACTCGACCTCACCGTTGATCCGGTCGTCGGTGTCCTCGGCCGCAGTCTCCGAGGCCACCCGCATCGCGTGCTGCTCGATCACGCGAACCGCGTCCGGGAAGTGCTGGCGCAGCATCGTCTCGGTGACCTCCTTCGGGTCCACCACGAGCTTGCCGGTGGGCTTGCCCTCGCCGTCCGTGTCCTCGGAGATCACGGACGGATAGGCGTCGTGGCAGGCCGGATCGGCCACGAAGTCCCACGTGTTGAGCTTGAAGTCCTCGCCGACCATGTCCCAGCCCCGGGGGCCGGTGGACGTGGAGCCCATGCCCCGGCTGGACATGCCGATGGCCGCACCCCGCCGCAGGAACGCGGCGAGGTTGCGACCCGCGTCGGCCTCCTCGACGACCTCGAACTTGCCGTTGATCGTCCCGTCGTCCTCGATCCAGAGACCGCGAACGATGCAGCCGCCCTCCCGGATCCGGCTGTTGTGGTTGACGGTGAAGTCGCCCAGCAGGAACCGGCCGTCGCCGTCCAGCTCGAATCCGGCGTAGTCGCCAGTTCCGATGGACGTGACGATGAACCCGGTCCTGAGCGCATCCTTTCGCTGCTCGCGCGGCTCGGCCTTCTTGCGCTCCAGACGGGTCGGGATCTGCTCCACGTCGCCCCAGATGGTGAGCGTGTGGTAGTCGTCGCTGTAGCCCTGCACCTTGCGCGTGGAGAGCACGGCCTGGAGGCCGAGCGACTTGGCGATCCGGTGCGCGGCCTGCGCATAGTCGGCGCGCTTCTGGGTGATGTAGAAGCAGTTGTGCTGGAGATGACCGTCGGTGTCGATCAGCCCAGCAAGGAACTGGAGACGGGTCTCGCGGCTCCCGCGCACAATCGCGGTCGGGATCTCCACGTTGGTACCCACCATGTCGCGCATCGCGCGCAGCAGCCGGTTGTCTTGGCCGCGACCGGCGGTCAGGTGGATCGTGACGGCCTCGGTCCCGGTGGTCTTGCGCCACTCGTTCGTGGACAGCTCCCACCGTGCGGCGGTGTCCTCGCAGAGCTGCTTGATCTCGTCATCGATGGTCGTGATCGAGATGTCACCAATCCTGGGCGCACCGGCCTTGTTCTCGCGCAGGGTCTTGCCACCGTCACCGAACCAGACGCCGAGGAAGTAGGGATCGACCTTCGGTTCGGGCAGCTCGTCCTCGAACCGCTCGACGCCGGTGCTGAACAGCTTGTAGCGGCTCTTGTAGTAGATGCTCTTGTCGAGATAGTCCTCGACCGGGATGTCCACGATCTCGCCGCTGGACGTGTGAACCAGCGTCAGTACGTGCTTGTCGTTGCAGACCCACGGATCGCCCTTCGCCGGGTCGATCCGGTAGAGCTGGCCGGTGCCGGAGGTTGTCGCCAGCACCGTGCGCGCCTTGCCGTCCGGCCCCATGAGTCGGTCGCCAGCGACGATCTGCTCGACCGGGAGCACGCGACCGTCGGCCATGAGGACCGGAGTCCCCAGGCCGAGGCACTTGCCGTCCCCGGGATGGTCGACCGCGCCGATGACGCTCCCCTGCTCGATCCGGGGCTGGAGTCTTCCGATCTCCCTCTCCATGACCGAGCGGGGGTAGACGCGGTTGTTGGCCGTCGGCTTGTCCACGTGGCCGATCTTGCCTTCGACCACGAGCTTGCCACCGTCCCTCCCTTCGAGGATCTGCATCCTCATGGGCGGACCGTAGTGGTCGACCAGCACGCGCCTGTTCGTCGTCATCGGTGTCTCCGTAAGGCTGGATGGTTGGGTGAGTAATCTACCGGTTCAGCTGAGTGGGCCGGGTAGCCTACTCGATCCCCTTCATCGCCTCCATCGCGTCGTCCAGGTCTGCCGCGAGCGCCCGCAGGTCGTCGGCCGCGTCGTTGATGTCCGCCTCGCCCTCGGCGATCCGCTGGGCGACGGCCGCCGAGTCCTCGGCGATCGACTCGAGGTGCCGGCCCATCGCCACGCGGGGGTCGTCCTCCTTGTCCTCCTCGTCGAGCGTCTCGTCCTCGTTGACCTCCTCAGCGATCCGCTCGTAGAAGGTCGTGGACGTCTCGTAGATGCTCCTGAGACCGTCGATCAGCTCCTCGGCGGCCGAGTCGTCGCTCTGGACGGCCTCGCGCAGGTCGTTGAGGTTCTGGACCAGCTCGGAGATCGGGTTGCCCTGGGTCTCCACGTCGGCGGCCATCTTCTTGCCCTTGATCCTGGCCTTGACGTCCATCGCCGTCACGCCCTGCTGCGCCTTGAGCCGCTTCTTGAGCGCCTTGCGCATCCTGGGGCTCGCCGACCGCATCTTCTTGCGGAACTCGGCCCTGGCCTGGGCGCCGGCCTTGAACTCGTGGCCGCCGATCATCATCCGACCACGCTTGGCTGCCTTGAAGGTCGACTTCTTCATCTTGCCGCGCTTGAGCAGCCGGCCCTTCTTGCGCCGGGCCTTCCTGAGCGCTCTCAGCGCACCGGCCCGCTTGGACGCCTCGTCGAGGACCCCGTCGGTGATGCACTCGTACGCCTCGATCACGCCGACCAGGTCGTCGTAGGACGGCGCGTCGTCGTCCTCGGTCATCGCCTGGAGGCCGTCGTAGAAGAACCCGAGCACCTCGGCGGCGGCCTCCATCTTGGGGTCGTCGATCTCCTCGTCCTCGTCCTTCTCCTCCTCGTCCTCGTCCTCGTCCTCGTCCTCTTCCTCGTCCACGCTCGACTCGAGCGCCTCGATGAAGACGTCCACGAACTCGTCGCTCTCGAGCGCCTCGTCGACCTGGTCCTCGTCCAGCTCGAGCGTCTCCATGAACTCGCCGACCGCCTCGAAGAACTCGTCCTCGTCGATCTCGATCTCCTCGTCCTCGTCCTCGGCGCGGACGTCGACCTCGGTCCTGGGAGTCTCATCGTCGTACTCCCGACCCTCGGTCTGCTCCTCCTGGCCCTCGTCCTCGTCCTCGTCCTCGTCGTCACCGCCCTTGGACGACGGGCAAGCATCGGCCTCGGCGAGAAGGTGGCCCATTCCGAGAGCCTGGAGATCCTCCTCGATCGTGGTCTGGGGTCCGTGGTCTCCCAGCATCATGGTCCTACTCCTTCGTTTCGTTCGCGTTGTCTTGCTCGGCCAGGCTCGAGAGGAACTTGGCTCCCATCAGAAGGTGGCTCGCCATACTGGACACGCCCTCGTAGACGCCGGCCAGCTCGGCCTCGTCATCGCGGCTCGCAGCATCGAGCGCCTGGATGGCGTACTTCATGTCCGCCGCGATGTCCCGAGCGGCCTCCTCGATCTCCTTCGAGGTACCCTCGGCCTTGGAGAGCAGCTGGATCGACTCGGCCGTGCTCTTGGCGGCCGTGGTCAGCGCTGCCCGGAGATCATCGACGCTCCCCGGCAGGTCGTGAGCGCGAGGGGCGGGGATCTCGATCTGTGCGTCCTCGCCGACTCCCTCGCGCACGACCTTGTGCCACCAGGCGTCCCGCTGGATGGAACGCTTGGACACCTCGGTCGCGACCTGCTCGCCGAGATCGCCTTTGTAGTTGAGCGCATTGGCGATGCCCGCAACCAGCGGTATCGCCGCGTCGTAGTCGTCCGCCAGGATCATGGAGACAGCCGCCTTGGCCGTTTCCATGACCTCGGCTCCGACGTCCCCCACCTTGTCGGGGATGTCGAAGACCTCCACCTCGCCCAACTCGATCTTGCCGTCCTCTTCCTCGATCCGCACGCGCATCAGGATGCCGTTCTTCTCGGCGAGCGCGTGGTGAGGATACGTCGCGAGGAGCTGAGCCGGTCCGGCTGCCCACTCGGAGCTGGCTAACGCCTCCGCAATACGATCACGTCGGAACTCGAGCGACCCCTCTCGCAGATGGGAGAGAACATCCTCGGCCTGCCTCACGTTCCGCAGGAGACTGATGATGGCTGCATCCTTCACGGCGGGATCTCCCTCCCTAACTTTCTACGGTCTACATCTATCCTGCGCAACTAGGTTTGCGCCTACTGACCGTGGAATCTTCGGGTCATCGCGAGCAGCTCCTTCCGGGAGAACTTCCCGGATGGCGGAGCGGACATGCTGCCGCCGTTGGTTCGGCGCAGCAGGCCACGGACCTCCTCGAAGAACGCGCGCCGCTCGTGCTCGCGCCTGGCGAAGCCTTTGTCGCCCTCCAACAGACGATTGAGCTTGTCCGAGATCTCGGAGTGCCGGCGGCTCGACTCCCTGTACTTCCATTCCTCGAGACGTCGCTCGTAGTCGTAGCGCTTCCACTCCTCTGGCGTCGGTTTCTTCCCCTTGCCGACCGCCGGGGCCTTGGGCTTGGGCGACGGCTTGGGCGCCGGCTTAGGGGTTCCCTCCTCCTCCTCCGGCGGCGCTTTCTCTGGCGCCTCCTCCGGCGGAGCCTCCTCCGGCTCTTCCTCCCCGCCCGGCGGCGGGGCCTCTGGCGGCCCGCCCTGGCCGCCGCCCATCGCGTAGCTGGGCAGATCGCCGGCCTGCTCCTCCTCGGAGTCCTTCTTCTGTTGCTTCTCGATCTCCTTGATCTCCTCCTCGGAGAACTTGAGGATGTTCTCCTGGATCCAGCGGGTGCTCACCCACGGCTGAATCCGGCTCGCGTAGTCAGCTGCCGCGTTCATGGTCTCGTAGGCCGCCAGCTCCCAGATCCCCGAGGGCACGGTCATCTCGATCGTGAACTCGGGCTTCCAGGGATCGCGCACGCCGCGAGCGGCCAGGTGCGTGCGAATGACCCTCTCCCAGCCGATCTTCAGCTCGCGCTGGAGATTCAGGGTCACCCGGGCCGCGCGAACGTCGTCGTTCGACAGAATCGACTTCGACGGCGGGGCCTCGTCCTTGCCCAGGTAGGCGCGCGGGACCTTCAGTGTCGCGTGGAGCATCTGCTTGAAGTACTCGACATCATCGACGGCCTGGTAGTCCGGGCCGGAGAGGACGTCCACCCTGGCCAGCTCGCGGCCCTCGCGAACGGCGATGAAGAAGTCCTCGTCACGGGCGAGAGGGTTGTAGCGGAGATCCAGCCGGCCGGATCGGGGGTTGACCATCCGCTTCTTCTTGAGGTCCCGCTTCGCCTTCTGAAGGAATGCGCCGACCTGGTCGGACGGGATGTCGGTCGTGTCGATGTAGTAGGCGTAACGAGCTGGCGCGCGCGTGTTGTGCACCACGCACCCGTCCGCGACGAAGTTGTGCTCGTCGGCCTCGACACCGATGTCATAGATGTCATCTGTCTCGATTTCCTCGACGCCGCGAATCACCTCTGTCTTCGCCTGGGGCTTGAAGGAGACGTCCAAGCAATAGGACGTGCTGGTCGGAAGCGGCTTGCTGGAGCCTTTGATCGTTCGACCGCCCGCTCGCGTACGAGACCAAACGAAGGTGGCGACCAGCCCGAGTTGCATGGCCAGCTCGCGCACATCCTCCAACAGCTGCTTGTTGCACATCTCGAAGCGAGCGCGCTCGTAGCGCGTCTTCCTTCCCTCCTTGCGGGGCTTGATGTGTGCGTCCGCGTCGGCAAGCCCTCGGATCATGGCCAGCTTGAGCTTGGGATGCGCTCGGAAGATCCACTCCGGCAGACGCTTGTGGTGGGCGCCGGGGACGAACCCGTTGAGCGTCATGAACTCAGCGAACTTGCCGGAAACGATCGTGTAGGCGCCTAGCCGGTGGCCGGTATCGCCGACCAGCTTGACTGGCGCATATTTCTCGAAGAGAGCCTTGTACTGCTCGTTGATGTCCTGGTGCGCCCCAAGCGCGAACCCGGTCTCGTTCTGAGCAACGTGAGCCTCAGAGTGACCTGGGCGCAGCTTATGAGTGCGGGTGGCGACGAACCCGTCCCCGAGCATGAACCCCCACCACCGCGCGAAATCCGCGTCGGCGGTTTCCGGGACCGTGATCCCTGTAACAGGAGTGCCGCGCTCACCGCCCCAGTGCTCCTCGATCTCCAGATGCTCTGGGCCGTGACCGTTGGCTTCCAGCAACGCTACGGCAGTATCGGTCTTGAGGTCATAGTCGCCGGCGAAGAAGTCGCGTGCCCGGCAGTGATGCACACCGACCTGCTTCGCAATCTTGGGGTAGGGCATGGTCCGCTCGACAGCCCCGACGAGTCGCGCCTTGCTGTGGAGCTGCGGCCTTTCGAGGTAGATCTCCTCCCAGTCGTCTTCGTTCTTGGAAGGGGTGACGAACCTGTGCACGCCAGGCTCAAGGTTCTGGACCTCCACGTAGTCCAGCCGGCGGATCTGGGGAATACCCTTGCCCCGGCCGACAACCGTCTCGACCAGAACAGGGTGCGTCCTGTTGGCGAAGATCTCCCTGTGGTCGCTGAAGACGCGGAAGATCTTGTCCTGGCCGTTGTGCTTCTTGTAGACGACCTTCGTCTTCTTCAGCCGGTGATCGTTGCCCGGATCGGTGTAGGAGTAGACCTCATCTCCCTCCTGTAGATCCTTGATTGCCTTACGGCCGTCTGGCGTCCAGATCTGAGAGTCTCCGCGCAAGCAGAGCTTGTAGATCAAGACCGAGTCCTCGAGCATCACCAGCCGCTTCCAGATCCAGCGAGCGCCCTCAGCGACCGAGACGCCGTAAGGCGACCGCCGCCGCGTCGCGCGCAGGCGGAAGTGGGCAACCTGCCAGTCCTCGAACAGGGCGAGACTCCTGGGGATCTCGACGTTGCCGGCGAGCATCCGCCGCAGCTCTTGGCTGTTCGCGGTGAACTGGCCGGTGACGTCCTGCACGAAGCCGATCAGACCGCCGTCCAGACGCTCGACCCGGCGCATCGTGGGAACCGGGAGCGTATTGGTCCCGACGATCCCGTTCTCGGTAATGAGCAGCTCGAGGTAGTCGTTGCCCATCATCCCGAGGCCGTAAGCCTGTGGCCAGATCTCGTCCTCGACCCGCAGGATCCGGTGCATCAGGTCATTGCCCAGGCCCTTGAGAGCGTCGTCCTCCGACATGACCCAGATGCAGCGGCCGTCCTTGACCGAAGGCTGGGTCGCGTCGTTGGCAAAGTAGTGGAAGGCGCTGTTGATGTCCGGGTACTCCTCCATCGCCTCGTAGTCGGCAAACCGATCCATGAGCGACTGGGAGACGGTGAGCAGACCGCCGATGTCCTCGCGCCCCCAGACCGTGAACATGCTCGGCACGTGGTGACGCATCGCCGCGACAGACGGAGAGTCGGCCTTGGCCCGCTCCTCCTGTGGAGCGCCGAATACGTTTCGGAGCGCCTTGACCGCCCTATCACGGAGGGCCATCTAGTTCTCCAGTCTCGTCGCCGACGTCCAGGAAGATCTCGGTCGCCGAAACGCTCGAGCAGTCTTGCGGCAGGACGTCATATACATCTTCCTCTTCGATCCATGGCTCGCAACCGGCAACCTTGTGATTGCCAGGCATGATCTGTCGCTGGAGATCGAGAAGTCGATGCAGTTTGCTCCGGTTCCCCTTCCGTGGGGTACCGTCGATGTAGAGGTTGTCCGGGTGGCAGTTGTCAGGGTTGCCGTCCTTATGCTTCACCCGAAGCCCAGGAACGAGGGCATCGCCGGAGGCCCATTCATACACCATTCTGGCGACGCTCCGCCATCTTTTCCGGTCGCTCGCGCAAGCCGCGTGCTTCCAGTGATCGGTCACCTGCCTGAAGGTCGGGTAGCCGCCCTGCTTGATACGACCGAGGTAGAGCGGAACCAGGCTCGTGCACGGCTTGAGATCGGCCGCCCGAACGGTCTCGACTCTCCTCGGCTCCCAGTTGGTGAACACCAGGAAGCGCTGGTCGGCGCTGACCCGCAAGCTGCGGCCGTTGTCGAGAACGACGCGGTATGTCTGTGCGCGGGTGGGCGTGTGCGGAATGTAGACCCGGCCAGCGGCGATCTTCGCACCGTTCCAGGAGAAGACGTAGACGGGCTCGTCGGCGTTAGCGATGCGGACGGCGGTCTGGGGACCGCTCATGGTGTGGATGATCGTGTCGCCGGCGATACTCACTGCGCCTCCTCGTCTGCCGAGACGACAACTCCCTCGCAAACGAGGTTATGCGCATCGGTGGCGACGTGAAAGACTCGCGCTCTGCCAGCTGGAATGGGGTCGCCCGCAACCATCACGTGACCGGTCGAGAAGGCTGTGAGCATGAACTGGTCGGAAACGCCAGTACCGGCGGAGGGGCTGACGATCTTGTCACCTTCCTTCAGGTCACGGGCCTCGGCGTAGCCGACCGTCGTGAGCACCTTGTACTCCGGCGTGCAGCGGATCTTGCGGAGGTTGGAGAGCAGCACCTCGACGACCTCGACCTCACCGGTCAGGCGGGGGTGCTGAGCCGCGACCTTGACGATCCGCCTCTTCTTCGTGTCGTAGGCGAGGATCTGCGGCTGCTCTCCCGTTTGCGCGAGCCTCTCGATCGGGGTCCGCGAGATGATCGAACCGTCGGCCGTGTAGATGAGAACGCCTTCAGCCAGACCCCGCTGATTCACTACTTTCCCTTCGCGTGCCTGTACGCTCGCGCCTCGTCCTTCGTCGGCAGCTTGAAGGACGGCAGCGCAGCCAACTTGACAACGTCGGGGATCGACATCTTGACGATGACATTCGGCTCGCCGCTGTAGCCTCTGGTACTCTCCACGCTCGCCGACTTGATGCCTGCCGCCTTGAGCTTCTTCTCCAGCAGCCGCTTGTAGCCGCCAGCCTTGATGGTCGTCGCCGACTGCGTGGTCACACGTGTGTGAACGAGACTCTTGCCGGCCTTCTCCGACCAGGTCTCCCCAGTGTGCCGGCCAAGCAGACCCCTCTTCTCCAGGCGCGCCAGCGTCTTTTCGACCTGCTTCTTGCCGGCCTCCGCCTTCACGGTCAGCCCTTGCCGGCGCATGGTCTTGATGATCGCAGCCACGGTCTTGCCATAGAACCCGCGCGGTCCATAGCCGGACGCGCCTTTCGTCGCCCGCGCAGCGTCAAGCACCTGTCGCTCGAACTCGGTGAGGTCTGGCGGATCGTCGTACCCGCCGCCTTCCATGATCCGGTCGTAGAGACTCACGTTGACTGTCCTCCTATCGCCGCCTTGAGACGATCGCGAAAGATGTTCAGCGATCGGTAGAGGTAAGGCCACAGCCGATTCAACCTGGCTTCGAGATCGGACTCCGAAACATCCGGGTCATCGCTGACCCGCTTCCTGAGATCCTTCACGAAGTCGTCGGCCACGCGCTGGGCGAGCAGCTTATCTCCCGCGAGCACCGGTGAGAGATCGAAGTCGATCGCAGACTCGCGGATCATCTCGTCGACCAGCTCGGCCTCTGTCGTCTCCGGCGCCGGCGGACCCATCGCCTTTCGGCGAATGTAGACCAGACGCTTTCTGATCTCCGGCCGCCGGGCCATCGTCTCGTCGAGCGGCTCCCCCATCACTTCACCTTCCCGGCCGGAGGTACCGTGCGGACGATCTTCCAGGTCTTCTTGCTGTAGCGGGTCTTCTTCCAGGCGGCGCGCTCTGCCATTCGCTCCGCGCTCGCCTTCACCTTGATCGGCTTCTTCACGATGCCGTTGGTGAAGATCACGGTCCACTCGCCCGTGCGAGCCATGCGCTGGAGTCGAGAGCGCATCCCCAGCTCGGAGTACGAGAACTTGTCGCGCTCTCCAGGGAGCAGCGGGAAGCGGGGAGACGGCATCGGCTCCATGCGCGTTTCGTCGATCCAGCTGAGCGTCTTCAGCGGTCGGCGCTTCATCACCAGGTCATCTCCAGGCAGCGAGGATAGCAGATCAGCTCGACCGCTACTCCTCTCCGGCCTCCGTCTGGTTGTGGTACTCCTCCCAGTTGTCCGGCTTCTTCTCCCCGTAGGGGATCGCCAGCCGCTCTTCGATGAGCACCTCGTTGATCGTCCTCGGCGGCGAGCTGGCCGGTAGGAAGATGTCAGCGATCCATCGGCCGAAGTTGCCGGTCTTGTAGGTGCGGATCATGCACTCGCGGCCCTCGACCAGCTCGATCACGCGTTCCTTGGCCTCGTTCGCCAGGGCACGTTCGGCCTCCTTCTGCTCGGGCGACCCACGGCGCGGCCGGATCTCGGGCGCGTCTACCCGCGCGAGCCGGAGTCGCTCGGTCCGATAGTTCCCAAAGCCCGCGTCCGCCATCACTTCGACAGTGTCGCCATCGATCACACGTGTCACTATCGCCCGGTAGTGCCACAGGCGCGAATCCGACAGAGAGAACTTAGGCCGCATCTTGGTCCCTTTCCCACGAAACGACGTCCTTACGCCTGCCACAGTGCAGTACATCATGGCACGGCTCGCACAACGTGACCCCATTGGCCACATCGTTGATCGCCGCGTGCGCTCGCAGAAAAGCTACGGCCCGCGTCCGATCGTCCTCTGTTTCAAGCGCCCGCCTGGTCAGCAACTCATCCACAATCGCGCCGAGCCTCCTGATGTGGTGAGCGCGAAGATTCCCTCCGCACGGGCAACCTCTCTTAGCGACAGGCCGTCGACCACGTACCGCTGGCGGAACCACGACCGATTGGCGATCGGGCCTCCCTTCCACGCCGGATTCAACTCACCGGCCGGATTCCACGTGTGCCCGCCGTGTCCGGTCACCTAGTCGCCTAAGTCCAGCATCGTCGTAACCCCCATAGTCACGTAGGACCATGACATCCTACGGCTAGAGGCCATTCATGGCGAGCACAAGTCCAGTCGGTGGAGCTGGGTAGAACATCCAGAGAAAAGTCGTGAGAACCAGGGCCGAGGTTGTTGAGAGGGTTGGAAGGAGTCAACCGTGGCACTCAGCAAGAAGACGATCAACAAGCACAACTTGAAGAGGGCCGAGGTGTTCGCAGCCAACGGCCTCGGCGACCACGACGTCGCGTTCGCTCACCCCCGGTTCCTCGGCTACGACGAGGCCGAGAACGAGTGCGCGCTCTGCGAGCACAAGCACATCAAGTGGCTGTTCGCCATTCACTTCGACAAGCCCGACACGACCACCATGCTCGGAAAGGTCGCGACCGGCTTCGTGCGCACCGAGGAGGTCACCCTCTCCCCGGTCGGCAGCAAGTGCATCACCGACTGGCTCGACGCGGTGCCCGAGTCGGCCGAGAAGCTCGAGGCGCTCAAGCGCTGGGCCAAGGAGATGGACAAGTGCAAGGCAGCCATGAAGCTGAAGGTCTGCGAGGATCTCTGCCTCGAGCTGCTCGAGACGCGCGGTGTCCCGGTCACGGAGAACCAGACGGCCCGCGAGACCGTCTACAGCCTCTACGCCAAGACCGGCTACAAGGCCCGCTCGGTGCTCTCCTGGTACGATCGCAAGGCGCTCGCGAAGAACGCATACAACGTGGTCCAGGGAACCTGCGTGCGGAAGACCGCGCAGGACTGGATCAAGCGGCTGGAGCCGGTGCTCGACAGGCAGGCCGAGCTGGACGCGCAGAAGGCGAACGAGCCGGAGCCGGCTTCGGTGATCCAGATGGTCGAGAAGGCCGCGCCGACCCCCGCGCCGACCCCCGCGCCGACCACCGCGCCGGTCCTCGACGACGACCTGGCCGAGCTGGCGGCCGACGACGCCGAGCTGATCAACCGCTCCCGGAAGGCGTGGGACGCGGGCGCCGGCAAGCTCGACGACTACGAGCGCAACGCGATCAAGGACATCGCGCAGAAGGTCGTCAAGTTCGGCTCGTTCGCGACCGACAAGCAGCGCGGATTCTTCGAAAAGCTCGTCAAGAAGCTCGAGGCGGCGGCCAACGGGACCGCCGAGACGGAGCCGGTCGCGGCCGTGCTCCCCGGCGAGCCCGGCTACGTGAGCGCGAGCGGAGTCGACGGGGCGCGCTACTAAGCGCGCTCCGAGGAGCAAGAGTGAGCTACAGGCGACAACGATACGTGAAGATCCCCGAAGGGTCAGACACTCCCCTGACGAAGGCGGAGTTTCTGGCCCACGTATCGCGCCTGGGCACTGATCTGGCGCTCGCGCGCTACCGCTACGAGCACACCATCTGCAAGGATCTGCCGAACCGGCAGTGCCTCGACGAGGAAGAGCACCAGCTCTGGCAGCTCGCGCACGAGTCCGCGAAGCGGCTGTGCGACCGCCACGACATGAGCGCGATCGAGAAGCTGGCCGAGATCGCGAAGCGGGAAGAGGCCGAGGCGATGGCGGAAGCCAAGCGCGAGGTCGTCTACTCCTCGGCCGTGGACAAGCTGCTCGAGGATCACAATGCGCCGGTCCGCAAGTTCGCCCTCGAGCAGCCGTCGCACGAGGTAGTTCGCCTCGCCATGGCGCTGCTGGACTACGCGGGATGCGAGGAGCGTGTTCCGGCCATCCTGAGAGAGCTGGACGACGCCCGCGATTCGCAGCGCTACTACAACAATCGGCTGAAGACCTGGGCCAGCTGCGCCCACGCTCCACCAGTCTGGAAGTGCCCCCGGTGCGAAGGCGAGGGGCACATGGGCGGCACCAAGTATGCGAAAGACCCATGCAAGCTCTGCGACGGACGCGGCTTCGTGCTCGCCGACGCAGACAGCAAGTACGACCAGTCGCACGACTACGACGAGTTGGACCTGACATACGAGGGTCGCCAGGCGATCAACAGAGGAGACGCCTGGACGCCGGAAGACGAAGCCAACGCCGCTGGCTACGAGTCGATCGAGGACGCCGAAGAGGACGGTTGGCAGTTACCCGACTGGTTCAATCCGACGGCTGAAGAGAAGGCAGCGTGACCGAAGAGAACGACAAGCCAGCGATCACCGCAGCTACCCGCACCCAGGGCCGGCTCACGTTCCAGTACTACGGCCTCCGCCGGCACTGGACATGGACGCTCTCTCACAAGACCCGGGATCTCGTCTCCGCGATGCGCGGCGCATGGGGCAGTGACGTGGACATCGTGACGATGCTCGGCGCCGGCCCGCGCGCGCCCTATCAGGACTGGCAGCGATTCGACTCCACGTACGAGGTCGTGGATCTCGGCCGGAACAGGAAGAAGGCCGAGGAGATCATCGCCGAGCTGAAGCGGGAGGCGAGCGCAGAGAAAGATCTCCGTGCTCACGTGGCCCGAGACCTCGCGCATGAGACCAGAGAGTCTGTGGAGGGTTTCGTGCAGCGTTGCAAGGATCTCCAGGAGTCAGTCGGTCAATCGATCTCGCGGCGCGGTCTCCTGTGGACGGCGTACGAGAAGGATCTCAACAGCGTGGCCACCACCGACTTCCAGAGAGAGTGGGCCGAGAAGCTACTCAAGGAGAAACCAGAGGGTCCGCTGATCAGCGCCCTCCGCATGGCGCTGGCCGAAGCGAAGAAGGAGCTGCTCGCTGGTGATACCGTGGGACGCAAGACCTGGAACGCGAAGGACGTCGAGCACGCCATCGCGGCCACCAAGGGTTGCGCGCTCGTCGCTTGGGTCGGGAAGCTCTCCGACTGGATCAGGGAGTGGATGAGCTGGGAAGAGGCCAAGCAGAGGGTGTCCGACCGCAAACTCGGCGTCTTAGCCAACAGGATCATCGAGAAGACCGGCGAGATCAGCTGAGGCCGGTGGTAGAACTCGGTAGGAGAGCAGATGGGTAGGGACAAGAACTGGAGCGAGGCCAACGAGTTTGAGGCTGCCCCGTGCCCGATGCCGGCATGCGATGGCCATCTGGCCGCGCTCTACAGCGTCACCATGTCGGCGCCCTACCCATGGGAGCAGGTCGGCTTCACGAAGTCGTCGATCAAGACCTCTCGCGTGCAGATCGTGGCCGCCGCCTGGGAGCTGGCCCAGCCCTTCTGCCCGAGCTGCGGCTGGCGCGAGCGCGAGCGGCGGGAGAGCGCCAAGAGCGAGGCGATCTTGCGGTTGATGCGGGCGCTCATCCTGCGTGGCGTGAGCGCGGCCGAGATCCAGGCGATCGTCGGCGATTCGACCAGCACGATCGACGTGATGGCCGCGACTCACCCCGATCCGAGCGACGACTAGCTGCCTCCGTAGAGCTTCCAGATCGGGTAGCTCTTGTAGCTGGTCTGCTTCTTCTGCGGCGGCCACTGCTTCAGCGGCTCGTGCTTCGTCGGCTTCTTGGGGACCGGCGAGATGACGATCCGGCTCGGGCCGACTGACGCGCCTGACTTCCCGATGGGCACCGTCTTCGGCTTGACCGGCGTCCGCAGCGCCGAGATCGGAAGCGGCTTCTTCACATCGCCGACCGGCTTCCACATCCGCTTGATGACTGGGAGCAGCTTCTCGACAACCTCTTCCATCCGGTAGCTCCGCTTGATCGCGGCACGCAGTGGGATCCACTCGGAGCGCGCCATCTCATGGTCGGTCCCCGCGCCGGGTTTCCCGCCAGTGCGCCTCATCACGAAGTAGTGCGTCGTGTTCTCCCAGCGGAAGGCCATCGTCCTGATCTCATCGGCCTGGGAGTCGATGAACTTGGCCTCCTTCGGATACTGCTCCTTCAGCAGCTTCAGGACGAGTGGCAGGTCGTACTTGCCGAGATCACCGAACTTGCTCTTGGTGACGTGCGCCTTGCTGTTCGCGACCTTCGCGTGAACACCGCTCTCCTCCTTGACCTCGCGGGACGCGCCTTTGGTCAGACCCTCGCCGATGTCGAGGCCCCCCTTCGGAAACACCCAGTAGGTGCCGTACTTGGGAGCGACCTGGCAGGCCAGGACTGGCAGCTCCCAGAGATCTGGACCCTCGAGCGTCCTGAAGACGATCCCACCGGCCGCGACGCGTGGGATGTACGACACCTTCTTCTTGAAGCCGTCCACCAGATCGCGGAGCTTCTGCTGCTCGGGCGAGAGCTTCGTCTTCTTCGGTGGCAGATTCCTCGACGACTTCTTGCCGCCGCCCACGCCCCACCAGCCGGTCTGCTGAATGTCCTCGTCGCCCCAGCTGACTCCGGCGAACGGGTCGTCTGCGATGGCCTTCTTCCACGCCTTCGATGACAGCTTGCTGCCACCGCCCCGGCCCTTCTGCTTCTCCTTCGACTTCTGGCCCTTCCTCCGGTAGTGGGCCACGCCCAGCTTGACCAGGAGCTTCATCCGCTCCTCGTCGTTGCCCACCCAGGCGGCTGTGTGCGGCAGGTCTCCCTTGCGGCCGGCGCGCTCGAGGTGGCGCTTGAGGTTGCCGTCGGTGATGTAGATCCGATCGAGCGCCCAGCGGCCGACCTCGGTCTCGACGAAGCTCGGCACACGGAGCTTCTTCGGCCTCGCCTTCTTGCCGGCACCTCCACCGAACTTGCCTCCGGCCTCGAGCCACGCCTTCCAGGTGACGCCGGGCGGCTTGACGCCCTTCTTGAGCGCCTCCTTGGTGATCTCACCCGACTTGCCGGCCGGCGTCTTGTGACGTGGCACCGGCTTGAGCGGCTTGAGAGGGCGGCGGCGGCCGGAGCGACCAGTCTTTCCCCGGTAAGCCTCGAGCAGCGTGGTCAGCGTGGTCAGCGTGGTCATGCTCGCGATTCTAACGATCGGCGGGCTCGCGTGCGATCGTCTAGCCCCACCGCTTCTTCAGCTTGGCGTTCATCGGGTGCTCGATCGAGGTCTTCAGGAGACGGCTCACGCCGCTCCCGTCCCACTTGGAGCCCCGGCGCGTGCGGAGGAGCCGACCGTTCAGGTCGGCAGCGATCTGCTCGTGGGTCCATCCCTTCTTCTTCCCCTTGAGGATCCACCGCATGACGTCCTGCTCTTCCTTGGCGACCACGACACGCTCGCCGTGACGTCGCCAACCGAAGGGCGGTGTCCCGAAGGGAACGTAGCCCTCCGGCCAAGGACGATCGTCATTCTTCTTTTCCTTCTCCTTCGGGCCGGCCTCCGGTGCGCTACCGGCGTCCTCACTCGCCAGCGCCTCGTGCTCGTCCGGGGCAGCGATCACGAAGTTCTCGGGCAGGTGCGGCACCATCGGCAGGACGGTGCTGAGACGAATGCGAAGATCGTGGCAGCAGTCATCGTCGGGCAGATGCAGAAGGATCAGCTCCATCTCGTCTGCGTCGAGCTTCAGGAAAGGCATGGGTCGAACCTCCTGGTGTGGTTCTACCCGGCGTTTCCACACTCCCGGACGTCGATCAGCTTCCTCAGCGCGCGGAAGGACTCGCGGCGAGGGTTGATGCCGAGGCGCAGAACCGATCGCGCGACGGCCATCATCTTGGTGCTCCCGTGAGCGAAGACCTCGTCCCGGAAGAACTGGGGCGTCTTCTCGTCGAGGTGCGTCAGGGCGATCAGGTAGTCCGGCTGCATGGTTCTCCTGCTCTTACCCTAGACACCCGACACCAGACGTGCCCGTCACCCGATCGCAAGTTGCCTACAAGTCGGCTTGTGACAAGGACTTACGTCTCAGATTCGCCGGACAGCCCACGGCGCGGCCACGGCCGGCGGAGCGCGTCGAGTATCTGCTGCCGGCCGGTCAGCGGCCCCTCGTGTTCCGGCTCGTGCTCGGGCTCCGGCTCGGGCTCCGGCTCGGGCTCTGGGACCGGCCGCCTCCGACGACGTCTACAAGCCGGAGGACTCAGCTTGGGCAGCTCCCTGGGATGTTCCTTGTGGATCGGAAGCACCGCCGACTCGTACTCCTCCCACGTGTGACCGCCCGTGTGGATTACCCGCAGGAAGTCGGTGTAGATCGAACGCTCTTTGCGTCGGTACTTCTCCCAGATCCGCGTACAGTGCTCGTTAACGGCGTACTCGCCGTAGGCCCGGCGGGCAACCAGCTCCTTCTCGTGGTCGGTCATCGGTAAGGATCGATCCCGACCTCGCCGTAGCGCGTGCTGACGAACCCGTCGCGCCCGCACGTGAGCGACTCTCGCTCCGCGCGTCTGAGGAGATCGCCGAGCCGGTCGACGACGCTCGCGTTCGGATCAGGGATGATGGTGAGGCCGAGCTGGAGGAAGATCTCGCCGCCCTCGCGCTCGTCAACCGAACCGCACTGCAAGTAGACCTCGCCCTCCGGCTTGACCACCGAGCCAAACAGCGTTCGCACCAGGTCGCGGATCGTGCGATCCGGCGAGAACGACTTCGGCTTAGGCTCCGGCTGCGTCAGAGGAGTCTGCTGCCTCACCCCCTTCTTCCGCCTCGCCTTCTTCCGCTTCTTCCGCGCCATCGAGGTAGACCGCCTTTCGAGCCCTCGCCACCGCCGCCTCGGCCACGCGGAGAGCCTGTTCCATGTTCAGCACGGCCGCTTCGGCCTGCTTCACACGTCGGTCGATATAGAGAACCGTCGCCATCTCCTTGGCCGACATGATCTCAGCTGAGAACAAGCCGGCCGCAGCTATCCGATCTGGGTTCATGCCCTTCCATCGCCGGAGACGGTCGATCTCTTCCAGCATGATCAGCCATCCGTGGACCGTCAACGAGCGCGTTTTCCCCTTCTGCTGTCCGACTGCGGCCATCGAATCGAACATGACCTTCTTCTGGATCGCGTAGTCGTCGCCGCTCCAGCCGCGAGGTGGAGCGTAGTGCTGGTAGGCCGCGTGAAACAGGTCGTCGAGCAGCAGTCGCCAGGTCTTGATGCCGAGTGTGATCGCAACGGTCACGGTCACGCGTCATCGCCCTCGGTCTCGGTCTCGGTCTCGCCGAGCTGCTCGCGGATGGCCTTCATGTACCAGATGTTCTTGATCTCGTCGTCGGTGATCTCACGCACATCGTCAGGCGACTTGATCGGTCCCCAGAAGGAGCCACATCCGAAGAAGATCTTGCCGAGCGACGGTACGAAGATCGCCGGGTTGCCGTGTCCCAGGCTGATCTGAAGGAGTCCGGTGACGTCGTCGTGCCGGAGGCTCATGCCGATCGGCAGATCGCCCAGGAGGATGCCGAAGAAGGTCTTGCCCTCGTACTCCTTTCGACACGACCGGACACTGACGAAAGTCCCCGGCTTGCGGAGGCCGCGCCCATGCTCGTCCAGCCACTCCATCAGCAAGTTCTCGGCCATGATCCCGGTAACCTCGATGGGGAACCGGAACTCCTGGGACGGGCGGCTGCCGACCTCGGCCATCTCGCCTTCGATGGTCTCGGGATCGACCTCGCCGAGGAGGCTCTCGCAGAGCACGCGGTGCGCCTCCTCAGCCTGCTGGATTCGGTAGAGGCTGGCCATGATCCGCTCGCGGGGAGAGAGTTCGTCCGACATCGATCCTCCTAGAGCGCCTCGCTCACGGTGGCGTTCTACCCTCGTTCGCCTATCGGTTGTCACCCTCGCCGTGTAGCACGCCACGGTCTTTTCGATCGGACAGCTTGGCGACATTGGCCTCCAGCACCTCGTTGACGCTGAAGCCAAGCTCGGTGCAGACCTGGGAGAAGTACCAGGCGATGTCGCCTAGCTCGCCCTTGATCGCCGGGTCTTCGCAGAGCGTCATCAGGTTCTCGCCGCCCCGGAGCCGCTTCTTGAGCTTCTCGGCGAACTCGCCGAGTTCGCCCATCAGGCCGAGGACCGTGTAGACGATCCGAACGTCGTCCTTGTCCATCGGCGGTACCGAGTCCACGTAGATCGCGGTGCCCCGCGCCCTCGCCTGGTAGATGTCTCCGTCCATGCTCAATCTCCTGGTGGTGTCAGAGCGCCCAGCGCGTCGATCGCATCCAGGTGCTCGGTGAGTCCGAGCTGGAGAACGCGTTCCAGCTCGTCGGCGAACTCGCCACGATACCGCATGGAAAAGAATCGGAACGCGTCGAGCGTCGCCGTCATACAGATACTCAGCTGGGCCACCGATCGCCGTTGGATCTCCTCGGTACTAAGGTCCAAGGAGGCGAACCTGGGCCGAGTCGGGTGGTAGCCACCGCGCACTCGTACAGTCTTCGGCTCCGCAGCCGTCCGCATCGAGTGTAGAGCGGTGCTCACCTGAGCTGCACTCCGCCGAACATCGTCGTATCCAGGCTCTCGGCCGCGCGCGTTCAGGTAGCCGCCGACGCCATCGAAGACGGCTGCGAGCTTCTTCCAGCTCACGCCTCGCGCGATGCACTTGTCGAAGAGGCCCTGTAGGCCGACGATGCGGTCTTCCACAATGAGGTTCTACCCAGCGCAGCGGACACCGGAACCGAGCTGAGCATCTCGACACGGTTGCCGAGATCTAAACGACTTACGATCGCGTCGTCTTCAGCTTCCGCCGCCTCGCGGGCGGCGTCAGCGCAGACCTCGGATCCTCCACGGGAGCGGTTCCCACGCCCGTGCGCGACGAGCCCTGGACCGGTGAGCTGTAGCGGCTCGGGAAGTCCACCGACTCCTGCTTCGCGACGTGGGCGTAGATGACCTCCTCGGCGTCATGCGGATCCAGCCCGAGCTTCTCGGCGTAGGCGTGGAACTTGTCATCGTCGAGACCAGGGTTCGCCTTCACGAAGGCGACCAGCTTCGCCTTCTGCTTCGCCGTCGGATCGTCCTCCTCCTCGACGCCGGCCTCCTTCTCCATCCTCTTCAGTCTGGTGTAGTAGTCCGGGATCTCCGCGAGGTGGTCCATCGCGATCTCTTGGGCCTTGGCCCGCATCTCCGCCTTGGAGTAGCCGCCACCGACCAGGTGCTCCTTCTCGACCTCGATCCCCATCGCCAGCTCTTTGGCGTCGAAGTCGCTCGGCTTCTTTCCCTTGGCCTTGCCGCCAGGAATCTCCTCGGCCTCGCAGAGCGCGCAGCGAACACCGAGCGTCACCAGCTCGCGGCGCTCGAGCACGGACGACAGGCTGTCACCGAACAGATCCTCGTCCTCACGCAGGTCCACCCGCTTGTCAGGCGCCATGAACGTGCGGAAGCGGTCCATGATGTCCTTCGTGAGCTTGTAGCGGCTCTGGATCTGGTGCCCCTTGCCGATGTAGGCCGCGAAGATCTCGGCGAAGTCCTCGTAGCGCTTCGACGCGCCGTAGACGCTGGGGAAGTCGCCGGTCTCCTTCCCCTTCTCGGTCGGCTGCTTCGCCAGACCGAAGTACCAGGCGTAGGTCTTCCGGCGCGCGCGCGGGATCTCTCGGTAGTAGTAGTGGTGGCCCAGCTCGTGGACCATCGTGGTCATGATCTTGGCCGGCTCCTTCTTCGCGCCGATCGAGTTGACGAAGATCTCGACAATCTTCGTCTTCATGTCGTAGTTGCCGAGCACCCCGGGATGGCCGGCCCGCAGGTGCATCGTCACGTTCGGCAGCATGAAGCCGAAACCGCGCTTCTTGAGCAGGCCCACAGCATCCTTGCAGGCCACCGCGTATCGGTCCCAGGTCTCCTGGTCGACCCCGAGATCGTTGAACAGCATGATGCCATTCACCTTCGCCTGCTTGGGACCTGGCTCGCCGGTCGCCCACGGCAGTTTCGCTGGCTTCTTCGCGGCCTTCGCGATCTGCACGAGCGGAGATGGCGGCTTCTTCCCCTTCTTCTTCTCCGACTTCATCGAGGCCAGCGCGCCCTTGAGCGTCGCGCCGTCGCCCCGGTAACGGTAGTGCGGCTTCGGCTGGCCCTGGAGCTTGACCGTGAACGAACCATCCGAGCGCGGACGGACCTTGAACTTGCCACCACCCTTGAACGAGAAGTCGAAGCCCTTGGGTGATGCCGAGTACTTGTCGACCTTGAGCGACTTGCCGGCCAGCTTGCTCGAGACCGACTCCACATCCTTGACCAGCGCCTTGGCATCCTTGGGACCGGCCTTGCTCTTGGTAGCCGTCGCCTCGGTCAGCCCATCGGACACGGTTGCACCGAGCGGAACCTGGTACTTCTCGTGGCCCCACAACTCCAGGTCAGTCACCTTCCAGCTCCCTTCGGGCCGGTAGCCGGTGTAAGCCGGCTCGCCCGGGTTGATGTAGGCCAGCGTCGCGTGTGCCTTGAACTGCTCGGCATAGCCCTTCTTCGGGTCCTCGTCCGGCCCGTAAGTGTGCGCGATCGGAATACCCGCCTGCTCGGCCGCCTTACGAAGAGCCTCGTGCAGGCTGTTGAGACTCGACTGCTCCGGCCAGGCGGAGCCGATCATGTGTGGGATCGTCTGGCCGTCGTTGTTCGTGAACTCTCCGTAACCGCCCATCCGCATCAGGAACGGCTCATGGGAGCGCGCGACCCTGCCGACCGCGTCGACCAGTTTCCCGTAGTCAGCTGGGGAGAGGTCGCCGGCGTAGAGCACCGTGAAGTGAGGAACCGAGTCGTCCTCCTCGCTCTTGTCCGGGAAGTAGCGGGCCAAGTTCGACGGAACCGGAAGGAAGACGCCGCAGGACATCGTCCCGTCCCTGTTGACCTCACGCTCCTCGGTCCGCACGCCGTCTGGGTGCCCGTGAATCCGCCTACGGACCTCCTGCCACATCTCGTCGTCGACCGGCCGCTCGTGCGCGGCGACGATCTCGTCAGCGAGCCTCTGGTCCTCGGCGCTGAGATCTTCTGTCAGAGACCCGACAACCCGCTCGAACAGCGTTGCCCCGTCCGGGTCGATCGACTCGCCCCAGTCGGCCATCGTGGACGTGTCGGGGATCATGGCCATCAGCTTGGCGATGTCGGCCTTCGTGACGCCCTTCTTCTTGGCCGCCTTCTTCTTGGCCGCCTTCTTCTTGGTGGTCTTCTTCTTGGTGGTCTTCTTCTTGGTGGTCTTCTTCTTGGTGGTCTTCTTCGCCTTCGGCTTCTCCGGCTCGGGGGCCGGCGGCGGCACAGGCTTGGGTTCTGGGGGAGGCTTGGGCAGCGGGGCCGGCGGACCTTCCTCTTCGCCCTCCTTCGGCGGCGGCAGGACCCACGTCAACGCCTTCTTCGCGCGCGTGATCGCCACGTACTTCAGGTTCTCTTCCTGCTGGATCTGAACCGGGTCCTCCGACTTCAGCGCCATCGGCAGCGGCAGCAGGTCGGGCCGCTGGATGAAGACGTTGTCCGCCTCGAGCCCCTTCGCCTTGTGCACCGAGGAGAAGTTGATGGCCGGTGTCGGGTCCGACACGAACAACTGCTGGACCACCTTGACCAGATCGCCGGCGACCTTCACATCGCCCTTCGACATAAGCGCCTGGAGGCAGTCGCGCTTGTCGTCGAGACCCTGGAGCAGGTGCTCCTTCTTCTCGGCCGTGAGCCGCTTCGTCTCCTTCATGTGCCAGTCCTGCACCTTCGCAGCGAACTGGTCAATTGGCATGGTCTTGTGGCCCTTCTTGCCGCCGATCCTCTCGACCAGCCGGCTCAGGGACTTGCCGATGTCGCGGCCGACGACGTTCGCCTTCTTGCCCTGGGCGATCAGGCCCAGCGCAGCGGCCACGTTCGGAGCGTTGGTGCGGCAGAGCACGAAGTCGCCCGGCTTGAGCGTCTCGTAGAACTCTCCGTGCTTGATGGTCTTGACCGAGCCCTCGGGAGCGCCCGGAGCTGCCTCGATCGTGGGAACAATGGCCTGGGCCTCGGTGATGACCTTCTGCGGGCAGCGGTAGCAGATAGAGAGTGGCTTCTCCTCGGCGCCCAGCTCTTTCTGCATCTTCTCCATCGAGTCTGGGTCCGACCCCTTGAAGGCGTAGATCGACTGGTTGGGGTCTCCCACCAGCATGTGGCGCGGGGCGAGCCGCTTGGCGAACTCGCGCTCGAGCGGGCAGAGATCCTGGACCTCGTCGACCATCGCCCAGTCGAGGCTCGCCTTCTTCCCGGTCGCGCGGCTGATGATCGGCAGGTCGTGCATCACCGGCCAGAGCACCTGGTCGGCGTACTCCATCGTCGTCTTGTCATCGACGCTCTGCTGGAACGCGGCGTCCAGCACCTCGGTGACCTGCTGCGGCGTGATGTACTCGTCTGTTGGAACCGAGGAAGTCGGCAGGTCGATCTCGAACTTGTCCAAGACCTCCTTCCAGGGCGGGAACTTCATCTCGCCCTTCTCGTCCAGCTGGCCCATCATCTTCCGCTTGGTGATGACCTCGCCCATGTCGTAGCCGTAGTTCGACTCGTACTTGTCGGCCACCTTCTCGTTGGGAGCGAGCTTCTTCACCAGCTCGTCGCAGATGAGCCGGTTCTTGTTCTTCACCAGCTCGGGCGGCTTGCCGCCCTTCTTGAACGCCTTGACCACCGACGCGCGCCCGTAGGCGTTGATCGTCGCGGCCTCGACGTTCTTCAGATCCTTGACGCGCTCGGCCAGCGCGTTGGCGATGTCGGTGTTGAACGCGAGGAACACGGCCTTCTGCCCTGGAGGCACGAACTCGAGCGCCTGCTCCATCGTCGTGGACTTCCCGGCGCCAGCCTTCGCGTCCACGACCAGCGCGGCCTTGTCCTTCTTCGACGCCTCGGCGACCCAGTCGAAGATCGCCTGCTGGTAGTGGCTGGGCTTGAACTTCTTCTTCTTCTTCGGAGGAGGAGGCGGAGCGCCACCGGCCTTTGCTGCCTTCTCGAGTTCCTCCAGGCCCGTCTTGTACCACTTCGCCTGGCCCTTGCTGGCTAGCCATCCCTTGGCCTTCTTCGGGATGTTGTCGTCCATGAACTTGCGGAGCCAGTCGCCGAGCGTGTGACCGTGGTCCTTGAACAGCTTCTCGTCTTGCGAGACTGGTCCTCCCGGCCACTGCTCGCTGAACTTGTCCTTCCACGATCCCTCGGCGAGCCGGCCGTCAGTGCGCTCGTCATCGAGTACCTCAGCCTGCTCGGCCACTTCCGCAGCGCCTTTGGCCGTGCCCCCTGGACCGTGCGCGTCCAGTCCGGCGCGCTCGTTGTAGCGGCTGGCGTAGCCGTACACCCACTTGAGATAGTCCTCGTCGGCCTCGCGGTTCAGCAGCGCGAGAGCCTTGTAAGCCGAGAGCTTCTCCTCTTCCCGGCGGCGCTTCGCCTCATCCAGGAAACTCAGCGTCTCGTCGAGGTCGCGCGCGGGCTGATCGGACTCGGTCTTCACCATGCTGCTTGCCTTTTCGATCAGGCCCATGATCGGAACTGAGTAGGAGGGGTCGGCCATGTAGCGCGTCCGGTGCTTGCGGATCTCGGCCGCGAGCTTCGGGAAGTCCTTGCAGCACTCGTCGGCCGCTTCGCCCATATGGCCAATCGCCAGCCACCTGTGCTCCGGGTAACCCTGGACCGCCTCGCCCATTAGCACCTCGGCCTGACTGAGATGTTTGCGAACGCAGTTCAGGCAAGAGTCCCTAAGCTCGGTCAGGTTCATGGCGCCCCCGGGATCCCCTATGATCCCGTCCGAGGAGGCCGGAGGCAAGGAGAGGTTCTACTCCCGGAGATCGATCAGGAGCGGCATCAGCTCCACGACGCTCATCTGCTGAAGCTCGAGAAGCCGGTCCGCGATCTCGTCGCGCGCTAGCCGCGCGGCCCTGCCCATGTGTTGCGCCTTGAGCGTCGTCGGTGTGCAGGCGTCGATCAGAAAGATGAGATGCTCCGCGTTCCTCTGGTCCTTGGGGGCAGTCCGCCAGGCGACCCACCGATCCCTGTGCCGCCTGATCACTCGCCGCACTCGTCGTGCGAACGGCCGCATCTTGAACTTGGGGTGACTACTTGACCGACCGGCCGGCCACCGGCCGGACCGGGTGCCGCTCAGGCTCACGAAGCTACCCTCAGCTGGACGATGTTGCCGAGCCGCTCGACGGCCGAGACCTCGGCGTAGTCCTCGATCGCCGCGATCCGCTTGAGGATCGCCCGGCGAACCTGCATCTGGGTGCACTCCTCCATCAGCGCGAAGAGCAACTCGCGGAGAACGAGGAGCGCCTGCTTGTTCCAGAGAGGCATGTTGATCATGACGCCGCCGCGAACGGTCTCGCGATCGAGGGTCTCGGCGACCTTCCTGTAGTGCGTGTAAGCTGCCGCTCGCTCGCGCTCGCTGGTCTGGTACACGAGCAGCGCATCAGTCTTCCGCCGGAGCACAATCCGAAGATCGCTACAGATGCGGCGGGTGAGGCGAATGCTCTTGCCGGACTTGCTCATGCCGGCATCATACCGGCGGCAGCGGCGGAGCAACGGCCGGCGGACCCCCGAAGATCCGACCGAGCAGATTGTCGTCGTCGTCGTCGTCGTCATCGGCGTCGTCTTCGTCGTGCTCGACGTCGATCAGCTCCCCGATCCAGCGACAGGTCCACTCCCGGCCCTCGGGAACTCCCAGCTCGCGCTTGCGCGCGGTGATCCGGCGCTGACGGGCCTCGATCTCGTCCTTGTCGGCGAGGTTCGACAAGAGCGTGATCGGATCCACGCGATCGAGAGGCGCCCAGTCATCGTCCTCGCGCCTCCGCGCGTGGGCAAGCGAGATCGGCTGCCCCTGAGACGTGTAGACCCTGGTCTCGTAGATCGGATCCCCGGTACGCTCATCGAACTTGACCAGGTTCTTCGTGGCAACGAAAGGCAGCTCCCAGACCCGGACCTTTCGAGCTTCCTCTGACAGCCGCCTTCGCCAGCCGAAGGAGTCCATCACCAGCTTGACGAGGCTCTGCCGAACCGCGACGCGGATGCCGCTAGACCTGATCGCCGAATCCAAGTTCATGGATCTCCTCCCACCTCGCGATGTCTGCTAGTCGATCCACAGCCGAGCGACCTACCCCTAATGCGTCTGCCATGTCGTCACCGGTCCGACGCATCGTGATCCCGAATCGGAGCATGGCTGCGTAAGCATGGGCAGCGGATACACCGAACTTGGCAACGGCGTCTGCAATGGCGCTCACGTCCAGATCTATGCGACCGCCAGCCACGCTCGCTCCTCCTTCTCCCGGACCAGGTCACCGAGCATCGTGACGATGTCCTTCGGCCGCCACGGAATCCAGTCGTTCTGGAGGCCGGCGTAACGGTAGTCCACCAGCCGTGCGGCCTGTGGACACACAGCGCGCGCGGGCTCCTTGAGGGCCGGCGTCTTCTGGACGTCCGGGTCCCAGGTCCAGTAGACAGCGACGTCACCGCTGCACCGAACAGCGATCCCGACCTCGCTGAGCTTGCACGCCTGCTGGTAGGTCACGGGGAGGGCTCCACCAGACCGCCGAGGGCCTCGACCGCACACTCGTGCTCGATCTGGTCGACTGTCACCCAGGTGCGCCAGCTGCCGCCGTCGATCCGCACCGAGAACGGGGTCAGCTCCTTCTCATCGATCTCGATGATCCTGGCGGACATACCCTGGTTGACCTGGGCATCAGTCGCCTTGACCACGATCTTCTGGCCCACGCGGAAGTTCACACCCCGGTTCTACCCCGGACGCCAGACGCCCCAGCTCGGAAATCGCATCACGCGCTTCCGGGAACGGCTCCCACTCGTCGCTGTTCTTGATCAACTCCGGCACCATGTCGGCCGCGTAGTGGTTGGCGTTGCAGATGGTAGGCCGGCCGAACGCGTCGAGGGTGACGTTCAACCGGCTGGAGAGGCAGAACTTGTCCTCTTCGTCCATGTCCTCGCGGTAGCCGGGCTCCTTCACCACGTAGGAGGCGACTCGCCTGATGCTCCAGTAGAGCGCATCGCGGAACCTCACAGGTTCCGTTCTAGCTCATCGGCCTCATCAGGGGCCAGGTCGCCGAGGTCGCCCTCGTCGAAGGCCGTCACGGATCGATCGCCCCAAGGCGCTCGATACTGCTCATCGCCTCGAGCCTCTCGATCCGGCTCTCGATCGCGCCGCTGATCCCTGGCGCCTGGTGCGGGTTCGCAGCAGCGATCTTCAGGAAGCGAACGAACGAGTCCACCTTGGCGGGCGGAATCCGAATCGTGCACGAGCCGACCGATGTGTAGCTGCGGGCCGCTTCCTCCCAGTCCGGCCGGGGCAGCCGGTCCAGCCAGCCACGGACTTCCTCGTCGTCATCGTGCTCGTAGAGGTGGTGCGCTCCCGCCATTCGCAAGGCCATCAGCACCGGTCCTGTGATCCGCATCGGGATTCCCGGCTTCTTCCTGCTCATACCCCCGTTCTACCTCGGTCGGCGGTAAGTCTCCCAGTAGAGCGAGCCGATCGATCGCGCTGAGCTTGCTGACCTCGCGCTCTATTGCCGTGAGCGCGCTGAGGTAAGGATCCTCGTGGCGGTAGGTTGCCCGGCGCCTGAGACCTCGGAGATCGACCAGCATGTTCAGCCGAGCATGCGCGTATTCGTTCGCGGCCCACGTGGTGTAGCCGCCGAGAGCGTAGAACCCGCGAGCCGCGATCTCTCGTATGAACTCGCCCTCGGTCACGACTGGTCAGCGCAGACCCGGCACTCCGACGAGTAGTTCCGGTGGCCGAAGAACAGCTCGATCTCGCGCGCGGTTGCTTCAGCTGAGTCAGAGGCATGGACGAGGTTCTCGCGAACCGGGTCACCGGACGCGAAGTCGCCCCTAATCGTTCCGGGCGCGGCCGTCGATCCATCCGTCACGCCCACCATCGCACGCACGACCTGGATCGCCTTGTAGCCCTCCACGATCATCGCGATCGACGGGCCGCTCTGCATGAACAGCGACAGCTCGGCGAAGAACGGCTTGTCCACGTGCGCAGCGTAGTGATGGCGAGCGAGATCTGCGTTGAAGCGCAGCGACTCGGCCACAACGATCTCGAGCCCTTTGCGCTCGAGCCGGGCGATGATCTCGCCGGCCAGCTCGCGCTTGACCGCGTCAGGCTTGATCAGAACCAGGGTCCGCTCTCGCTCCACACTCTTCCTCCCTCACGACCGCCGCGAGCGCGTCGATCGCGTTGTCTAGCTCCAAGTAGCGCTCGGGCAGCCGTACCGCGAGCCAGCTTCCCAGCTCGAACTCGACGGCCACGAACCCAGGGGCCGCGCTGAGGGCCTCGTCCCGCACGACCCGGCCGCGCCGGCCCGCGTAGCTCCCCTCGACGCAGAGCACCCGAGTCCCGATCCTCATGGTCACGTTCTACCCTCGGCAGGCGTCATAACAGGCTCTTGGGAGCCAGCTCCCGGCCCTGGGAGCGCGATCTCAGCCGGCGCGGACCACGAGCCCTCGGCCAGACGATCGAACCACACGCGGGCTCTCAGGCCGCCGGAACGATACTAAAGGACTTACGACAACGCTCGGGGATCACCGCGTCCCCCAAGCGTTTACGACAGGCTCGCACGGGCTCGCGCGTGAGCCCTCCCGGGCTCCGCCGGGAGCGAAATCGGCCTCCAGGCCGATCGCCGCAGTCGCGCGCGCCGCCCCGCGCAGGCGCTCGCGCCGGCGAGGAGAAGAGATCTTCTGCTGAGACAAGAGATTGTGCGCCACAACTCCGGCGTGAGAACCGGGCGGTCGGTTGTTGGAAGGGATGGCACGAGGCGTGCGAAGGAGACTACCGCTCACCAGCCCGGAGGAAGACGTGCTCTCCATGCAGCTCACCCAGACCGTTCGGCTCCGCCTCGTCCTCGGCCTCGAGATCGAGGGCGGCGCCACCAGCTCCATCTTCCCGGCCGTGGAGAAGGCCCTCCACAGCCGGAGCAAACTGGCCGCAGCCGTCGAGGCCGTGGTCGACGGGGACGACCCGGACCGCTATGAGTCCTACATCGACTACCTCGTCTGCCAGGTCTTCCCGTCGTTCGGGCCGGCCTGCTTCGCCTTCTACGCAGGTGGCGGGCTCCAGCTCCGCGAGCAGATCACGGCAGCTGGCCGCGACAAGCTCGAGGCGATCCTGCTCGCCGCCCTGTGGACGACCGAGGTGTTCTACGAGCACCAGCACCAGTGCTACTGGAACGACGTGCGCGTGCTGCTCGAGCGGAACCTCGAGCCGATCGTGGTCCGGTGGTGGCCAGCCGGCGTCCCGGTCAGCGACGACGCCATCACGTCGCTCGGCGCGCTCCTCGACGCTCGGGGAGAGGTGTTCTCACTACCGGCCGCGTAGGTAGGATAGAGCGCGACATGCAGCTCTACATGGCGCTACGACAAAGCGGAGTGCCGGCCGCTCGACGGGAGCCGGCAAACGACAACGAGCCGTACGCGGTCATGTGGGGCGAGCTTGGCATCTACGTGATGTACCGAGGCGACGGGCCAGAGGGTCACGACGCTCGATGGGCCGACGCGGAGTCGTTCTCCGATTGGGAAGTGGTCACCCAGCTGGAGAGTCTGCTGGAGTGAGCTACGGCAGCGCCTCGTTGATGAAGACCTTGCCGGTCCAGAGACCGGTCTCGGAGTCCTTCTCCAGATGAAGCTCGGTGATCGTGCCGGTGGTCTCACCAATCGCGCTCATGCCGGATTCGACCTTCGTGTAGGCCGCATCTCGTCTCGCCTCACCAGCCGTCAGGTTGGGCTGGTAGACGTTGATGACGGCGTTCTGCTCCGTCTCAGCCTTCTCCAGGGCTTCCTTCAGGGCGTCCTGCTGTGCCTGCGTCAGTGTGATCTGGGCCATCATTCTCCTCCTTGGGCACCCATTCTAAGAAGTGCTTGCCCCCCACATCTCTAAGACCGATTTCCGTACCAGGCCACTCGTGACCGTGGGCTGTCAGCACGTCCTTTATTCCGTCGTTGGTTCTCTTCTTCGCTTCCGCGATTGCCCTCTGCTCCGTTTCGGCGAGAAGGGCGACGTAGTCGGCCTCGACCTTGCTGACCTCTACGCTGATCTTCTTAGGCTCGTCTGACATCTAGCCCCACAGCGGAACGTAGCGCGTGTTTCCGTTGACGATGAGTTCCAGCCAGCCAAGCTGCGCGATACCCGCACCGGCTGGAACATTGCCCAGCACCGCACCACTGGAACCGAGCGCCGTAGCGCCACCGAGAGCCAGCTTTCCGTAGCCGGTCCCACCATCCGTAACTCTGACAACGCCGGCCGAATCTCGCTTGACCCCAGCGTCAGGCGACCCGCTTGGCGACGATGTGGCGCTCCACACCATGTCCAGGTCGTTGCGGAAGATGACGATCTTCCTCTCCCCATCGAACCGAAGACGTTCGGAGGCCCCGAACCAATAACGGACGGATCCCAGGCCGGTGCTGGAAAGGATAGTGCGTCCAGCGCTGATGGTGACGTCCCCGCCAGGCCCGGACCCTCGCCCGTTACCAGCGGTAATGCCGACGGAGCCGCCCCGACCACTGGTGCCCGCCTCGCCACCCTGCACGGCCGCTCTGCCGCCGTTTCCGCCAGCATTGTAGGCGTAGCCGCCTAAAAGCTCGGCCTCACCTGCCTCACCGCCGGCCGACACGCCTCCCTGCATCTGGACCCTAGCGCCATCGAACCCGCTCGTGGTATCTCCAGGACGCAGGTAGATGCCACCGGCGCCGTAGTTCGGGGCAGCCGCCGTCCTGATGTATACGGTGTAACCTTCGAGCGGGCTGTAAAGCCCAGCACTGCTCACGCCGGGCACCGCCGGAGAGAGCGTGACCGTCCTAGAGCCATTAGTAGCAGAGACCTCGTACGCCTCCAGATCTCCACGGCCTGTCCCGCCGTCAGTGACCTTGACGACACCGGCGGCTTCGCGGGTGAGCCCGACGTCTGGTGAGGTTCCGAAGACCACCTGGTCGCCGTCGGAAACGACAATGTTCCGACCACCGGTGGTCTGCCCCTCAACCAGAGTGTCTTGCAGAGTGCCGGCGCCGCCCGTGTTCAGCTTCGTCTGAACAGACGAATCGAGCTTGGCCTCGGAGATCGTTCCGTCGTTAAGCTGTGGTCCAAAGATTCCCACGGTGACCTCCTATTCGTAGTAGAACGTGACCCGCGCTCCCGCAGGCAACGTGAACGGTACGTCGAGCCAGGTGAGGGTGGTACCACTGACAGTGAAGAAGGTCGGGGAGTCGTACTCGACGCCCTCGATGAAGAGCGGCCACACGTCCGCCTCCTCGGGCTCGCGCGTGAGAGTGAAGACCGTCTGCCCAGCCGTGGCCGTGAACTTGTCCACCACTCGGCCGATCGCTCCGCCGCTTCCAGGATCAGGCAGCGTGGTGGCGCCGATGATCTTGTTGATGAACGCCTTGACCTCGCCGACCTGGCCGGGCAGGGCAGAGAACTCCATCTTCCTGATCTCGGGCAGGCCGGAGAACGTCATGATCCCGTTGGCGTGCATACTGAACGTCAGGTCGGTGTTGTCGTTCAGGCGCACCTGGATGTCGCCGTCGGTTCGCAGCATGAAGAACGTCTGCTTCGCGCCTGACTCGGCCGGCTGAACAGGCAGGGTCACCGGCTTGAGGACATCGCCCGGCTCGATCGTGACGCTCAGCTGGTTGTGCTGATCCTGATCGTCGAGATAGAAGTCGTAAGCCTTCGAGGCTAACGCGCCGCCCTCGGTGGACCCGCCGATCGTAGCTCGAACCGATGTGCGAACAGCCATGCGCAGACCCTCCTCGCAGGAGGCATTCTACAAGGCAGCCCTGGAGGAGTCCCGTGCTAGTAGGCCCAGGCGTCTCGCTGGTGCTTGAAGCGGGCAGGCCCAGGCGTCTCGCTGGTGCTTGAAGCGGGCCGGGCCACCCAGGAGGGTCACAGCATCGAGCGGCAGTGGAACCGAGACGTAGAGCCCTTCCAGGTCCCGGAACACCCGGCGGCGGGCGCTCTCGAGCCACGCGAAGCCGCACTGGTGGCAGTAGGATCCATGGTGCTCCTCGACGTGGTTCTGCCAGCAGGCGACCGCCTGCCGGAGCGTGACCCGGACTCGGATCGGTGGGTTCACAGCCACGTTCTACCCGGCGGTCCGGGGTAGAACGATGGCATGATGAAGCTGGTGATGACCTGCGGATGGTGCGGGAAGCGCGAGGAGCGCATGGTCATCCCCCAGGCGAGGATTGAGCTGCCGGACGGATGGGTGACTCGACCCACCTCACCGGTAGCCGGGTTCCTTCTGGCCGGCCTGGAGGACGAGCGCGTCTTCTGCTCTCAAGAGTGCCGTCTCAATCGAATCGACACCGAGAAGGACATCGCGAAGAAGGCCCAGAGGGAGGGCGAGCGAGTCGCGCGGGAACTCTTCCAGAGGGAGCTGCGGGCCGAGCTTCATCGCGCGCGAGGAGCGGTCATCGCGCTGGCGGAGATAGTCGAAGACGAACCGTGAGCCGCACGATCGAGGACATCTTCGACCTGCTCGAGCGACACGACGGCAAGAACATCAGCGCTCACGCCATGGGCGGCTTCCTCCTTCGCCACTTCGCCGAGATCCTCTCCAACGTGGGCGATCGGAAGCGGCACGCCGGTCGCGAGCCCTACAACCTGGCCTGCGAGTGGCACGCCATCGCCAGACCGCTCTACACCGACGTTGCCGACTTCAACATCAGCGCCGAAGCACCTGACGCCCTCATCGAAGCGCACGCGGACGGTGTAGACCTATCCGAGTGGATCAGGTGTCGCTGCAAGGAGCAGCCCGAGGGAATGCTGGCCGCGAAGATCAACGTCCACGCCACCGTGCTGATGCTGTGCTCGCTCAACCAGGAGGGCCGGCGCCCCGATGACCCGGCCGACCTGAGCAGCGACGACGCCGTCCGAGTGATCAAGTTCATCCACGAGATGATCTGCGCGCAGATCCCAGCCGTGGACCTGCTGGGAGCGCTGGCCGATGGCGAGTGACGGCGAGCTGTGGGAGTGCGCGCTGGTGGTCGAGACCATCTCCAAGAATCGGACGCCGGGCGTCGTCCTGTCGGCTGACGAATCTGTGATCCGATCCGTCCTCCGGTCCAGGCCGCCGTGCCCATGCGGGAACTGCGCCGAGCTGTGGATCTTCTCCCCCGATGGACATTCGTTCGACGGCAGACTCGTCTGGCCCTGCCAGGTCGAGCTGAGAAACGCCGTCGATCAGCTGGGCAAGCTCGCATGATCGACCCCGACTACCACACGCCCGAGAACGCCGAGGTTCGGCTGAACAAGCTGCTCGAGAACTATCTCCGCCGCGAGCCTTACCGGCCGGTCGTTCTGCACGCGCTGCGGGAGACGTTCAAGGAGAGGTTCCCGAACCTGGCCGAGAACTACGACATCCGTATCAAGTGGTACTGGCAGCCCGGCGATGCCGAGGAGCCATCCATCGGCAAGGTGACAGTCTTCGAGCTGTCAGCCGTGGATCGACTCGCGCGAGTGGCTAACCCGCGAGACGAGGTCCGCGACTGCGTCGAGGCTTGCCCTTCCGGGCCTCGAGCCCGAAGAACATCCGGGGGTGGTGGTTCCAGCCGCCGATCGCCTTGAACACGGCCCGGCCCGACATCCCGCAGCCCTCCCACCACTCGATCGTGCCCTTCGGTCCGGTCATCTCGGCGATGTAGCCGGCCTCGTTGTCGGCTCGCCGTACCCGGCACATGTAGTGGCCGCCGTGCTTGGTCGCGGCCCCGTTACGCTCCTCGGAGACGTAGGCCCGCGTCGTGATCCCGATGACCGACGTCCACTCGCGCGGCGGCGGCGGCAGCGCGAGCACCTCCTTGCGCCGCTTCTTCAGCGACGAGCACAGGCCGCTGACGCCGAGCCCGTGCCCCGTCTTCGCCGCGTCCTCCAGGAGTTGTGCGGTCGCCCGCTGCTTCCCCTTGAACCTCGCGAGCGCTTGCCGGTAGAGATTGCCGTAGAACGTCTTGCCGGACATCAGAACCTCCTCATCCAAGAGGTTCTACCCAGGTTCGTCGCCGTCCAGCGCGCCCAATCGGGTAACCGCATCCACGCCCATCAGCTCGTCGAGCTGCCGGAGCCGGATCTTGACCGCCCGCCGCGTGCTGGGATGCAGGTGCTTGCGGGACAGACCGGCTCGCAGACCATCTCGGACAGCTTCGAGAAAGAACCGATCGGCCACCGTCGCCCGGCCCCTGTGCATGACGTAGCTGCCCACGATCCGTGTCCTGTTGCCGCCCACGTGCCAGCAGTGGTCAGTGTTCGCCCCTGGCCAGCGTGGTCTGAACGCCATGGTCAGCGCTGACTGGATCATCCGCACCATCCTGGACGTGAACTCGATCGTGATCGCCCGCTTCCACGAAGGCGAACTCGTGCGCTGGCGTCACGGATCAGAGCGCGGAACGCTCTGCATGGTCGAGCGCGTGTTCATGGGGCAAATACTCGCCCGGCCCGTGAACGACCTAGACGTGATCTGGGTCGCCGGGCCGGACGATCTGCGCCACGAGTGGGAGCCCGAGGACTAGAGGAGCTTGTAGGAGATGCCGATGTCGTCGAGGTTCCACTCCGCCGTGTAGGCTCCTGCCATCGTGGCAGCGCGCAGTCTGAAATCCGCGTAGCTCGGCGCGAACAGCCTGGAGTTGGCGGCGAACACCACCGTTGCCTTCACCCCATCGACGGCCAACTCGGCCTCGACGGTCGGAATCGTCGTCCCAACCTGGCGCCCGTAGAACGATGCGGTATGCCACGCACCATCCACGGGTAGCGCCAGACCAGCGGGGAGGCCGCCGGGAAGAATCGGGGCGATCTCGTGCAGGGGCATCGTGGCGGGCGGCGTCACCGTGTCGACCGTCTCCAGCCACCGAATCACCAGGTCTTGGCCCGACATGAGCCCGTTGCAGAGCAGCCTGATCTCGACGGGAGTCCCGGTTGTCCCGACCCCCAGCAGGTTGGAGGGGAGCATGAACCTGAAGCGGGCGTAAAACTCGGAAGCCTCCGACTCTGTTCCACCGCCGCCGCCAGGGAGCCCCTGTTGGTTGACGACGTAGCCGAAAGCGTAACCGGAGGAAGAACCGCCGGGCACCGCGAGCTTCTGCTCCAGCGAGTTCGGCGAAGAGACGCCGTTCGCCTCGACCGTCAAGGAGGCAGCACCAGCAGACCCGTAAGCCGAAACGATGGAGTTCAGGTTCGTGTTGTAGGTGTGACGGTTCGGCTCCGCCGGGGTGACATCCGGCAACAGCCCGGCCGCGAATGCATCGAACGCTTGACTGTAGACCAGTACGGGCTCGGTCTGCACGGTCGCGACACCGTTGTTGCGGGCGATGGCCTCTTCGGCCGCGCGCTTGTCGCTGGCCGGCACGTCCTTGAAGTCGATGATCACCGAGAGCAGCTTCCCGTTGGCGTCCCTGACGTGCTCGACGGTGGTCTTCTCCTTGTCTGCGCCGGTGAGCGCGGACGTCATCACATCTGTGATCTCCGCAGCCGTCTGGTCGGCGAGGAGACAGCACTCGGGATCCGTTGTCAGGTCGACCTTGGTAGCTGCCATTGGTCCATTCCTCCCTGTAGTTGAGCCCCATCATCCTACGAAGGGGAGCCCATCCGCGCCAGCGGAGTTAGCCGAGATCGGCGGCCAGTTCTCCGAGCCGCTCGACGACGCTGATTGGCCCTATGCGCGGGCCGGCATTGAGCTTGTGCATCCGCTGCGACCGCTCAGATGAGTCCTGGCTCACGAGCACGCACGGCCGGCCACCCTCCCAGCCGATCGACCGCACGGTCCCCCTCACCGGACCCTCCTCATCGGCCAGGCGCAGCCACACGTGGTCGCCGATGTCGTATGGGTGACGGTTCCAGATCACCGAGTCAGGTCCCCCAACCGCTCCACGGCCGGCACCGGGAGCACGTGTTGCGAGGGGATTTCCTTGAGCAGTCCTCGTAACCGACCGCCATTGTCCGTGAAGAGCACGTCGTAGCACACGCGCCCGGTCTTGTGATTCACCCGAACGTGGCAGACACGGCCGCGCGCTCGGAGGCCGACATTCGGCACGTAGTGGATGACATCGTCGCCGACCTCGAACTCGACCTCGAACCCGGGCTCCTCGTCGCTCACAGCAGGATCCAGTCGCTCGGGAAGCCGTAGTCCTCGGGGCGCGGGCGCGGCTCTTTTTCTGATGGCGCCCTTTTCTGCGCATCTGAGCGCCCCTCGGCTGCCTTATCCGGCGGGAGATAGAGCACTTCCCGCTTGGAGAACTCCCGGAACGCCGCGAACGGGTCGTCAGCGCTGACCTCGGGCTTGCGTTCCTCCTCGAGCATCAGCTCGCGCTCGCGCCGGATTGTGCCCCAGCCTTCCTCGATGATCCCCCGAAACAGACGCTCGAAGAGCGGCTGCTCTTCGGCCATCACGTGGGCCTTGATCACCTTCATGGCCTCGGTCAGCTGGGGAACGAAGCCGGAGCGCTTCAGCTCGCGGTAGCGCTTCCGGTCTGCCCGGCCGCCAAGAGGGGTCTCGCCGGCGATCTCGTCGATGATCCCGAGGCCGCGCAGCTCGTCGATCGCCCCCATCACCCACAGCGCGGTCTGGGGGTCGTAGGGCGCCGGGCTGCGGCCGAAGTCTCCGTAGCCGTCGTCGTAGCCGTGGCCGGGATAGAACTCAGGAGCCATCTCTGCTCTCCTCTTCCTCAACACGCGAGGCCACCGTCCCGAGCAGGTCTACCGCACTGATGTGCTCCTTGCAGTACTGATACTCGTTCAGGATCGCGGTTCGTCTGCACAGCCCTTCCCAGGTCTCCCCATCCGCGTAGTTGTTGATCGCCCTGTTGAGCACCATCGCGAACCCGTCCGTGTGCTTGACCGTGACGCGGACCGTCCCTTGTGTCTTGTTCTCAGCAACCTCGGCAAACTCGCACGCGATCTCCTCGAAGGCCGCGCTCTCAGGATCCTCGTCACAGAGATCACCGGCGGCCCAGTTGATCGCCTCGATCATCTTCGCGGTGAACGTCAGCTTCCACTCGCCGCTCACGATCAGACCGGCGTCGATCCACGGCTTGTCGAACCCCTCGGTCTCGCTCACAGTGCCCCCACGTCGATCTTGAAGCTGAACCGGACCGGCGCGAGCGTTAGCCTATTGACGATCTCGCGGTTCTTCCGCATCCGCTCGACGTGCTCATCCCACTCCCGAACGCGGTGGGCCGCGCGCTTGTCAGCAACAGCCGCCAGGCGGTCGATCGCGGAAGGCTCGGTCGGCGCGCGGCGGAAGATGGCCTTGCTGAGGATCGACTCGCCGTACTGGTCCATCTCCGCGTAGTCGTCGTAGCGGTTCATTCGACGCACCGTCCCAGCGCATCGACGGCCGAGGCCAGATCCATCTCGTCCAGCGGCACCTCGATACCGTCCTGCGCCGGGCTGTTGCTGTAGGCGTAGTGGCGGAGGACGACGAAGACGGTCACACCAGCCCCGCCAGACGGTCGACGGCGCTCATGGTCTTACGGTACGCCTGCACCAGGTGAATAGCGGTGAGCTGACGCCGGTAGACGTCAACCGCGCTCGGGATGCCGAAGTTCTCTGCATGGTATAGCGAGCTGAACACGATCTCTTCTTCGTTGGCCAGCGCCCCATCACTCATGTGGCCGAGCCACGGCCAGCGGTCGATGAGGGCTTGGATCGACTGGCTCACGTGTCGTGCCGGGCTCACGTGTCGTGCCTGCCCTCCCGCCAGGCCAGGATGCCGGCGTTGGCGAACTCTCGCCCGAGAGATTCGCCGCCGTAGGCCGCCGTGAAGGCCGAGAAGATCTGCTCGCGGATACCGGCTAGCGCAGCCTCGTGCTCGTCCATCTCCTCGGGCGACCACACGGACTCGAGACCAGACTGCTTGCCCCGCTGGTAGCCGCGCACGCCGAGCGTGTCGAAGATCCAGGTCGCGATGGCGCAGTGGACGCTCTCGTCGGTCGTGAAGCTGTGCGGATCGCCGGTGGAATACTCGCCTGGTCCCCAGCGATCATAGTCGAGGTGGCGCAGCCCTTCGACTCGCTGCGCCGCTCCGAGGAGCGACAGGGCGATCCGGTCGCGCACCATGTCGACCTGCCGCTCCATGTCGTGGAGCCAATCGGGATGGCCGGACGCGTCGGCGATGTCCCAGATCGCGCGCGCGGCCTCGTGGAGCTTCTTGTCGGCTCTGTACGCGAGCTGCTCCGCCTTCGTCCGCCGAGCCTCAGCCTTGGCCTTCTCGAGCGCGCCCTCGGCCGCCTTCACCTTCTCGTCGGGGGTCACGTCGGTCCTCCATACCGACGTTCTACCCGGGTCTGATCTTCTCGATCGACTCCAGGGAGCGGCGGCACATCTCATCGTCGAACATCGCGATGTGACAATCACTTAGATCGATCTCGAGGGCCGCCGCGAGCTTCAGATACCAGCGGAGCCGAGCCCCTCGCGGCTCGGGATCCCGCTTCCAGAGCGGATCGAAGGCTTCATGCACCTTCATCCTGAGCGCCCGCAGCGGAGCGTCGGCGAGTGTCCCGAGCGGCGTCTGGCCATCGTGCTTGTGGGTTCCCACGCGCGCGCCACACGGCCGGCAGAGCCAGATGTTGCCGTAGGAGACGCCGCCGTAGACCTCGGCCGAGTCAGTCAGCTGGGCGGGCTGGCCGCAGTATGGGCAGATGACGTTCACGAACCAGGTTCTACCCGCAGTCGAACCTCGGATCCTCGACCGGGAGCGTTTGGCCGGCCAGCTCGTGCGTACAGTCGCCGAGGAACTGGACCATCCCCTCTCGCAGGAACAGGTGGCAGCGGTGGACGCCGCGCTCAGGCTCAGCGTGGTCTCGGTTGCACAGCAGGGACGGTGAGAACGTCGGCTTGTCGATGTTGCCGTTGAACGTCCAGACCGGGCCGGACTCATTCGTACCGAGCTTGGTGGTGAATCGATGATGGATCTCGCAGCCGGGACAGAAAAACCACCACGATTCACCGCCAGCCTGGGTCATTGTTCTCTGAATCATGTGGGGATAACTTCCATGTTCTTCTGCCCGGACGCGGCCACCTCGCACGGCCAACGGCCCTCTTCCACCAACGCTCTCCTGTGCGCGAGAATCATGGCCGGCGCGTTCTTGCCGAGGCGCCTGTTGAGAGCAATTAGGGACGGGTAAACACCATCCGCAACCAGCGTGTGTGCTGCATCCAGAATGCGCTCACGCATCGCCGCCGATACGGTCAGCTTCGGCTGAATCTGGGATGACGAGGTGTGAGGGCAGTAGCCAAACGCGCCGATGGAGCAATTACAGTTCGCGCACAGAACACGAAAGCCCGGCGGAAATCCGTGTTTCTTCACCCACAGATAAGTTCGCTTGCCGGCTCCGCCAGTTACTCTGCGGTGCGAGGCCCCATCACCGTCAACGTGATCCAGGCACAGAAACTCCAGGTGGTCCTCGCCGCAGCACGCGCATCGCGGCGTGGCGTCGTCGCTGTAGCGGGATAACACCTCGAATCGTAGGCGGTGGTTGTAGCGGCTCGCGCTGGTCATACAGCCTCCGATACCGCTTATAGCACCAGCGCGACAAGATCGATAGGCTTTAGCGACCAGAACCAGTATCCCTCGCCGCCCGCCTTGGTCGTCACTCGTTGGATCATGGCCTCGATTCTACACGAGCCATCTCACCCGCCGATCCACTTCGCGATTGCGCTGATGAGTCCGAGCAAGACCGCGACAACGAGCGTGAGCACGAGGCGGCGCTGCTTGCTGCGTCGGTTCGCCTCGGTGTGCCGCTTCACATCCTCGAAGAAGTCCGCGATTCGCTCGTCAGCGCTGGCCGCTCTCTGCTTCGGCGGACCGTCCTGCCAGATGTCGTCTACGTCCCGGTGGCAGTAGACGCACCGTTGATCCTTGCCGAACTTGTGCCGGCAGGCCGGCTCCTCCTTCGGCCCCTTCTCGGCTCGCCGATACGCCAGCCAGTCCTTGAGTCTTCCGCGCACGCTCGGCGGCGGCTCCGCGAGAGGGTCCCGCTCGTCGCAGCCTGGGGTCGGACAGGAACCGGCCCCCAGGAGGCACTGGGCGTGCGTCAGCGCGCCGCAGCCCCGGCAGATGACCAATCCGTCAGGCCCATCGTGGCAGAGCACACAGCGCTCGTCCTTGCGCCGGCCGCTCGGCCGGAGCTTGAACAGCGGCGGCTCGGGCGGCTTCGTGTGATAGGAGCGCGGACGAGGGGGCGGCGAAACCGGCCTGATCGGCCTGGCCGGCCCCGTAGGCGGCTTCTCACCCGGCGGGATGTCTCGACCCCACCGCCCCACGCTAGTCCTCCCTCATGGGCTCAGCCATCGGAGATCCTCGTAGCGCGTCGCCTTGCCAGAAGCACCAGGATGCTGGCCCGCGCAGAGGAGAAGCCCACGAGTGGAACTTGGCGATGCGGGCTGAACTCGCCGGCATCTGTCTCGCGCACCCTGCTCGGAATCAGTCGATCAGAGCTGGTATAGATCCGGTTGTCCTTCATGTACTCGAAGGCGAGCCTTCTGGCGGCAGCCCTGGCCGATCCGTCCGACAGCCATACACCGTGGTAGACGTTGGTGTGATTGCGTCGCCGCCGGTACTCGTTGGACAGCACCACGAACACGGTCTTCACGGGTCGGGCTCCGAATCGGCGATCTCGGCCAGAATGTCGCCGTGACACGCCTTCGGCTTGCAGTGGCAGCCGAGGATCTTGCCGCGCAGCTCCCGCCGGGCCGCCTCAACCATCTCTGGGCGCGCGAGGACCCACTCGCGGTAGCGGTCGAGCGCCTCCTCGCGCGTGGCGACCCTGTACTCGGCCAGCGTTCCCGGCCGGTGGCTGAACGGGTTCCCCGCTTCGACGGCCGGCCGATGTAGACGTGGTTCCTCGATCCACGGTGGATGTTGACGACCCTGGTCTTCATGCCCCCGTTCTACCCGGGGTAGGTAGATTGACCACGCTGATGAATAGAACGACCGGGGGCGCTCTCGCCCCCGGTCGTGCTTCCCAATCGTGCTGCTTGTAGGCGGTTAGGCGCCCTTCTTCCCCTTATTCTCGGAGTCGTCCTTCTCCTCCTCATCGGGGTCCTTCAGCAGACCACGGTACCGGAGCTGGTCCGACCATCGGGCTCGCTCATCGTCCTCGTCTAGGATGAAGCCCATGCGAATGTTGACGGCTCCACCGTACCAGGGAGGCAGGCAGACAACATTCTTGACATTGCGATGCTCGGACTTGACCCGGTCGGAGACCATCCGACGCACGCCGGTCTCGTAGAGGTTGGGGACGGAATTAGGATCGAGACCGTGAACGGCCGTCACATAAGGAGGCATCTGCTTCCCGTCAGGCGCCGTAACGACCGATACCGATGACATCGGCTGCGCGTTCCACCACGCGTCTGCCTCCTCCGAGAACTTCGGGGGGTCTGTTTTTTTCTACGCGAGGGTCGTAAACATCGGGATGTCTGGAAACCGAGGGTTCCTGACAGGTAGACACGTCACCCATTGGAGTTACGCGCTGGATGCACCCTGAGCGACGCGGCCGGGCCAACCGGATGGAGCGCGGCCCCTGGAACGAGAAGTGGGATGGCCACCGCCAGCGCGGTCCAGGGGGTAGAACGGAGAGCGGAGGCAAGAACCGTGCAGATCAGACTCGAGACCAGTCAGTTGGAGCAGGCGTTCGCCGAGTGCGACGACATCTACGTCTGGGTCGACGACCTGTTCGGCGAGATGGGCGCCTACGTCCGCGTGGACAAGGAGCACTTCCTGGGCACCCTGAAGGCCGAGACCAAGAAGGGCTGGCGGCTCTACTACGACGTCATCCTGAAGGGCGCCGACCTCTGGATCGGCGGCGGCGGATGAAGCGCGGCGACCGGGTAGAGATCTTCGAGGGTCTCCCGAGCACACGCGGCCTGCGCGGGACGGTCTTCGGGGTCGGCCCCATGGGCACGTTCGTGAACATCCTGCCGGACCAGTGGGACCGGAAGCTGTGCGGCATCCCGATCGATCACGTTCGCGCGATCTCGGCCGTCGAGCAGCTCGGTGACCTGGCGCGCAGTAGCATCCGGCTGGGAGGGCAACCGTGCTGAGCATCCTGATCAGGTTCATCTTCTCCCGCCTCGCGCGCCTCCACTGCTGCGCGTGCGTAGCCCTCGGGAGGCCGGGCGGCGGCCTCACACCGGGCGAGCAAGATCTGATCGCCGGCGGCTACAGCCACCTCGCGATCGAGTCGGTGAGCTTCCGCCTCGATGTCACCTATGAGGAGGCCAGGGACCGCATCTACCGCTGGCTGGCGCCGTGAGTCCAGCTGACGCGATCAAGGCCAGCCGGATCGGCCTCGCGATCGACGAGAGCTACGAGCCGCTGGTCTTCTACTGCTCGCGCGATTCGATCTCCACGGTCCGTACCCACCTCTGCCGGATAGGCCAAACGGCCCGCGCCCGCGCGCTTAGGCTCCTCGGAGAACACGAAGCCGGGACCATCCGCATCCAGCTCGTTCCCATGAGTGACGCCGAGAAGACCAAGACCTGGGAGCCGGTCGCGCCCAAGACCGCGATCGACGACCTGGCGGACCTGGCACGCTGATGAGCGGCACATCCGGCAGCGGCGGCACCCACACCGGCAAGCTGTCCGGCGGCCCAACCCCTCTCTACTCCTCCGACCAGATCACAGACAGGATCATCCGCCCAGAGGAGCCCTCAGCAGTCGAGCTGCTCGGCGACGTAGCGACTGGTCAGCGCAGACCCGCCCGCTATCGCCTGCCCCACCTCCCCGTGAAGCCTGGCTCCGTCGTGCTCATGCCCCTGGACCCGGACGCGCCGGTGCCGTTCATGACCGATGACAGCAACGGCAACCTCGGCGGCGACATCGCCACGATCGACTACAAGACTGGCATCATCGAAACACACGACCCGCTGCCGCGCGTCCCGCTCAAGGCCGGCTGGATCTTCTGTACAGAGACCTAGCCTCAGCAGCCGACTGACAAGCCGTCCGCGTCGCCCTCGATCCGGCGGAGCTTCGGGTGCTTCACGAGCTTCTGGGGCGTCGACTTGTCGAGACGCACCCCACCGATCTTGTGCTTCGCCTCGAAGTCGATGATGTAGCCGTGGACTCCCTCGTGCGCGCTCACCGGCTTCAGGTACGGCAGCAGTCGAATGATCTCGGCCTGTGCCTTCGGCAGCGCACTCACGTCGATCCGGGTCGCCTCGGTCAGCACGCGATCGTCGGCGGCCCGGGGTTACGCGCGGGCGCGCTCTTCCTTCTTATGAACCCCTTCCCGCGCAATTTTAGCCCCCAACGGATTGTCCACCGCCGGCCCCTCGAGCGGATCCCTGTAGACCCTCCACCGCTGATTGATCAGAGACCTCCACTCCCGCCACTCCCTCCACTCGCGCACGCGTCTGGCCGCCTCGCCCTCCGGGTCCGCGATGGCGGCGAGCTGATCGACCGCGCTCGGCTCCTCGAATCGGCGGGCGTGCCTGGACATGATGCTCTTGCGCAGGGAGAAGTCGTTCGGATCGACTGTGGTCGCGGGAACCTCGGGGATGTAGGGCGCGAAGATGTAGCCGGGGCTCAGTCCGGTCTCTCCATCGGCCGGTCGTCCGTTCTGGTCCGCGATCACACCTCTGTTCTACCTGAACCTGAGCCCGGGCGCCGGCTGCGGAGCCGTGAGCGCCGGTTCCGGTGACGTGCTTGTGCTGTGAGCTGGCGCACCCTGGCGTAGCCGTGGGGCAGGAGCCCTCGGGTTGCGCGGGCTGCACCCTACGTGGTGAGTTTCCAAGGGGAGTGATCGATAGTCCCCTCCCATTCCATCGCCCGTGCGCTTGAGGGGGCTTCAGTGGCGCAGGAACCGCTACAGAAGAGCGAGCACCTCCGCCGGATCGATGACGGTCTTGGGTACAGTCACCAAGCGGACCACGCGCCAGCCGGACCTCTCGGCCGCAGCGTCCTTCTGGGCGTCGTAGAATCTCCACCCGTCCTCCTGGTGGAACGGCTCGTCGAACTCGACGAGCAGCTTCTCCTCATGCAGCGCAAGATCGAAGATGTAACGGCCAATGGGCAGCTCGAACGTGATCTTCCTCCCCTTGAGGGCCTCCTCAAGCCGCTTGTACCTGTAGCCCTCACGCTTCCTGGCGAGAGCCGCGATGGCGTTCATGCTCCCGCCGTAGCACTTCCCTGACGACCGTCTTCCCTCGATGTCGCCCTTGGACAGGGGCTTGCCGATGGAGCACTGGGGGCCGCAGTAGAGGTTGTGCCCTCGCCGCCGCGAACGCTCGACCTCGACCGCATCACGCGAAGCCGTCCTACCGCACCGATGGCACGTGAACGTAAGCTGCTTGCGCTTGAACGTCCTCCTCGCACCACCGTTGTAGACGAGCTTCTCGCACTCGGGACACCACACACGGCCGCGCCCCCGCAGCTTGTAAGCCTGCACGACTACCGCACCGCCGCACTCGCACGTCGCTCGCACGAACCCGCCCGCGATGTGCTCCTCGACGGTGAGCTTGCCGAGCACCTGGCCGGTCAGATCGATGCGCGGTCGCCCTGCCATGCCGCCATTCTACTATGCAGGAACGGATCTCGAAACCTCGTAGGCATAGTCCCCTTCAGTTCCGCCCGTTATGCGCTCTGAGACCATCCATCGCACGCAGGAACCGCCCGGGGGAGACCCTGCTGCCCGCTAGGGGGTCGCGTCAGGGGGGTGGGGTGTGTCACCCCTCCCGCTAGGGGGCCTGTGGAGTGGGGGCGCCGGGGGCCGGCGGCACGGTGCGTACCGACCGGCGGCAGCTGTCAGCGACGCTCGCGGAGCCGGCGCGGAACAGGCCAGCCGCGCAGCCGGCACCAGCACGAGATATGGAAGACGCGGCAGCGCTCGGTGTCGATCGCGATGCGATGGTGCTGGTCGATGATCTTGCGGCAGATCCAGCACCGTAGGCTGAAGGCGGGCGGCGTCACGTGCACCAGTCTACGCGGTCAGCGCTGACCATGCGCGCGAGTGTCAGTCGGCCGGGGTCTGCCCGTCAGGCTGGTATGAGCGACCGACGGATACGGGAGCTGGAGCGGGTGGCGGCCACGGGTGACGCGTGGGCCGGCCTGCGCTTCCTGGTAGAGCTGCAACGGGCCGGGCTTTGGGGCGGGCCGCGTGAGCTGCACGCTCGCCGGCTCGGCCGCTCCCCTCGCTCGGTCCGGGCGGACTGGGCTGGCATCGCCGGCGGTGGGGAGGGCCGCCGCTGCTTCGAGTGCGGCGCGCTCCTGGGGCTCGGGGAGGTACCGGAGTGGTGGGCCGGGGCACCGTGTTGTCCACGGCCGCCGATCCCAGGCGCAGAGGGCTGCGTCGATGGAGCCCGTAGCCGCGAGGCGTTCTGGCTCGAGGTCGACGCCGACCTGCCCGGCGTTCCGTAGCCGGGTCGGCGCTGACCTGCGCTAGTGGAGGTAGCCGAGCTGCTGCACCATCTGCTGGAGGCCGCGCTTCGCGGCGCGGGCCGCGTCCTGGTACTTCTCGCCGTGGTCGCCGGCCCAGGTCAGCCGCTTGGTGTGGCTCAGAGCCATGGCCCGGAGCTTCTTGATCATGGTCAGCACCTCGCCCTGCGCAGCGGTGACGCTGCCGGACTCGGTCAGCCCCTCGTCCTCCATGCGGAGCGACCGGAACGTCGCCGCGTTGTGCGCGTCCTTGGCCGCGCGCTTGAGGTCGAACGACATGGAGTCGGCGGTGCTCGCCGTCATCCCGTGGTCCTTGCCGTCGAGCGTGAGCGTCACCTTGTCGGGCGCGGTCATGCGGGCCTTGTAGCGCTTGACCATCTTGCCGTAGCCGTAGCCCTTGGCCGGCTTGGTCTCGTCCAGCGCGTCCTCTTCCATCTCGTCGCCGGCCGGCTCTCCGATCGGACCCTCGCCCTTCCCTCGGGCCAGGCCGCGACCCTTGCCCTTGCTGCGGATCTTCATCCCGGGCGTCGCGCATCGCTCGAACAGGCTCATGGGTGTGCTCCTCGCCGGCCGATGATACCCGGTCGGTGGCCAGGGGTCACTGAGCTGCCCGCTAGGGGGCCTGCCGGCCGCCCGGCGCGCGCGGACCTGGGGCACGGTGCGTGCCACCAGCTGCGGTGGCCGCCGCTCTCGAGCAGCAGGGTCGGCGCTGACCTCCCGTAGTTGTCGGAGGGCTCGTGTAGAGTGGAAGCAGAAAGGACGGGGATCACAACCATGTCGCTCTCTTACCCTGAACCGGTCCGCGTGACCGCCTGCTCTTCCACCGTGCCGCGCCTCTGCTTCGGCTGCGGCCAGTACCACATCGGCCTCGGTGACCCTTACTGGTGGCACCACGACTCGGGCAAGCTCGTGCACGACGAGTGCTACGACGACCAGGTACGCGAGCAGCTGCTCGCGCTCTCCGACATCGTGCAGACCACTTCGCCGCCGGCCGATCCGATCACCGTCGCCGACGAGCTGCTGCCCGCAGAGGAGCCCGCGCTGCGTGTCGTGTGCGCGTGGTGCAAGACCACGCTTCGCGAGGGCGTCGAACCCGCCTCGCACGGGATCTGCGACTCCTGCAAGCGCAGCCTCAGCCGGCTCACCGTCGATGTGGACGGTCACGAGCGGTCGCTCGAGGACGCGCTCGAGGACGAGCGCTGGGCCGAGGAGTGGGAACGCTTCGTCAGCGACGACGACGACACGCCGCCGGCTGGGCTCCCTCGGCCGGCGCTCGACTAGCTCCCGGGGATCACGATCTCGCCGAGCCGAGCAAGCTCGGCCGGCGTCACCCACGCGTCAGCTCGCGCGGCCGTCGCGATCACGCTCGCGATCGGCGTCTCCTCGATGAAGAGCACGACCCGGAGCTGCGGCCCGTAGACCTTCCTGAGCACGGACACCAGGAGCCCGGTCCGCAGGCCGGGCGTCTGGCCGATCACCACAGCATCGGGCTTCCACTGGCCGCCGTTGACCGTGGCCGCGACCTCCACCCAGTCGCCGGCCGTCCGTACATCGTGAGCTTGCAGGTTGGAGACCAGCAGGGCGCGCTCGAGCAGCCGGTCCTCGATCACCATGATGCTCAGCCTGGCCATCCACCCAGCATACGAAGTGGGCTCGTGGGGACTTGCCCGCTAGGGGGTTAGTAACCCCTGGCCCGGCAGGGGCCGGCGGGCTACGATGATGGCGCTTCTCCCCAAGCACGAAGCCTCGGCGCCCGACCCCGCTTGTGCCCATCCCACCTCGAGCGGGGTCGCGGCCTGTACAGACCACAAGCCCGGCCGTAGGGACCGGGCTTGCAGCCGTGAGACCGGGCAGCTCCAACCGTGGAGCTGCCGCAGTTCTACCACAAGCCACGAGCCCGGCCGTGCGGTATCGCGACCGGGCTCGGGTGGAAAAAGTGGTGCCCCGTTCTATCACGACGACCATGGCGCGCAACAGACCGCGAGCCCGGCCAGATGGGGACCGGGCTCAGCGGCGGACCCCAATCGAGAGTGCGAGAGTCGGCTGGGGTAGCCGTAGGCTACCCCAGTGTTCACGGCCGCGCCAGCCGCCGGACCGAGAAATCCGTGTGAGAATGGCTGGCGGAGTTGTTGAGAGAGGCAGAGAGGAGGGACAAGCAAGTTCCTGGTGTTCGCCTTCCCCGACCCCGGCGCTGGTCACCGCCGGGGTCGCGGTCTGTACAGAGAGCGAGCCGGCCAGTGGTGGCCGGCTCCTCTCATCAAGGGCCGCCTCCAGGCGGCTCCTGTGGGCCGGTGTAGCCGAACTCGGGCGTGTAGTCGGGCACCTGCTCGTCCACGGCCCGGCGCTTCCCACGATCACCTCGCCGGTTCGGCCCGTAGGTACGCTCGTCTTCATCGGCCGGCGCTCGGCCGGGCGGAGGGCCGCCGTCGCCGGCGAAACCCGCATCATCGTCCTCCTCGGCCGGCGGCGGCGGCTCCTCCTCGGGCTCCTCGAGCGAGGGGTTGATCCCTCGGTCGGGGAACACGAGGTAGCCCGATGGGGTCTGGAAGAACTCGTCGCAGCCCTCGTCCTCCTCGACCTCCTCGATCACGGCCCCCTCGACCTCCTCGATCACGGCCTCGTCGCGATCACCAGCCGGCGCTGGGCTGAACTCTCGGGGTACCCGCGCGGGGTCGGCGCTGACCTCGGCCTTCAGGAGCGCGATCTTCGCCTTCAGGGGTTCGAGCACGCCGTGATGCGCGGCCAGGATCTCGACCGACTCGGCCGGCAGCTCCTTGATCACCACCATCAGGGAAGTTACGGCCTTGGTCATGCGCTTCTTGCCGCTCGCCCAGTGGCCGATCTGGGCCGGGTCGACGCCGATGATGGCCGCGAACTCACGCTGCGTAAGCCCGGTCGCAGCACGGGCTTCTGACACAAGGGTCATCACGCTTGGACCTCCTGATGTGCCCGGATCATCGCCAACAGCCTACCTTGATGAGACGGGGTCATCAAGATCGGGCTCTCACGATGACCTCCGATCATCGCCGGCGGCTCCCGGACCGTTCTTCTCCAACTCGTCGAGCACGAACTGCGGGTGTAACTCGATCAGCCTGAGCAGGTTGCAGGCCATGACCGACGGCTCGCGCCCCATCTCCCAACGCTCGTACGTCGCGCGGCTCACCCCCAGCCGGCGGGCCATGACCCGTTGGCTAAGTCCTGTAGCCATACGTGCGCGCTGCGCCAGGTTCAAGGAAGCCCCCATCCGGCTCGACCTCCACCGTTCTACCCCGCGCCACCGTCGTGGTGGCACCGACCTCGAAAAGCAGTGCTCAAGCAGCTCGGCCTGGCCGGTCCTGGCGCCCTAACGTCTTGGCCCCCAATGCAACTGCCACCATGATGGTGGCACCGGACGGGACCTCGACCAGTCGACGGGACCTGGTCGCGGGGGGTATCAGCTCGCTCGAGTACCCGGCGGCCGGTGCCACCATGATGGTGGCACTGGGCACAGATCGTCGACCTAGAGTCGCCCACCTCGGCCGGCCGGCGGCGGGCTGCCCGCTAGGGGCCTGCGTAACCCCCGCCGGGCCAGGCCGCCTGCCACCACGATGGTGGCACCGGAGATCGATGTGACCTGATTGGTGGTAGGCCGTGGATACGGCCCCATGGCTACTAGCTCTGCACGATGAAGCACCAACGGCCGACGTGAAACCCGCTTGGTTGCTGGCCTCCAGCCGTGTCACATCTTCGGCCGGCCGACATGGTCGTTAGCGCACCCGCCAACGGCAATCGGATCCCAGTGCCACCACGATGGTGGCAGCGGCCGGCGCGGCGAAGCTCACTAGTTCGTACTCGACCGACCGGCAGCACCCGCCACTGAGCGGGCTCGGGGCCGCGTCGCACCACGGGGCTGTACGGGCCTCCTCGAGCCGATTCGGATGGGCAGGTATCAGGCATCGAGTTTTGAAAATGGGGCCGCCAGAGTGCCCGCTAGAAGCATGTATGGGGGCGCGGAGGGGGCGCGGAGGGGGCGTGTGGGCCATAAGTCATAATCAGACCGTGCGGGTGCCACCACCATGCTGGCATCCGTGCGGGTTCCGTTAGGCTCCGGTGCCACCACCATGGTGGCAACCCTAAGTCCTTATGGGAAGATGAGCCGTCATATGTCCTTTTGCGTCGGTATGTGTGTCCGGTCGAGGGCTCGGTGGCAGGGCTTCGAGGTGCCGCATCGACCAGAGTGAGGCGACCACGGCCTCCTCGGCCTGCGGCAGCCAGGGAGGTCGTCCTCTCCTACATAGAGTCCCGATAGCTATACCGGCCGCGACCGTTTTTCAAGGACTTACGTCGAGGGGGGCGATGATCGGAGGTCATCGCGTGAGAGCCGATCGCTACTGAAGGGCCTGTCATTCGCCCGGCGGAGGCAGCCCCTCCTCGAAGAATTCCTCCAGCTCCCGCCGCCGCGCCTCGTAGACGGCCAGGCGGGCCGCGATCGTGAGGTCGGAGACGGCCGCCAGCCGCTCGATCGCCGAGGGCGTCTGGTACCCCTGCCGGGCCAGGTGAGCATCCACGGCGCGCGCGATCTTCTCCGCCCGCTCCTCCGGGGTCCGGGAGAACATGGGGGCGGTGGGCGGCTGGCGCGTCTTCATCGGCCGGCCGCCTTGTCGATCTCGCTCCTGAGCGTGCGGATCGCGCGCTCTCGGGCGGGGCCGCCGCCGTCCGCCTCGAAGAACTTGGTCAGCCCACTCACCAGGGCGTCGTACGCCTCGACCCGCTCCCGGGCCGCTGGGTCTGCCACGGCCGCGAGGCGCTCGACCGCGCTCGGGGGCTCGCCGCACTTCTGTCGGATGAGCTGCTTGGCGATCGGGCCGGCGTTCAGGACCGGGCCTGGCTCCCATGGCCGGCGTGGGTCCGGCGGGCCGATGAACAGGGGCGGTCGGTCAGCGCCGCCCCCGCTCATGTGCCCTTCCAGATCACGCCGGCGTCCTCGGGAAGCAGGTCGCCCAGCCGCGCGCTCGTGGATGGCCGCGAGGGCGTCGATCGCCGAAGCGGGCTCCAGCTCCCAGGCTTGCCGGATGAGGGGATCGGACCGGGTGAGGAGCCGCACCAACACCACCCCGGTCTCGTCGAGGTCGGGCCGCCACTCCCTCTCGTCTGAGATCACGAACCCGATCGTCCCGCACCGGGTTCGGACGGCCGCGCCACGTTGGAAGTGCTCGGTCAGCGCTGCCCCTCCTCGTGTTGGCCGAGCAAGCTATCCAGCGTCTCCATCATCGCGTCGTGAGCCACCAGATGTGCCCGGAGACCGTCGTCCGCTACAGCCGATACACGCTCGATCGCAGACGGCTCGCTCTTCCCCATGGCCTCTCGAAGCGACAGCAGTCGGCCGAAGAAAATAGGAAACTCGGTACCGCAGAACGGGCACGCTGTGAGGTCGTCGGTGTCCTCTGGCTCAAACGCCCTGAAGCGCTTGTTGCAGTGCGGACAGGTCACGGTGATGATCACGAGTCGCGCTCCTCGTGTAGCCTCGCCAGCTGGTCCACGGCCGGCTCGGGCTCCAGCCGCCACGTGTTGGTCACGAACCTGGCGCCATCATCGAGACAGACGAACCATCCCGAACAGGTGGGGCGCGACGCGTCCGCCATGATCATGCCGGGCCGGCGCTTGCGCTTGCCGTACAGCTCCCGGTAGACGATCCGATCGCCGGGCTTCATGGGCCGCTCCTCGCGATCTCGGCCAGCGCATCGACCGCCGACACCTCCCGCAGCTCGCTCTCGTAGAACCACTGGGCCTCGCCGCCGGTCAGCCGCCGCACCCAGGCCCACTTCTCGCCCGTGCCCTTCTCCCAGCCGCGATCCTCGGGCTCGTGGCCGACTCTCTCGATACGGACCAGGTTGCCGACGTAGCCGCGCACGCTCATCGCGCTGGCGCGAACGACTCGGTAGACACGGCCCGGCTTGAGCTTCATGGCCACCCCGCGAACACGCGCTTGACGCAGTGGTAGCAGGTCGGCCGGCCTTCCGCCGTCTCGGTGATGCGCCACACGTGGCTGCACAGGGACAGCCGCCACGTGGGGTCGGCCCGGTCCTCCTCGGTGCCCTCCCGATCGTCGGGCGGCCGGATGATGTGCCAGACGGTGCTCGTGGGGCCGCGTCCGATCACATGGCCGCCGCTCACGACAGCTCTCCCAGGTCGGTCACCACGTCGCGCATGTCGGCCAGCTCGTCGATGATCCGGCGGGCGTGCTCCTTGGTGATCTCCTCGGCGGTCAGCTCCATGAGGCGCATCTGCGCGAGGGTGTACGCCTCGGGATGACGGGCCGCGACCCAGCTGAGGATCTCGGCCAGCGAGTCCCGGCCCCGGTTGACCGCGCCGATCGCGATCTTCGTCGCCTCGTCGAGGTCGGCAGGCACGGGCACAGGGGGGCGCTTGACCCGCGCGACTAGGACCGCGTCCTCGGCCATGCGCACGACGAATGACAGGTTCACCACCGCATCGGCGAGCCGGTCTCGGTCCTCCTCGGTCGGCCGGCGGATCACGGCGACACCAGCCGGGCGAGCTGGTCCACGGCCGACAGTCCTTGGATCTCCCGCCGCACCACCTTGTAGGTCTCGTCGTCCCGGCCGTTGCGGGTGACCGACCAGCCGTACTGGTGCCAGTGCTCCCGCACCGCCCAGTGCTCGAGCTGGCAGGCTGGGTTCTGCTTGAGGGCCGCGACCCGGGCCTCGACGAGCTTGCGGGCCGCCTCGTGGGCCTGCTCCTGGGTCGCCCAGATCTCCACGGTCTGGAGCACCTGGTTCTGGACGGTCCAGACGACATCGGACCGCGTCATGCGCTCCCCAGCCGCTCGGCCAGGAGGTCGATGGCAGATGGATCCGTCGTCCCGTGCACCAGGAAGTTGTAGACCGGCAGGAACGTGCTCTCGTCGGAAGACACGGCCAGCTGCAGTTCCTCGGTCTCGAGCGATGGCTGGTCCGGTGAGCTGCGGAGCACAGCCAAGATGCCGTAGTCGCGCGAGTGCAGTGCGACCGATCGATCGTTCAGGTAGACCCGGGTCACGTTGTTCCTGCCCGCGCGGATCTCTGCTACGCCGGCGCGCGGCGAGGTCGCCAGCAGCGTCCGCAGGTGGTCCAGCGCCTGTCTGACCCGCCGGTCGCGCGCGGCGAAGCGTAGCTCGATCATCGCTTCATCACCTGCCCGGCCCCGGCCGCACAGTCCCATTCGCACCCGGGGTCACCGCACACGCACTGGCCCCGCACCAGGTTGACCGTCAGCCAGGTGCCGCTCTCCACGATCTCTTGGAGCGTCAACGCGTCGAGATGGCCATGGTAGACAGGTCGCTTCATGTGATCGTTCTACCCCCGTCTTCCTCGACCAGCCGGATCAGTTGGCAGTTGGCCTCGATGTTCTTCGGGTAGACGTCGATCCAGAATGGCGCTGGCCAGCCGCTCGGGATCGACCACGTGTAGTTGGGATCGTCGCGCAGGAGGTCCATCAGCTCCCGCATGGCGTCCTTGCCGTGAAAGCGAATGGCGCCGCAGGCTAGCCGCTCCCATCTCATAGCCGACGCAGATCCTTCGACACCCGGCGCGGCAGGTAGCAGTTCTCCTCGTGCTTATTGCCGTGCTGCTCGCAGAACGGACAGGCCAACATCCGATCCTTGTGGCGCCAATCGTCGAACTTGATGTAGATCTCCGGGCTGCACTGCGTGTCGTAGTAGAACCGCCGGTACAGGTTCCGAAAGAAGCGGTAGATCCGATACACGATGCTCATACTGTCGTTCTACCCAGCTCGTCGAGCGCCTCTCTCAGACCGTGTAGCATGGTCGGCTCCTTCCAGAGCGCGGCCAGCTCATCGACGGCCGAGTCCGGGTGACCAAGCACGCGGCGAAGCGCTAGCTCCTCCTTGTGGTAGGGCCGTAGGTCCCGCGCCTTGCGGATGATCGTCGTGGCGAGCGCCTCGACCATCTGCGCACGAGTCCGTCGGCTGAACTCTCCTTCCTGGGCAGGCTCGTCGAGCGGACCGTCCTTGATACCGCGCTCGCGGTCGGCGGTCAGGACGAGTTGTTGCGCTACGGTCAGCCGGGGCATGTATCCGCGACCTCTCCTTCAGAACTTCCGACGCGGTTAGCTGCGCGAAAGCCCAGCACCTCGCCACAGAGCGAGATCATCACATCACATCCGACGATGGCGCGCGTCTTCGGATCGTCGCCCGCCTCCCTCATGGCCTCACGCGCCCGAAGCTGGATAGCCTCAACTTCCTCTGTGCTCAAGGTGTCGTACCACTCGTCGTTGAGCGAGATGCGGCGCACAGGGCGACCGACATTCTCGTGAAAGCGGCAGCAGGCGCCGCAGTACTTGTTCAGGACATCGTTCGGGTTGTAGCTCGTCATCCCGCAGCGCGGGCAAGTGATCGATTCCATCAGCTACCGGCCCTTCTCGCGGCGCGCGTCCGATGCTGCTTCGGCTGCTCGGTGCCGTCTCCTGTCTTCGGGTCGTAGTAGTGCCACACGTTCCGGCCGCTTCTCGCGCACCACCTCTTCGTTCGCGCGGCCTGATCCTTCTTGAACAGGTCGCCGAGGATCCGATGCGCCACGCGATCCGAGACCTGGGCGCGTTGCCGCAGCATCTCCACGGTCACCCCTCCGGTGATCCGCTCTCCCTCCAGCGCGGACAGGGCCAGCTCCCTTGTGTTCTTGCTGCCCGTCACCGGAACCTCTCTCGCCACAACGCGTACCACTCCGACTGCTGACACGCGATGTCTGTCTGCAAGCGCCGCTCATGGATGCACCCGCAGGCACGGCACCAGACCAAGCCGGTCACGCGAACCAGGAGCGCCTGCTTCTCGCGCCGCTTCTTCTCGGCCTCTTCCTTCCGCCGCTGCTCCCGGGCGTCGCGCTCCAGCTCTGCTCTCGGGCGACTCGGCCAGTTGTCCATCAGGCTGCCGCTCATCCCTCCGTACCTGCCCATCACGCACCTCCCCACGGTGGTTCCTCGCGCCACGGGGCCGGATCGTCTGGCGACCCACCCAGCCGGCGCCACTCCATGTCGAGCACCCGCATCACGAACTCGGAGGCGAGCGCGCCGTGCGCGGCGAAGTCCAGCGCCTTGTGCAGGCCGCGCCGGACGCGAGCCGTCTCGTCTTCACCGGGCGGCTCGGCCACGTGACCCAGCTGATCCACGGCTGACGGCGGCAGCAACTCGCGGATCATCTCCACGAGCCGAGCGTCGAGCTGGCGGTCAGACCCTTCGCAGAGCAGGGACAGCACCTCGTAGTTTGGCTGCTGCTCCTCGTCGCTCACGCCAACCTCCCCAGCTCCATCACCGCATCGGGGTAGCGGTAGTCGTCTTCGTTGACCCACTGCTGGTGGCCGCCCGCCCACAGCACCTTCATGCGACGACGCGGGCTCTCTGGTCCAAACCGCATCGGCCGGTAGGGGATGGTGACGTACGCCACGTACGACTCGTCCGCGCGCAGGCACACGATGTCGCCCTCCTTGAACGAGCGCCGAGTCGGCGGCCGTTGGCGATTGGCGATGTAGAACGCCCGCTTCAACTGGTCTCCTTCAGGGGATCCCACATGCCGCACGCGCGGCACTGCGGCGTGCCGCTCGGGTCGGCCGGGCACTTCCACCAGCCGGGCACGATGTCGGCCTTCTGCGTCGGCTCGTGCTCCCAGTGCTCGAGCCGGTGTTGGGCGTCGCCGATGATCTTCGCGTACAGCTCGCACTTCTCGTCGTGCGCCTTGAAGCGCAGCTTGTTCAGGCGAGCGTCCAGCTCCCGCGCCTGCTCCTTCTTGTGCGTGTCCAGCTGCTCCAGCAGCCAGACGCACAGGTCGGCGTGGTCCGGCCACGTGTCGGTCGCGCCGGTCGCCTCCTGCCAGCGCTTGATCGCGCGCATGTCCGCGTCCCATCGCAGGTCAGCGCTGGCCTGGAACTCTGCGATCTCCTGGCGCAACCGCTTGATCTCCGCCGACCGCTCCTCGCACAGCCCGCGAAGAAGGTCGCTCGCGTCGGTTCGCTCATCACCGATCATGCCGTCTCCTGATTCAGGTAGATCGGCCTCAGCACCTCCTCCCGGACCGATCGCTTACTGCCCATCACTCGCTCCTCCCCAGTCGTCGGCCGTAATCTCGGCCGTAGTCGGCGCCGGCACTGGCCTCGGCGCGGCGAGCCACACGTGCTCGTGGTCCGGCACGTAGACCACCGAGCCGATGTCGCCGCTGACGACGAGCCAGCCGTGCGGCGTGGCGGTACGGCGGACCGGCTTCATCTGCATCGTGTCCACCGGCACAGACTCCCAGAGGGCGTCGATCTTCTCGGCCGGCGTACCCTTGGCCGGACCGCTCGCCGGAGGACAGCCTTGCAGTGTCCACCCGGCGACGCCACAGAGCACGACGAACGTGATCCAGAAGATGGGTTCCCGCCGCCGGTCACCGAAGACTCGCATCGTTTCCTCCTGGTGAAGTTCTACCCCGGACCGGAGACGCCGCTGGGTAGAACCTGAGCATGACCCCTACACAAGAATGGCGCGTGTTCCAGATGATCGTGCTTGTCGTGCTCGCCGCCTGCCTCACGACAATGGCGCTGGCCGCGCCGACGGACGGGCGCTACGCGAACGGTAACGGGCCGATCCACTGGAGGAGCTGGGCCGAGTCCGACATCGCCTACTGGCCGGTTGAGGAAGAGGAGACCAACTGATGGACAAGCACGGCAACACGACCGCCCAGGAGGGATGCGACCGCTGCCTCTGCGGCAGCAAGTACTGGGAGAACGACAAGTGCATCGGCTGCGGAGCGCGCGCCGAGGAGCGGACATCGTCGCGAGCGACAGCTGGCGAGCGATCCGGCTGAAGCTGGCCGACATCGAAGACAACCTCTCGGATCTTCCCGAGAACCATGGACTGAGAAAGCGCTACGAGCGAGCGAGGTCGGCGCTGACCAAGGCGCTGGAGGAGATGAGCTGATGTGCGTCCGTCATGTGAAGATCACCGAGCACTTCTTGCAGTCCGCTCAGCAACGGCTGGAGGAGCAGGACATTGCCCGTCTCTGGCGCGTGCTCTCCGACGGACGGCTCTTCAAGCTGGCCGAGAAGCTGCGGCCCGGAGAGAAGGGAGCGGTTGGTATCGGCTCCGGCTACGTCATCTTCTGCGAGGACAGCGAAGATGCCGGACTCCTTGCACTGCTCACGCTTCTTGGTAGGGGCTCGAGCGACAGCATCCAACGGCGACGGGACACTCGCTTGATGCGCCTGCCGTCATCGACAACCGACATGCCGAAGAGCAGCGTCGGGCAAATCTCGTCAGATCTGGAGGTCTACGAGTGGGGCAACGGCGTGGTCATCGAGCCTGCTGGTACCGACTGGCGACTCGAGCTGTCGGTCGAGGAAGCCAGGAAGCTGTCCGAGGATCTGCGAATCATGACCGGAGAGGTAGAACCGTAGTATGAGCGACGAGCGGCTCTACCCCGGCATCGAAGTTCACCAGGCCAACACAGCTGGTCGACGGCCGGACACGTTCCTGCTGACGCCAGAAGGATGGGTCGTTGAGATCGGCCGGGCCGCGCACACGGTTCTGCTGGAGGTCGTCAACAGCCCGGAATGGGAGATCGGCCAGCGGCACATGCTGAGTCGAGCGTCCGTGAAGGACGATGCGGAAGAGATGCTCTGCATTACCCAGGTGCTCCGACAAACGCCGGCGGGCTACGGAGTGCGCTTCATCACCGGCACTGGCGGACTCGTGCTCCTGGCCGGCACCCTCTCGGCCGTCGCCGAGGAGAACGGCGTGGGCAACGACGGGAGTGGGCTGATCGAGTGGTTCGAGAAGCTGGCCGACGGCAACCGCCTCGCGTTCGGCTCCTGGTCGATGTTCTGGAACCGGGTCACGATGACCGCGCACGCCGCAACGGAGGGCAGCGTGTCTCACGACCACTATTCGAAGGTCGTGCGATCGGCATCGACCTACCGCAAGCCGGGGCAGAAGATCAAGCGCAACAGCCGGTGTCCGTGCGGCAGCCGGAGGAAGTGGAAGAAGTGCTGCGGCCGGAGAGCACCATGACTCCCGAGGAGAGACAGCTCTACGAGGCGATGAGTCTCGAGCTGGAAGAGCTGAAGGCCGAGAGCGATCGACTCGCCAACGGCTCCTGGTGGTACCGGCTGGTGCACAGCTGGGGGTACTGGCGGCGTGAGGCCGACTTCGATCGCCGTCTCGACGCTATGTGGAACGACACCGTCGAGGGGCTCGAGAAGACGGTGGCTGATCGGGGGGCCGAACCGGACACCAGGAACCAGGCGATCACGTTCCTCGCCCAGGCCGACCAACTCAACGCTCGGAAGAAGGCGTTGAAGGAAGTGCGCGAGGGCCGGCGGAGGATCGAGGATCTATGAGCGACCAGACGATGCACCCGTGAAGCGCTACTTCCTGACGGCTCGGATGATCGAGATGAAGGTCGAGCCGCTCGACCTGGAGCCGAAGCCGCGCTTCCGTGACGGCGAGGTCGCGTGGCAGATAGGGCCTGGAGAGTTCGCCCATCGCCGGCAGCTCGTGCGAGTGCTGGAGACGAAGGTCTATCCCCGCAAGACGGAGGTCCGGCCGCACACCATCTTCGGCGAGGAGGGGCGGATCGATTACCGCGTGGAAGCGGCCGAGCGGTGGCGGGACGCACTGGGCAACCTCCAACCAGACGGCTGGTGGTGGTTGCGAGAGGCATGGCTCGAACCGTCGTCGGCCGTCGACCGCCTCGGGTCTCTGGTCAGCGCTGACGAGGAGGAACCGTGCCGCTGACGTACCTCATCGGCGAGCAGGTCTGGGTCGCGGTCGCCACGCAGACGGCGCCGGGAAACGTCGCGTGGTGTCGGGGCGAGGTCGTCGAGAACCGGGTGTGGCGCTTTCCTCACCGCGTGTCGGTCGTGTTCCGCTCCTACACCGGCGAGAAGGTCCGCGCATCGTTCGGTCACGACGAGATCCGGCCGGTCTCCGCCATCGAACGGCTTGGCGAGGTCGTCCGTGAGACCTAAGCGCATCCGCTGCCATTGCTGCCAACGGCTCATGTCGTTCGTGCCCCACAAGCCTGGCGATGCGATCCGACGACAGCCCCCGAACGCCGGCCACTGCCTGGACTGCACGCCAAGGAACAAGCGCCACCAGCCGACGCGGAGATGGCGCAACGGCGAGCCGGTGCCCACGTGTGCGCAGCGCGGATGCACGCCAGCGTCGGCCGTGGACAAGCTCGCAGCCCTGGGTAGAACGAAGGCATGAAGCGAGAGATGACATGAGAGGGCGCCGAGTGCTCATCACCTTCGACCACGAGGTCGATGCAGACGAGGTAGCCAAGGCGGTCGAGCACCTGGGCGAGATCGTGCCGCCCATCGTCGTCGTCGGCCGGAACGTGCAGATCGAGAGCCGACCGCCCGACATCTGCCTGCGCGAGGTCAAGCCAGAGGAGGAGGCGATCCGCCGGATCGTCCGAGACGAAATGAGCCGCCTGTGAGTGCCACGATGAAGAAGGCGAAGAAGCGGAAGA